TTGTTCTTATTGGTGCGCCTTTATGGACGGATTTTCACAACGGATGCCCAAAAGCAATAGGGCAAGCAAAGATATTCATGCCTGATTATAGAGGATACATCAAAGACATCTTTCAAGGCGAAGAAATTCCCTTCACTCCAGAACAGAGTATGGAGCGGCACAGTTCCGAGCGCAGATATATCCTTAACGCAATAAAATATGTAAAGCAATATCATGCAAGTAAGAAGATTATTGTTATGACCCACCACATGCCAAGTGATAGACTTACTTCCCGCAAGTATTCCAATAATGATTTGAATGGTGCTTTCTCTTGTAAGGACATGGAAGAAGCAATAGCACAAGTAGATTACTGGTTCTACGGGCACACCCACGACCCTTTTATTGGTAAACTCACTAACGACCCTTGCAAGTTTTATTGCAACCCACGAGGTTATCCTTTCGAGGAAACCCTCTTCAACTCAGAACTCGTAATCGAGGTAAACTAAAATGAGTAACTTCGCATATGAAATAGGGGATGGGTGGCTACCTATCGCAACAGAAGCGGTAAAAAAGATTGAGCGGATTCATAAAGGACACTTAGAGATCCCCCCTTCCGTGACTCTGGCTTGGTTTGATACAGAATCAGACATCTCTTTTAAGGAGTGGTATGGCGCTTCAAATATCACTCAAGTAAAAGAAAAATATGGAGGTCTCCGTATTTATGTTAAATACAACACGGATGAAATCGACGAAATCATCCGTAAAGCAGAAGAACAATGTTCCCACACTTGTGAAATTTGTGGGACGGATAAAGACGCTGACGAAGTTAAACTTCGTGGAAACAAATGGTACTCAACCCATTGTAAAAAATGTTGGGAGAAAACAAATGACTAAAACAGAAAACACAGACCCAACGGGCAACTACTCATCAGGCGACCGCTCCACGGGATTTTACTCATCAGGCGACCGCTCCACGGGGCATTACTCATCGGGAAACCACTCATCAGGCGACCACTCATCGGGAAACCACTCATCAGGCGACCACTCATCGGGCGACCGCTCCACGGGAATTTACTCATCAGGCGACCGCTCCACGGGAATTTACTCATCAGGCGAGCGCTCCACGGGGCATTGGAGCATTTCCAATTTCTCGACTGGACACTTTAGCACCATCGATTATGCAGGCTTTGGTGCTTTCAATAAGCCCTGCACAGTTGAAAAGTGGGCAGATGCGCACAAACCACATTTCCTTTTCCGCATATCCCCAACAAGGTGGATAGCAGAAAATGAAATGACAGCCAACGAAAAGCAGGGAACCCCTTCTCACAAGACCACAGGCGGTTATCTCAAAACCATATCCATGCAAGAGGCATGGGCAACGGCTTGGGCAGAAAGGGGGGAGCATGACCTTGAATTGCTCAAAGCACTTCCAAACTTTGATGCTAATGTCTTCAAAGAGATTTCGGGCATTGATATTACTAAAAACATCTGCCCATGTTGTGGGCAGGAGAAAGATAAATGAGCGGCGGCGAATTCGATTACCAAAACCACGCTATCGGCATTGTCAGTAAAGCGATAACAGATGAAGTTGAGGTCAGCGAAAGGGGCTATTCAGACGCAACAAGGTTTGAACTGGTGCGGATAGCGCGACTGCTTGCGACCTTGGATGACCTTGTGCACCATGCTGACCTTTTCTACTCTTGTGATATCAGCGAGGAAACTTTCCTTTCGAGGTGCAAGAATTCATGGAACGAAACGGAGGTAAACTAAAATGACTAACACAGCATACATAATTGCCCTAATGGGAAAAGAAGTAGATTCCCCTATAATTACAGAGATACAAGAAGTCCACGAGGACAAGAAACAGGCACTAAAAGCCTTAGAAGTCTTTAGCGAAGACTTGGAGATGATGGATAATTATTGTCCAGAACTAGAATGGTTTGAATTAATCGAAGTTCCTTTTCAATTGTCAATCCCATCGCAAGGTATCCAACAGGAAAAGGTAGACCATTGGACTGGAAAGGAAGATGGGGATAACACAGGTTGGTGCATTGAGTGCAAGAACCACATCAAAGACATGGGACATAAAATGGATTGTTCCCGAAACCCAAAAAACAGAGGAAACTAAAATGAACGATATTGACCCGATAGAACTAAACAAGTTAAAAGATCATGAATAGATACCCCCCACGAGCCTTTGATGAGGCAATTGATAAACTACCTAAACATATGCGCCTTGGCGTAAAATTATGGATAGAGGAAGGTGTGCCTGGCGGGCACTTCCTCATGGCCGTGATGGCTAACGATTTTAAAGAGGTCTTTATGAGGGCGGATAAGACGAATTTAGCTGTCTTGGCTGATTGGGTTAACTTTCTACAGAACCATGCTCCTATAGGGTGTCAGGGTAATAGGGAGAAAATTAAAGCTTGGAAAGGTTTGATGAATCCAGTTGATACTTGATATAATGCCTACATGGAACATAATGCACTAGGTAAGATGCTTGCGAAGACTGAAGAAACAGCCCAGCGTAAGCTGAATGAGAAGATCGCTCCTCCGTCCGACAAAACCCTTAAGGAATACTTAATAGAATGTTGGATGGAAGGATATCTTGCTGGGAAAGAAGGCGATGATTCTATGAATCTAGCTACTATTGAGTGCATCGAAAAAAAAGTAATGCGGATGTTTGCCGATGTCTAATATAACTTTTGAAAAGGCTTGGCATATTTTTACAGGCATTACAAAGACAGATAAAGCCTATGTATATAAGGACTTAGCTCGAAATCGCTGGCTGGCCGCCGGTCTCCCTATAGCTGAGACACAAGAAGATAAGTTAAATTTTGTCATCGAACATCTTGAATACCTCGCAAGAAAGTCGTATACTCCAGATAATGGATTAACTCGATCCATTGAAACCTTAAAGGATTTACAATGTTCGAAGATGACAAATACAACGAAAGAATAGCAAAAGCTGGGCTTAAAGCAGAACTAGAAATAGGCCTTACAGGAGAAATTTCTAACAAGAACGCAGCTGAACTAGACGATGTTGTCGCTATAATGATTACAAAAGTTCTTAAAGAAGACAAAGCGCTACATATGTTAGAGCCAAAGGAGATACGCCTTTTAAAGCGCACGAGAGGCTTCCTTATGGAGAACGCCGGCACCACAGAAGCTATTCCTAACATGACAGAAGTAGCGCAGATTCTTAAAGATTACCTATTAAAGATAGCCTATCTCTGTTCAGAGAATGATGCCGATGAAGCTTTTGATGAGCTTTATGAAGAAATAGAAAACTTTAATGATGAAAGTATAGAGAACGATCCTTATAAAGAAACAGATCCTTACAAAGAAACAGACCCTTACAAAGAAACAGATTGATGAACATAGAAGATAAAGACTTAACGCTTAGCATTAGGCGCTACTATAAGACTGGATGGAACATTGCGTTCTTCCAGTCTATAAAAGAGTTTAAAGACTCTCTACGCTGTGATGAGAAATCCATGGCATATCTTAAAGCAGAGTTAGGTGGATTAGATGGTGAGTGCGATGACTCGTACTCATTTGATGACTTTCTAGAGGCCTACTGCCGTAAGTGCCGTAAATACGAAGTAACATTTGGTTATATCCCAGAGGAAGAATAATGACAGAAGAGATGACTTGTATTGTATGTGGGCAAGAATGTGACCCTATAGAAGATGTAAATCTATGCGATATGATGGAAGCGCTAATATGCGCAAATAAATATTTAACATGCTGTAATTGTTTTCAATATGTAGATACGAGTACCGACGCAAGGTACCGTTTGCGCTGGCGTAAGCATTTTAAAGAGATAGATAATGGCTATCGCCCTGTTGATGAAGAAAGACTTCGTATGGTTAAAGATCTCTATGATTCTTGTTGGTAAGTAACATAGACGAGTTTATTGTTCATAAAATGAGCGCCTTAGATTTTATCTAGGGCGTTTATTTTTTCTTTTTAGATAAACCTCTCTTCAGAGCTAGCGCCCCCAAGCCTAGCCCGGCGACTGCCCCTCCACGAAGAAAGAGGTTAGAGCGTTTAGCTTTTCTAAGTTGATCTAAAACAGCTTTTTTATTGCTAACGCCTTTTATCTTATAATTGGAATTAAATAAAGCTTGCGTTGGTAATGCATTGGTAGTCTTTACCCCTCTACCAGTAGCCTTAGTAATAGCGGCTGGCAAGGTCCCACAGTGCTGTCCTGATGCATCACATACAGATACTTTTTTAGCTTTTCTTCTGAATGTAGGCAGTAGTACATTTTTTACACCGTCCATAACAGCTTTTCGTGTATCGTATACTGATCCAGCAAGCCTTTTTCCAGTCCTTGAAACTGCTTCTTGTTCAGCTTTAGTCAAAGCTTTTTTTGGTGTTAATGCTATGAAAGGTGTTGCCTGTGATAGCTTTAAAGGCGATATTGCTCCTTTACTAAAGCGAGTAGGCCGCTTCTTAAAACGCTCCTCTAGGTTTTTAAAATGTTCATACGATTTTTGCTTGTAATCAGCTTTGAAGATTTCTTTATAATCCTTAGCTAAGGTTTTCTCTACTCCCGATAAGGTTTCTTTGCCACCTCTTGTATAGGATTTAATGGCCTTTACACGCGAGGGGTCTACCTTATATACTTTTGCAAGCTCTTCTCGATATTTATTTGTTTCTATATGTATTCCTTTCCTTAGTTTAGACTTAGAAGCTATATGGTCAGGCCTAATTCTATCGCTTAATAAATGCTTAGATGTTTCGCTATACGGAGACTGTCCACCTCCTAGCATACCTCCTTTAACCCGCACCTCAGCGTGGCGTAGACCTAAACCGCTTGCCGTGGCAGCCCCTTCCCCCATTATTCTAGGTCCGTCTTTCATTAAATCTTTAAGAGCTGATACGCGTGGCTTAAAGCCTCCTTTTTTACCTATTATTTCTTTTAGATAGTTACGTTCATTGGCTGGTCTGCCTTGTAAAAATATATCTCCTACTTTAGAGGTCTTTAGCAGTTTCTTATGCTTTATCCTTGGCGCGGCTTTTACCGCTTTTTCTACTTTGCCTGCATCTCGGATATATTGCACCAGCGAGGCTCCGGGTAACGCTGCTCCAGCCGCAAATGCTCCTGTGTCTTTAAAATCAACCATGTTAAATTATAACACCTTTTTTTGGTATAAACTAATATGACAAAAAACCTAAGAAAGTTAAGAAGGACAGTCCTAGAGAGAGTACGAGGTGAAAATGTCCTCGTAGTTGGGGGCTTCCTTGGAGCAGTCTCTGCTGTGTATGATGCACTGCATAAGGTCGTAGGCGAAGGCCTATATGGCCTTTGCTACACCACCTTAAAAGGGCGCCCAGTCTGGGTCAATAGCGGCTTGAGTGAGTACGATACAGTACTCACATGCTTGCATGAGGTAACTCATGCAAGCATCGCCGAAAGCGACCTCGACCTCGCCCTCGAAGAGGAAGAGGAATTATGCGATAGCGTGGCTGAATATGTCTATAACCATAGGCGGTTCAGGCTCAGAGATCGTAAATACATACTCTCACTATTTTAAATAGTGAGGGTTTCTTTTTTGTTAATCTTTTTTTATTAACGGGCATAAAGACTTATGAAGCCAGCATTCTTTCTTTATGTGCTTTGCCCTACCCTTCTTTTTTGGGGTTACTTCATAGCACCTTACTTAGGATACCTTACATGGTTCCTAGCGCTCATTCTGTGGGCGCTTTTCTTCACCGCAGACATTACAATGATGTTCAAAAATGACAAACGTAAATAATAACCTACTCCTCGATAAAATTCTAACAGAAGTTGCTGATGCTATTAGCACTGTTCGGGATGAGCTTGATAGCATTCAAGACGAGCTAAAAGACGCAGTACATGAAACAGAAACTATCCCCTGCCCAATATGTGATATCTCTGCAGATGAAATTATACAGACACCGGCAGGCGAGAAGATGTACGATATAGGGGACACAGGGCATATCCAATCCTTTGATGGATATACCTGGCATGTACAGATAGAGGATACGAGTAAAACAACAAAAATACTGGAATTATCGCGCCGTGATGCTAAGATGCTTGCTAAGCAACTAACGCTTGCTTTAGCAGAAAGTGACTGATTTCGATACTAGAGACGAACTGTATAAAAGACAAGATAGGGAAGAGGAACTTAAACGAGTTTCCTTCCCTGTCACAGAATATAATATGAACGATACAATAAAAATACATGTACCCAGCTCTTGCACGCAGTGCGAGGCTATCCAAGAACTAATAACCTTCTGTCTTAATAACAAAGATCGATGGGGGGATTCAGAAGAATCTTTCCGTCACATATCTTGGGCAGTAGACAAATCAAAGGAGTTCCTCACGCATGCTGAGGAAACTTTTAAACAAGCTCAACCAAGAATAATAGATGTCAAGTACTGGACAACAGATAGATAAACAAACCACCACTAAGCCTAAAGAGTCGATTATTAATATTACTCCAGAAGCCTCTTCTTTATGGAAAGGTTTAGGGGGGCACTTCGATGACTTCTCCCAAATACTATGTGAATTTATTGATAATAGTATTGCTAGTTTCCCCCCTGGCTGGAGGAATAGAAATATTTACATTACTTTAAAGCCAGAGCTTCAGACTAGTGTGCATGTAGAGATAGTAGATAACGGACCAGGTATAGTAGATTTAGAATCCGCTTTTACTATAGGCAAAAAAGACGAGAAGGCTTCCCTGCTAAATGAGCATGGCTTTGGTCTAAAACATGCCTTAGCTACAGCTAACCCTGCTAATGATTCATGGAGCGTGAAAACACGTTTAGTAGGTGAGGATACGTTTCATAGAATGATATCAGCTCCTTTTGATTTTACTATGAGCGTAGAGCATCACTTGATAGATAATCTTGTTCTCCCTGCGAGTGGAACAGCTGTTTCTTTTACATGCACGCGTTACTTGTTCGATTCGTTAAAAGCTAGAAAAGACAACAACCTTGATGCAACCGTAAAGCTTCTGATCGAGGATTTAGGATATATCTATGCAGGCGTCCTAGATAAAGGACAATGCTCTATCCTTGTTAATAATTTAGATAATGAGTTTGGCTTCGTTAGCGTACCTGCCGTTAAGCCCAAGTGGGCAGATATGTACAATCCTGGGCAAAACGTAATCCCTTATGACCTAGGTGATGGCAAAATAAATATCGAGTATGCTTTCGGTAAAATGCGCCCTGCTGAATACAAGCGCCACTATGGGACAAATATGCGAGATGCTGGTATAGAGATTAGGATTAATGGACGTATTATAGAAAAAGGCTTAATAGCTAAGATATGGGAGCTAACAACTCATCCTAATCAAAACTCTTTCTTAGGTGTGATTAATTTGATCACCAAAGATAAAAAAGCATTACCTAAAACAAGAACATCTAAGAATGGCTTTAGAACAGGCGATCTTAAATTAAAACGCCTCTTTAATTGGATACGTACAACTTTTCCAAAGATACCTAAGAATACTGTAGGTAATCTAAGCGAGAAACAATTAGTGAAAGAACTGGCTACATTGAAAGAAACACATCTACGCGCTGCCGACAAACATGTCGAGACAGAATTTAGTGTATTTTCAGAGATACTCTCTAACCCATTAGCAGATCTTTATGTGTACGATGGTGCAGAGGTAATAATATATGAAGCTAAGAAATACTCTGCTTCAGTGCAGGATTTTTATCAGCTTATTATGTATTGGGATGGTCTGGTATCTGATGGGATTAAACCTAATGAAGGTGTCTTGCTAGCACCGCAACATGTAAAAGGTCTTTCTTTAATTCTAGGCAATTACAACAGTCGCTTGGACGCTAATGGTAATAACTATAACTTCGTACTTAAAACATGGGAAGACGAAGGCATAGAGCTTCTTGATTAAGACTACCTAGGGGGTATAAACGTATACCCCCTTTTTACTTATGCTTACACTACACAAATTAGACGATAACAAAGATTTTGTATATAGAAATAATATATATCTAGGTGACTTAGTTCATTTAGGTGCTGGTAAGTATTTTACCTTCTTTGATACTTCAAGAGTTGATACGCCTCAGCAAACTTTTGATTCCCGTGAAGCCGCTTTAAAGCACTTCGAAACCGCTAATTACATAAATACATCATGGCGAACATAGTCACTTCAAGGCTTTGTATTGTAGCTGATACAAAAACTCTTACAGATATTATCTCTACACACGAACCAGACGGATCTGATATTAACCCTCTTACATTAGGGGGTATATGGGAGGATATTAAAGATGGTTCAATACCCGAAGTTATGACAGCAGACAGTGAAGAGCTGCCTTATCTTATAAAGGAAGGAATCCTTGAACTTGGTTTGACATGTCAAAATGGGCCTCCTACAGAATGGGCGGGTAAAGTGGCAAAAAAGTATCCTAATGTATATATAATATTATCTGGAGATTATGATGAAGGGTTCACTGAAATTGAGGTATACCATGGCAAAGAAACCGCAATTACACAGTACGAGATAGACCATGATGATTGCGAGGAAGACTTTGAAGAGGTTTTCGAAGGGTTCATAAAGGAGTGCAAAAATGGCTAATTACGTTTCAGCAACGATACACGTTCATGGACCACCAGAGGAAATTTCCGCCTTTATAGAGAAGTCTGTGTCAAAAGCAGATGGAACATATGACGTAATCTGCTTAGGCGGCTTATATAGTAAATTTAGAGGGGGTATAGCTAGGCTATGGGATCCGTCTCCACCTACCTTTCAAGAACTGCGTAAAGACACAGAAAAAACCTCTTTCTCAGTCAGCTGTGAATGCGCTTGGAGCGCTCCGCACTGCTGGCTGATAGATGTCTCCACTGCCTACCCTAAGATCTTTTTCATCTTACAAGAAGATTCGATAGAGAATGATTACTTAGGAGTAACCGCTTACCAGGGTGGTGTTATACGTTACGAGCAAGGGAAGGAATTCAATTGCCCTGAATTCATAATAAACGATAAAGGTGAGAATATCTCAGAAGCACGATGGGAGGAAGGAGATTACTGGGATGATTGTGATATCGATTGTGAAGCATTCTCGGGTTGGCTTTGGGAGCACATTGAGCAAGCCCTTCAACACTACACGCAAACTTTGAACGTATAAAAAAGAGCCTAGGGGTTAACCTTAGGCTCTTTTTTTGTAAGAGGTTTTTTCTTCTTATATTTCTTTATGAGATAGGTATTTAAAAGGTGAGGAGACAAATAGGCAGCGTAAGTACCACCAGCTAGTGCTAAATGCTTTCGAGCCCTTTTTAAACCTGCCTTACCTATATTTAACTTTTTTAACGCCTTATATCCTCTCACAGATGCGCGGACTTCTTCGCTAATTGTTCCGAGAGCTGGAACCATAGAAGCTCCTAAAGCGGTGTTTTGCAATAAGGGATCGTCAGTGGCCCAGGCGAGTGCTCCTGGTACCAGACCAGCTACTGAGATGTGGTTGGCGGCTCGTAAAGCTTCGTGAACTTTTCGATATTTTGCGCTGTTTCTTAAACCAGAACCGTGTCCTATCTCGTGTGCCAGTACTTCAACAGGTCCTTTCTTCGGCGCAAAAACTGCATGCGTATCAGTCCTATAGTGAGCACCTAGCCCGCTATCCTGAATTCTCGTGCCAGTATATTTCATTATTTTCTTTAATTTGTTATACTGAGCCTTTCCAGCTCGTTGCTCAACACCATGTGGCCGGTTAAATTGAGGATGGGCAAGAAATGAGCCTGCCGCTTCTGGTGCCTTTATAAGACCAAACCCAACAAGGGAATCAACGGCTAAGCTTTTCAACCTCTTTGACGTTTCATCTTCGGCTTTTTTGGTTAAATGCGCTTTCTCGAGATTGTAGCCTTTATCATATTGCATCCCAGCTGATGTACCAGCAAGTGCTCCGCTTACTAAAAAGGCTTTTGTGGTTTGACTAGTTTCATTTTCTATTTGCTTTTGTACAGCTTTAAGTGCCCCACGGTTCCCTTTATTCTTTAGGTTTATTTTGCCATGTCGTATATCGGTAAGCGCTTTGCGTACCTTGCGATTTGCTGTTTTTTCTTTTCCTAATATTCTTAAAGACTTCGCCGTTTTTTTGGATAGATAGGAACTTTTTAAACTCTTTTTAAGTCCTTTAGAAGCGCTGTTGCCATGATAGAGTAACTTAAAAGGTTGTTTCATGCCCTGCACGAAGCTTCTTACTAGGCCGCCTCTCTTTAGCTGAGTTAGCCCCCCTACAAGAGCTGGTACAATAGTTAAGCCTCCCAGAGTGCCACCAGCAGCAGCGGCTATCCCAGCTGATGACTTCTTTTTACCTTTAATAGCATCTTGCTGTCCGTAGGCAATTGTTTTAACGCCACTAGGATCAAAACCAGCTGCGAAATCTTTTAATAGGCCTCTAGCCACGCTTTTTCCGGTTATAGCTATCTACGGCCCTGTGTCCCAAAGAGCTAGCTTGCTGCAAAGCTTCCATTTTAAAAGCTGCGTCTTCCCGCGCTCTACGCTCAACGGCTTGTGCTGCAAAAAGCTTGACACCATATTCATGAGCCGCGCTCTTATTAGCGTCGTCTCTATCTCTTAATTTGGGGAATTTTTTACGTAATACTTTAACTGCATCGCTATAAGCATTAGCGCTTGCCCGCATCGGAGCGATTCCGAGCGTAGGAATACCTGTTAACCAAGGATGTCTTAGAACAAAAGAGTCTTTAATAGCTTTGCCAAACAACTCTCTCGCCACTTCTTCTTCTTCATCGTTAAGGTGCGTCGAAAAACGGCCCGGCATAGAGCCCGTAAAATCATGATCGAGCTTTAAGTCTTCTAGCTTATCTATAGTAAGCTGTATAGCTGCCTCCTTAAGAGCCTCTTTTTGAGAAGCTAAACCGCTCAAATATAAGGAATGCATGGAACCTGCTTTTTCAACACCTTGGGTATCTTTAGTTATCCTCTTTTTAGAGAGACCTTTTAACCTTTTTGTATAAGTCATAGCTTTAAATTATACCTTTCTTTTATTTTTCTTCCAATATGCACTTAAAAAGTATATACTGTTAAGCATGACTCGATTATTTCAAAATGCATACCGTGTAAGACAAGAAAAAGCTCGTAAAGAGCATACTAGGAGGATGGCTTGGAGACGAGCTATCGATATAACCATTCCTACCTTAGTTATGATAGTAGGGGTTATATTCTTATTTGCTATATTTAGTTGTTCCGCTCCCGTGAGTTTAGACAACCAAAAACTAGTCCATAACAACCATGTCCTCGGAGGAAACTTCTATAAGGACTGCATGTTCTGCCAAGGGGAAATCAACTTTCTCTTAGGTCATTCAACAACAACAACACCTTGGGAAGATAAGGTCTTCCGATACTAATCATGATTAAACTAATTACACTTTTACTAGCCCTGTTTACAGGGGTAGATACCGACTATGGACAGTTTCAACACTATGTAGTTTTCACCGATTCGAACAAAGATGGAGTACTGAAAGGCTCGGTACATAATGAAGACTACAATTACAGAGGGGATGTTTACATTTATGGGACGGACTTTCGTCTTTCATACTCCTACCCACTTGACCAAGAAGACCCTTTCTTTGTTGCAGATATCTCCGAGGATGTTGTAAAAACACTAAAGCGTAATGTCCCTGCGGGACGATGGCAAGTAGTATACGAGTATGATGATGAGTGGTCTCCAAACAACGTCGCTCATAACTATGTAAATCTGGTATGGATAGCACCTGAAGACCATCTGGGCTTACTGTTCGCAGTATCCGTAGATGTTAATACAACTTACCATCAAGGGCTATCCCACTACACAAATGTTTACGCTGAGAAAGGATATGATTCTTTTTTTCACTTCCAATGTTTCCTTCCTAGTTTACAAGAAGAAGCGTTTGCTACCACCTACCCTTTCGGTTTTGGTAGATGGGAAGCAGGAGACTACACCTACTAAGATTCAATCTCCCTAATGATCCTTTAAGGTATTCTTGGGGAGATACCTAAAAATGAACAAAGAAGAATACGAATATCACAGAGAATGCGTAGGAGGGCTACGCCTTGCGGCTATCACAGCCATAGCCTTCTCTATCACCTTTGTCTTAACCATAATCTCCGTGTGGAACTGCGATACCTCAAAAGTCTATCAGACTGATGAGCTCCGAACAGGTGCGGGATGCGGAGAATGAAGCATGAAAAAGGAGAACAAATGTCTAAATCAAAAAAACAGCTAGAAGAAGAGATTAAAATACTTAAGCTCCGCTTATCACTAGCCGAAGAGCATATATTAGAAATGCAGCCTGCCTTCCTAGAGTACCAGTTAAATAAATCAGAGAGGGAGCCTGAGCTTTGGGTAAACTATTTAAGATCTTTCAATGAGAAAATGTGTAAAGCTAAGAAAGAGAAAGTTAAGAGTAATCCTTTCTGGGGAGAGGACTACGAAGGTGAAGGTAGGTCTTAGTTCTTTTTAGGCACATCTAAGAATTGCTCATTTAAGCTTTTCTTTATTGAGCTCATCTGGTATAGATACTGATCAATACTTACTTGGGGCTTCCCTTTCCCGCCGACTTATCAGCAACACGTTGTTGATGTTTTTTGTAAGTGATACTTGCATATTTCTCTATATAAAGATGCAAACTCATCTACCCATTCTCCTAGCGTCATCTGTCCCCATATTACCTTCCTGGTCAAAGCGGAAATTTATATTAGTTTGAGATTCTTCACTTGCTAGCCCTTCTATAAGTGCGCCTTCCTCGTTTCTTAACGCAAACCCATTAACCCTAGTAGCCCCAATCTCAGTTACATAATGTGACCCATGGGGACGTTTAGTTTCTAAACCCCCCAAACCACTTTGTCGTAGCCAGTCACCTACTGTTGTGTGATCTAAGAAAACATCAGGCATATAAGCTACCTCGTCTATACACCCTTTAAAATAATTATCGCCAGTTACCTCTGAGCCAACAGCTAGAGGTGCACTATGTACTTCAGTATTGATTTCCGTATAGGTAGCGTCTATGTAGGCCCCTGAAATATCAAATGAGCCTATCCATGTGCCTCCTAACCTGGTTGCCATGTTTTGCGGATTAAAGGAAGAGTAGCGGCCATACGCACCATATTGCTTTCCTGCCGTACCATGCTCTAGATCAAATATTGTCGCGTCGTTATTATCAAGCGCCTCTCTTACTGCGGATTCTGGTATACGTAGAGTGTAATTCTCTATTTTACCACCTTCGATGTTGAAAGAATTTAAAGTTAGCCACCACTCGTTAGCGCTATGAGTAATATGTTGCTCATTAGATACCCCTTGACTGATTAATCTTAACGTAGCTCCTTGCTTTATACCAACAGGTACTCCCATTACTGTTTCAGCTGTGTTTTCTAGTGTACTGTTAGGAGCCCAAATATTCACTTTTAATTCAGGTAAATATGACTCATCACTTCCATCACTATAGTGGTTATTATAAAAAGCGAAGCCAGTTATGCCAGCATCCTCTTGATCAGCTGTATCTCCTTTCTTAAAACCGAAGTATTTCTTAGATCCCCAATCACCAGCATAATCATAAGAATGCCAATCGTCATAATAAGCAGCAGCGCTTTCAGCAGCGCTAGTAGGAAATTTATAATGCGAACATGCTATTATAGTATTAGAATCACCATAAGGTGAGCTCTTATACTGATCAAGTTTAGTCCACGCCGCTACAGTGAATTTTGTATGTCTGTGGGTAGACTCACTTCCGTCTAAGCACACAAAAGAAGAAGCTAGGTCAAGCGTCGTTAGATTAGTCCAGTCAACTTCCGCTATCTCCTGTCCTCCCTCTATATAGGCGGCAGGTGTGCCATCCATATATTCTCGTGGTATTCGCAAACTATACTTGCCCCATAAAGAATCCTCATCGAAGAACGCGGTTGGTAGTGTTAAATCACCACTCCCCTCTATTACTGTATTTTTTGCTTTTCCCTGTCCCGTATTATTACAATAATTTGGGTTATCAAATCGCCATATGAATTTACCTGATTCATTAGGCATATATCCTCCCTCAGAGCTCGTGGTATACATACCATCAAATTTAAAGAAGGTCTTATTTTTACTTCCTATAGATATAGGTTGTGCTGGTATTGGACTAGGAAGGCCTATAGATGTACTATTCGTAGTAAAAACCCAGGTATACTCAACTAACGAGTTTCCTGCCACATCAGTTATATTTGTAGTTAATGTAACAACATAAATCGAAGAGGCGCTTAATAAACTCTTTGGTGTAAATGTAGCTGTATATGTAATAGGATCATAGACAATAACACCTGTTACAGGAGTGCCATTAACTTCCACAAGGAAAGAATCGTCATCCACCGAGGCAGCACTTAGGTCTTCGTCAAAAGTGGCAGTAATTGCTATAGTACGTTCTACGTTTACTGCAGTATTAAAGGGGAAAGTGCCTGTTACTTCAGGAGGCGTAACGTCTCCCCCACCGGCTGCTACAGTCGTAAAGGTCCATACTTCGTCTGCGCCTAAATTATCTCCATCTAAGTTTGTTATTGCAGTTGTCAATGTTGCTGTATACAGAGTTGAATTAGACAAATAGCTTTCTGGAATAAATCTAGCTTCAAGCGTATTATGATTAAACACAACCGACCCGGCTACTGGATTACCTCCCGTCTCTAAAGTAAAACTTGTCCCAGTTACGGTAGCGGCATCTAAGTCTTCATCAAAGATCGCTGTAATACTTGTCCCTATAGGTATATCAATATCTGTATCTGCCGGGTTAGTACTAACTACCGTAGGGGGCGAAACATCAGCTGTTGTGAATGACCAGCTATAAGGAGCTGCAAGCGTGTTTCCCGCTATATCTGCTATGTCCGTAGATAAAGTAACCGTAAAGGTTTCTAGAGGATCTAGGCTATAAGACGCAGGAGTAAACACAACTACTGTATCATTAGTTGTAAAAGAGTAAGCTCCCCCAAGTGGTGTAAGAGCAGAATCTAGTATTTCGAAGCTATATTGGTCTATAGTGTTTCTATCAATAGGCTCGCTAAAGGTAACTTCAACAAGAGTATCGCGTCTAGCTATATCTATGTCTCCTGAAAGAGGAGAGGTTGAATCAACTGTAGGCGGTGTAGTATCTGGACTATTACTGGTTATTGTAAAAGACCATACCTCAGCGTTAGCAAGCGGAGCTCCCTCTAAGTCTGTAATACCTGTAGTCAGCGTTGCTGTATATTCTTCATCATTTGTCAAAGCAACATCAGGTACGAAATATACGAGAGCGTTATTCTGAGCATAAATACCTACAGAACCTGTTATAGGCGTTCCACTACTATCCTCTAGTAAGAAATTATTGGTAGTAGCACTAGCTGGGTCTATAGCCTCATTAAAAGTACCTCTGATCGTTACTGTTTCAGCAATATCTGTCGCACCGTCAGTAGGCCAGGTGCTATCAAGTACTGGAGGTGTATTTATTTTTTCTGTTACGAAAAAAGTTTGAAGTTGCCCGACAAGAGGAGCTCCCTCATTATCTGTAATTAAAGCAGCTGTCGCCTCTACATAGTATAAATAATCTTCGTCTAGGTCCGCATTAAAAGTTATTGTAGCTGTAAATGTATTAGAGTCATAAACTAGGACTTGTGCTGGTTTGGTGCCACCTGGTTCACGTACATCTAGAGAGTTGGTATCCACGCCATTTACATGCTCACTAAACACAACTATTACATCAGTGTCTAGAGCTACGTCACGAGAACCGTCAGGCGGAGTAACTGATGTAATATAAGGCGCTACATTACTTGCTAATGTATCAAACGTCCAAGTATACTCACCACCGTCTAAAAGATTACCAGCTAGATCAGTTATGCTCGCATCTAAAGTGGCTATATAGTCATGGTCTAGAGTCAGATCGCTAGAAGGGGTAAGCGTTGCTCTGTTCTGCGCGGCATTCCAGCTGAAGGAAGCAGGGACTGGAAAACCCGTTGTTGTATTTGTTAGAGTAAACGTTGTTCCGTCTAGAAGTCCTGTATCCATTGCCTCGTCAAATTCGCAATAAACTATGGAGTTTATATAAACAAATGTAGCGCCATCAGATGGGTAGGTGCTTTCAACCGTAGGAGCTGTAGTATCACCTTGGCTCTGTTCCGTATTGAAGTAAAGGATTTGAGGCTCTAAAGGGACGAAGAACTTATTCATAATAGACCCAGAAACGTAATTTAGCCTTATATTATACGTAGTTCCGTAAGAAAAGAGTTGATCAGGTGTGAATGCTAATCTTTTAGTAGTATCATCATAACTAAGGGCTCCAGTTACTACGCTTCCTCCGTCTTGTACAACCATGTCAAAATCCTTAGTGAGTACATACTCACTTGCTTGGATAATAGATTCATTTAACTCAATAAAGCAAGGATCAGCAATAGGTGCGTCTATCGTAGCTGTTCTTTCCATGATAACAGGAGGCCCTTGAGTGCTAGCACCAAAATCTATACGTATATTGTCTAATCTAATTTCATCCCCAGTTACAAGGTCTGACTCTCTTACTGTATTGTAAGGAGGTACGGAATCTTTAACTCTCTGACGAATTACAAGCTTACTCTCCCCGTCTGTTGCATAACTCGGCAAAGGGAAGGAAACGTTGGTCCAAGTACTATAAGCATTTTTATATGTAACAGTGTATGGATAAAACTCTGTTCCATATTCTATAAAGAATAAGATATCCCCCTCCGCCATACTTGTGGTAACTTTTAAGTCAAAATTAACCATATATAAGCGTCCTTTTGTTAGCGTATGCCTTGGATGAGAGCCAGCCGCGTAAGCTATTACAGTGTCATATTGAGTATCTATAGGACAGACCGCTATATTGCTTTGTTTTGCCGCATCAAACATTACAGTACCCTGGTTAGTAATAGACCAAGGAGCAGCTACGGGAAGCTCAAAAGCCCCGTTCTGCAGGAGGGACTGAAAAGGCGCTGCGTAAGTACCGGTTGTAAAATCCCAATTTTGTGTAGGTAGCTTTGCTCCTGAAAAGTCCCACACACTATCCATAACCAGCGTATAAGCAGTGTTGTCAACTAAAGGCGCTGTAGGGGTAATGCCTATAGCATCGATGGAGGCATAATAAGTAACTACAGCATCGACTTTAACCGAGGCGGCATCTTCAATATATACTGTAGTCAAGTTTACATCTTTTACGTTTAGCAGGTGATCCACATAGATCATCAACTCCTCAGCAGGATTTACATCAACAGCATTGTTGACAGGCCTTGTATGTATTACCGAAGCTACCGCAGGGGCAGCATTAGCTATGCGTATCTTATATTCGTATTTCTCTAGCTTATTTCCATTAACGTCCATTAATCTGTAAGAGGGATTAGTGTCCACTATTTCTGTACGGATTGTAAAAGTTCTACCGTAGTCTGTAGCAGATGCATTTTTAAGTTCAAAGTCAAAAAAGTGACCAGACGAGTTATAAGTAATATCAAAGTTAAAAGTTTCAGGGGCTTCACCAGGTTCTTCTAATATAGTGAAATAATTTGAATAAGGCGCTGTAGGAGTGGTCATACCATTTCCTACAGATTCAATCATAAAGGAAAATCTTGATCCATTTGCTAAAGCGTGGTTTACATTCTCTTTTTTAGTAGCCACAAGAAATGGCATTGTTTTTTCCTGCGCAGCCAAGGAAACACTCGTAACAGTTACTTCATCGCCATCTACTAAAGCGCTATTATAATCCTTTATCTGGTCTCCGGTGTCTATATGGTCTACTTTTAATAAGACTGCGAAAACAGTGGCATTATATTCTTTGTTAAGATTTAAACTTCCAGTATGAAAAATAGGTGCGTTATATACACACTCTTGGGGATAAGCCATAGTAGCGGCGTCATATTTAACTTCATGAAAACCTGTAATTCCTTCATTACCTTGAATAGCTAATATAAAACAGGTTTCTCCGTCCACTATAGTAGAGGAATCTACGCTAAAAGTAATCTCTGCGGTTAGCGCATTAGTAGCAGTAAGTGTCGTAGGATTAACAAGCACTTGATGCATTAAAGGTAGATCACCATGAACAGGTAAGTGTGCTGTACTGATAAGTGTAGTAGTATTAAGAATAACGTGCCCCCTCCCTTCCCCGCCAAGGGTGGGTCCAAAAACCCAATGGAATGCTTCGTGTTCATCGGGTTGGTTGGCATCAAAATTAGGATTCCTCAGCAAGTTCTCTCCCGTTGCACTATAGTTGCTATCCCCTATACCAACAACCTGTACTTCAAGTTCTTCCCAAGCTTGTATATCTTTAGATCCATTCCATCTGTAAAGAGAGCAAGAAGCTAGGATATCTGAATCCTTAGATAAGCCAACCCAATACCACCCATCTGTATCTAATGCTGCATCGAAAGAAAATTGGATTTTATTTGCGCCTCTTGGTATAGAAGCAAACAACTTATTAGAGAAAAGGCCATCCGCCTCAACACCTTCTACCCATATACTAATGCCTTTAGAGCTATTGCCATGTCCAATATTAAGGAGCTCTACATAGGGTTCACTATCCCCTTGTAGGCGTGAATCCAATACTGTAGCTGCTATATCAGCGTTTGCATTTGTTGCTATTGTGCCTATTAATGAGTCGTCTCTAAAAGTATTCTTAATACAAAAAATAGTTTCAGCAGAGTATTTTTTGTTAAATTGCCACGAGCTATCATGAGGGAGTGCTAAGCCTCCTTCACCTGATATTATAATGTTATCACCTAAACCAGCACTCTCAAAAGAATTTTGAGGTTGGTTATACCTATATAGCTGAATATCATCTAATAAAACAGCTGGGCGATCTACATCACTATCTTTAGCTCTATTGCCTATCGTTAGTGTATAACTATCTGATACCTTGCTATCTCTAGTATTAAAAATATGCTCGTACGTATAGTTAACTTGGCTGCGTATTACAGCCCCAACCACGTCGCTGACCGTAGTGTAAGTATTTGGGTTTAAGTCTTTCTCAATAGCATCCCATGCAATACCCCATGAGCCGTCTGCTTGCAAGTACTCATTAGTTCTATTATTCTCTAATGTAAATGTAACAAAACCATCGCTAGACGAACTCCACGCTTTAAAACTAAGCGCATAATCACATCCAGGTTCTAATGTGTAGGCCTCTAAATCTTGCGCAATAAAAGGTTTATCTACGTTCGGGTCCGCCGCAAGCGCCTCAGGGAGCGTGCATACGGCATAACCAGACATAGGCCTTTCCATTGTTGTATTGGAGCCAGCTGTAGTAGGAATAAAGCCTACGGAGGCTCCATCCCCTAAAGACCACCGCCACACTTCAATGGAGGGATCGTTAGTAAAGGCTGTCAAGTTACTGTTTTGTATAGCACGACGCTGCCCATACATAGGTGTGACAGAAACATTGTCGATGGCTAATACCCCATTTCCAGTATATCCCCCTTGAGATTGAATCATACCTATAGTAATACTTGCTCTAATATCAGCATCTAATGCGTTGAATAAAAGTGCTTCGTTATTGAACCACCACTTATGTATTGGTCCATAATATACTGTGGCATTACTTACAACCGTATCCCAGCGATACGTATTGAAGTTGTAGTAAATAGGCGCATCGCCTGCATCTACATTTATAGAATCACTAGCTATCCGCCCTTCTATGGTCATATAAGGTGAAATATACACAGCAGTTTTATTTGTATCTGCAGTGTTGAAAGATATATGATCAAAAGAAAGCTTGTAGGTGGAGGACTTCTTCAAGATGAAATCTTGACTCACGGATGTGCCTGCACCAGCTTCTGGTGGAAGAATCAATCTAGCCTTATTATCAGCAAAAGCTATCGAGTTTGAGACAGTAGCTTCCGTATCACTTGTATACCAACCACCATCAAAGGGGTGTGTCACACCTGTAGACAAGCGGAGCCATTCAAAAGAAGCGTCTTGTATCAAATTGGGCATAGTTATCCCAGCATTTCCATATGTCTCCCATGAGCGCCGCTTAGGTGTGAAAGCAAAATTAGTTACATCTTCATGTGAAGAATATGTTTTTGGTAAAATAACTAAATCAGAAATATCGGCATCTACATAGGAAGCTGTCAAAAGCTCCATTGCTGTTGCTGAGTAATTACCCATCATATCGCGTGAATGATTAGGGTGAGGAGATCGTCCAACCTGAAACCTAAAATTACTTACTGTTGCTTCTAATATCTCCTCGGAATTCTCAGGATCAGGTATGTTGTACTCTTCGTTAGAAATAAAACCCATATGATTTTGAGGACCTACATCATACTCTCCCAAGAGCTGCATGCCCCTAAAGGTCTCTCTTACTATGGTAGAGTTATCGACTAAAGCAGCTGGATCTCTAGCGTTGTCTAAATTAGCCACTAAGTCTTTTTCTCTAGCACCATAAAGCTTAATCATACCATTACCAGTATATCCTTCTTGACTATAGCCTACAGTAGCAGCAAAAACCCACCAATCAGCGGCTGAGTCTTCTAAGCCTACATCACATAGAGCTTCTTGATGAGATACCTCGTATGTTTGTGTACCAAAGTGCCCAGACCATCCGATACGTAATTCATTAGTATTATAATCCTCCATAATACGCATACGATACATAACAGCGTCAGTTGAGGGAGCTGCATTGATAGAGGTGCCAGAAGTGCCTTCTATATCCCATGGTGTCCAAGCAATACGCAAGGCTCTATAATCAGTGGTGGTTACTCGAGCATTGTTATATACGTGCCCCACTATCAAAGATATATCCATCCAGCCACCTGTTCTAAACCCATTCAATAAAGAACTGAAATCATTATTAGGATAGAATTTAATGGTTTTATACATACCATCGTTTAATACAGTAAGTGTTCCATAAGTACCTTCACCAAAACCGATATTTATAGAGCTCACACCCTCTGTGCCAAAGCTAAGGTTGATACCTTGTATATCCCCTAGCTTACTCACTGAGTTATTATTATACTCACACATGATAGCTAAGAAAGCCTCTCCAGATAGGATACCTTGATCTAGATTAACAATATTATTTTTGTCTGTACCTAGTACACTGATAATCCGTGGCATATCATAGTGGGCAAAAGAAAGAGCCCGTGTTCTATATGAAGCCAAGCCTCTTTCCGTTGAGAGTGTAGAGGTTAAATCGTTAACTGTATAACTTGTAGTGATGGAAGACTCTAGCCCATAATCAAAACGTTTTTCAGATAACTTCTTAGCATATTGCGTGTACTCAGGTAAATTTAAGCTAGAGGTGATAGTTAATGAAGTACCGCTTAAATCAGGAAGCTCAAAAGCAGCCCAGTCTATGAGCGGAGTAGCGCTTGTTAAGTCTTTCGAGAACATAACCCCAGAGAATTCTTTCTCTTCTGCAAGAATAGGATCTACAAAAAGCTTATCTGAGTATATCTCAGAGTTGTCTATGCGATATACATAAGCCGAAATAGACTCTGTAAAGCTCATGCTTGTTTCAGCTATCTTTAAAGTTACACCTGGTAACAATGTAGTATCTGTCCCACTTGGTGCTACAGCTTCCGTATGTGCTATAGTTCCAAAGTTAAATGTATTATAGCTAAACGTAGTGCTATCATGTACACACGTTTGAATACGCTCATCTATAAGCTCAACTTGCGGCGAAGATGTTACGTACAAAGCGCTCTCTACTAAAGTAGAATATGTGTGCGTTTCGCCATTGATACTCCATTTGGTTTCTATGTATAGATCACCCCAGCCATCGAACGCCCAATCATTATCCTCTATTTTGAATGTAGCATATAGACGCGCATCACTAGATGCTGCCAAGTATGTTAAATCAGTTCCAAAGCCTTTATTGAAAGAAGCTGTGATGTAAGAGCTTGAATCGGTACTGTATAAACGAATAGTAGGTTCCTCATAACCCAGGGGGATAATATCGGCTGTAGCTCTATTAAGATTACCCAGTAAGTTTTTGCCAGAAATGCGTATAACATGATCTTTCGTAGAGTTTAATTGTTTTGGTTGTATATCCCAATAAGTTGTAGCAGTAGTATCTTCTAAATATTCGTACTGATAAAGCGTATCCACTGAAGGAGTGGGTGCATCAGAGCCAGTATAATTTTGTGCATCTAAATTAATTATTTGTAAGTTAAGTGTTTCTAGCTCAGAAGCTGCGATACTATCACTACTTTCTAAGCCTGGATACATATAATCCATACGCTCAACTGTGAAGTAAGCATAGGTTGTATCTGGTAAGTCTAGGGGACTGAATGAGCTAAGACGTAGGTGAGCCTCTTGCCATTCCGTATTATCATATAAGCCAGTAAGTGCAGTTTGACTTTTTAGGTATCTAACAAAAGAATCATTTTCGGTCCTAAAGAGCTGGTTTTGCTCTAACGTACTTATATCGGATGTAGTAGACAGAACAGCTCCACTACCTTCATCTAAATATACATTACCGTAAAAACTAAAGTATGAGTCAAAGGCAGTTTGATTGTTGTCTTCGTTGAACTTATTGAAAAGATCTGGGTGAGCCAAGAAATACTTGCCACTTATGCGTCTACCTAAATAATGACTTGATTGCTCAGAGAAAATATGCGACATCTTCTCTGTATCCTGATCATAATACTTAGCAAATTCTAATTGCTTTGACCAGTAAATAGTCTCATGGTTGACAGTTCTTGGATTAGCCCATTGTTCCTGTGTAACCCCATCAGTATAGTGTTTAACAGAAGGTGCTAGTTTGGGCGCAGGTAATAGCTCTGTTATTGAATCTTCTTTGCCGAAACTCTTTTCCGAGACAGAAGTTTTTCTATTTTGTATGGTAATACCAGCATTGGTAAAACCATGTCCACCCGTATTCTTTGTGAATATTAAACCTACTTGTTTCTTATTAGGTAATATTTTTTTGATGTGTTTTTCTAACTGTACATGCAAAGCAATATAATCCAGGCCATTATGCTTCTCGGTAGAAACGCTAAAAGAAAAAGGAACGATAACTATGGTATCGGGGAAGAAAGCGCTTTTTATAGCATAAGGCACGGCTAAAGCTGCCTTTACTATATTTTTCCTTTCTTTGGTTAGGCGTAAAGATATAACAGGCTTAGCTGACGTTATATCTAAAGTTTTGTTTAAGTCAGAAATGTAATTAACTGAAAGTGATGTGCTGCCTATGTCAAGACTATACAGCTCAGGAGAGACAAAAACGTATTGCCTATCATCTAATACACCTACACACACTTTATCTTCTTCTACAAAACCTGCAGTTTTTAATCTATCAATAGAGAAGGATATAAAACCACCGTGGAGTTGATAATCTAATATTAAAGCAGTAGTGCCTTTCTTTGGATCGAATATCCATACTTCTTTAATATTGGAAGTGGCTACCGGCAAGCCTCTTAAGATATTCTGCTTGTCCTCACTTATAACTTTTGATTTCAAATGCATACTAGATGCAAAACGAATTTCAGGTTTTTTACCTGTTCTAGTTATATAATAATTATGAGGGTTTTTGTACAACAAGCGTTTATTATCTTGCTTATAAATATAACCTATCTCCGCAAAGCCACTTTCATTCGTAAAGGCTGGCTTGTATTTTAGAGTAAGCGGTATCTTATGTTTTATATTTTTCTTAAGCTTAATCTTGCCATGAACATTAGGCTTCAAGATATCGCCCGCTTCTGTAACAGCCTCTATAGTATTTTTTTGTATAAATTTAACCGCATTGAGTCCTATAACATATCCACCAGGAATGCTTTCTTTTGAACCCCATAGGTTTCCGTTAATAAATGAGTCATCTAGCGTGCTATTACCTTTCTGAACGCCGTAAGGGATCGTGACAGGGATAGCTTCCGAGCGTAAAGTATTCTGTGTCTCTAATAAGTAGATTTCACCTTCTTTTAATGTACGGTAGCTTGTTATATTAAAGCTAAAAGCAGCCCTATCACAGACATTAAAGAGTTTATCATTTGCGCCATCTGGTTGTTGCGTTAACTCAGCAACTAACTCATTAGAGACCTCAGTGCTATCAGAGGATGTGTACAGCCAGCCTTTATAAAGATAGTCGTGATTAAAGGTATCTCCCCAGCGCGCACTATCTGTGCTTATAGTTTTATCTGTATATATACTCTTTTGATATAAACCCTCCGTTAAAGCAGAGAAACCTTTTCCACCAGGAGCAGCAGAAGTTACTTGTACGTGAAATTGGTTAGCATGCTTATTTTGCTGGGGAAGCGCTGAATCTTCCTTAGAAAATAAGGTTAAACTATCTATATAAGCAACCTTAGCTTGTAAGCCATTACCTACTGTAGTTACGCCAAAGTGAGTAGGAGTTGTACCAGGGTTATGATTGAACACCAGAGGCATGACTGTCTCTACAGCGTTATCTGGCGATATAATATTAGATGTGCTGTCAAAAGAAGCATTTATCTCATTACCTTCAATTACATCTCTAACAGAGCCTACAGGTCCCCTAATGATAGTAGATATAGGAGAATCGATTCTCGTAAAACTAACATTGTTTTTTATAGCTCTTATGCTTACCTTAGGCTTACCAATGAGATTGGTTTTAGTTATAGCATTCTGACCTCTCACATAATCATTACTAAACAAACCCCAAGGCACATTAGACACGCCTGGGACAGCAAAGCCTGCATCAATGGACTCTTCTGGGCCTAAGCCCCATTGAGTCATTCCATATGAACCAATAGGCTCAAATTCGGTACCTACTATCTCGTCTGATATAGAAAGAGAAGCTTGATCTATTGCATAGTAATATGTGAAAGAAGAAGTATGAAGGAGGTTATGGCAATTAATATGCGCAACTCCCCCTTTAGATGAGGAGGTATGTGTGTACGCGCTTGCTGTATTAAACGCATCAGCGATCGAATCATATCCATCAGCTATGTATACTAAAGCCCCTTTTGAATCAAACAAATCCGTACGGTGTGTAGCTACTGCATTCGCAAAAGTAAAGTCTATGCCATTGTAAACGATATCATCTGCTTCTGTGTTGGTTGTATTTTTAACTAAACCTGTGCTAGTAAACCAACCGTCAGATGTTGGTTGTGCTGTTCCTGGGTGTATTGCTAAGATGCTCGGATCAGCTGTATTTAGCTCTGTTAAGCCTGTATATGTATAAGCGAGCTCTGTCGAAAAAGAGTCAAAAGAAACAGTAAGCGACCCAGCAGACATCCCAGTTAAGGAATGCATTAAACAATATACGCGTTGATTAAATGTAGATGCAGTAGTGTAATCGCCATCAGAATATCTTAAATACACTTTAGAGTTATCTGTGATGGTTGTAGTATTGGCTCCTTGTAGAACTGTAATAGGTGTTAAAGACTGTGTGGTATGAATATCGCCTTCGATATCAATACTTATCGTATCACCTTTACTTATCATCTGTCCCGATACACTCTTCGTAGCACTGATAGTAGTGCTAAGAATAATCGAAGCAGTATGAAGAGAAAGAGTCTCCCAATCACAGCCGTAATCTGTAGATACGACAGCATATAAGTCTTGAGGTGAGCTTGAATCATAAATACCTGCAACGTCTATATGGAATCGCTCATGTCCATTACTTGAACGGAGGACCTCATCAGTATATGGTACGTGGCCAACCAAATCTTTTGAAACTTTATTGTAAAAGGAGACACCATTTACACATGATTCCCATTTCTCTAAACCAGCTTGTGTATGTGTTTTATTCTCAGAAGAAAAGCCAGTACCATTTATCTCCATATAACGATCACCATATGGCGTTAAGCCTATAATTTGAGGTTCTCTACCTATCATTACTGATTGGGTCGTATATTCTTGTGTAATCGGATAAGGCGTTTCAATAACTACATCAGCTACACCATGCCATCTTTGCTTGTAATCTTTAATGTGTTGTTCATCTACTAAGCGCCACTCTTGTACATTTCTTTCAATATCCTTTAGGTTGTCATCAGGGAAAGCTTCTCCAATTAGCTCCCCTGTTGCTGTATACACAAAAGAAGGGTTAGCTGCGTGACCACCATCACTGAAATCTGTGGTACAGGTAAAGTCTGCCCTTTTACCTTTTGTCCATTGGAACAAAGAGTTTCTACTAACTGGCTGTATAGGCGTTGTATTGCTAGTGGATAGCTTAAGATTCTTAGCTATTACGTATTGCTTGTATGTACCTTTGAAATCAACGTTAGGCGTAGTGTTATGTAAGAATAAAACATCTACTGTTTCTAGCCCTGCAGTGTCTCCCGTTAGTTTAACTGTCCCATCTATATGAAATAAACCCTTTTGGCTTCTTAGTGAACTGTTGATTAAATCTATATAACCAACTATGTTATTAGATGTAAAAGAAGATTTACCTTGTACTGGTAAAGCTAAGGGGTTGTTTGGTATTGTGCCAGGCTTAAAGAGTAAAATACTAACCGAACCATCCTGAGAGGCCTTACTAACTGAATTAAAGGAAAGCGTAGTGATACCTTCTTTTTGCAATAACCCGTTTCTGACTGTGGCACCAGCCAAAACATTACGTTGGATTGCTGGTTCTTCTATAGCTATAAATGCGTCTGAATTTTCAAGAAACTGTCCATTTTTTAAGAGCGAAACCCTTAAAGCTACACGCTTTCCTGATTTAATAAAAGAGGAAAGTAACTGAGACGGTTCAAGATTAAAGGTGAGCCTGCTTGAATTTATAATATGTATATCATCTGTGTTTAAAATCTCTGTTTGATATGCATTAGACTCTAAAGCGCCTTTAGCCGTTACATACATAAGGTCAGTTCTAATCTGATCAAACTTAGGTAACTTGTTATCTAAAAAGTTTGAGCCTTTTAATGTGATATCTTCAAAGAATGAGCGTGTATCTAAAGCGCTTACGTTTAGTATGTTAGAGGTTTTATTAACTTCGAGATACATATCAGGCGAAGCGTAATAAATATATTCACCTGTTTTGAAGTCTGTTCCGCTAAAGCCTATATATAGCGAACCAGAACCACGAAATGAGCTAATAAACGAATTAAATTCGGTAGTATACTTGAACTTATAAATACGCTCATCAGTACTAACTTGCTCATACGGTATAGTGCTCGTGGCTATATTGCTATCAAAGATGCTAGAAACATCCCCTTTACCCTTGAATGCGTATGCTACTATTTGCGGATTAGTTATGTTTGCTATATTCTTAGCTTTTAACCTAAAGCTATTCCCAGTAGAGTCTTGCATTAAATCAGTAACACGTAAAGCACCATATAAAGGTATAGAGGTGATCCCCTTATTGAAGGTAATAGATACCTTAGATACCTTGTTGTAGGACACCTTATATAAGCCTTCTTTAGTGGAGCCAAACTTTATATTGTATGCTGGTATTGATATCGTTTGCTTTACTTTACGCTCTATATCATACTTACGAAGAGCTAATGCTTTACCATATAAGCTTAATGAAGCCGCATTCGTGGAAGAAGGAGAAAACGCTAAAGGACTATATGAATACGTATCCAGCAACTTGTTTTCAATATTTACTAAGGGTAAAGTCTTGTCCTGCACGCCTGTGTACCCCATAACACCTAATGTAGTAGCTTCCCTAATACCGCCATAAAGAAAATTCTTACCTCTTTGCGTCGTAGCCTGCTCGATCTTAATGTTGATAGCACCTTTTAAAATTTCTATTCCTTTATCCCGATAAGTAAATGTTAGTATAACTGGAAGGGTAATTGTTTCGCCGGCGAGTTCTGCGTGCTTTAAAAATATTAGTGTAGATAGCTTTTCCTTTAACTTAATATGGAATACTTTAGACACATCAAATGTGTAATCTTTCTTCTTATGTCCTTGGTTCACTTCTACCAGATTATCAAACTCTACTACGCCAAGACTATCTCCTACCTTGAGCATTTTTTGCTTAGATCTTTTCTTGTAAGGTTTATTGGATATAAGGGGGTTAACAGTTTCATCTAAAGTAATAGTAGCACTCTTTACAGCTGTTTCATATATACCTCCCTGTATCTCATTAGGATTTAACGCTAATTTTCTAGATACTAATCTTATATTAATTGTATCATTTTTGAAACCCCCGAATGCTGGGGACCAAACTAGAGGAGGTGTGTCTCGAAAGATACCTTTCTTTGCCTTATTGGGAATAGCCATTAAAAGTAATTATATGTCTTTTTGTGCTACAAATAAAATAGACACATTCTATCAGTTTAGCACTAAAAAATAGGTACTTTTATAGGTATAAATAAGTATCAGATAATTTCATCTGACAACACTTGTACTTATAAGGAGGTACAAAAAATGGATACTACTGCTACTACTACTGCTACTACTCTTCGTCGTGTGGATTCAATTAAGGAGTCTGCGAAACTCGGTGGCTACGTTGCCATCACCGTGCTCACATACTTGGGCCTCGTCAACGGGACGTGCCGTCTGGTTAAGTGGTGTGAGAAAAAGATCAAGAGTGTGCCTTCAAAGGCCTAAGAAAAAGAAGCCCAACATTATATGTTGGGCTTCTATTTTTTTAAATACCTCTAGAGGTATAAAAAAGATAACTCGTCTGAGCGAGTATAAACAGATCTTAAGCTCAGAGCGTTCCGAAAGGAGGTGAAACCGTGCATATGTAACATATGTAAGTATGTATATTACTGGATGAAGGTAAAAGGTAAATTTAGATCCCTATGGGGGGAAGCTAAATAAAACTACTCCTGCAAGGAGATAGTTGGGTCAGGTGGGTAAGATAACTAACCCCAACGAAACAGGATGATTCATCTGCCTGTTTTTTTCTTTAACCTTAAATAGGAGTAATCAAATGACAGAAGTTCGTTTAGATACGTTGTCTTCCCCGCAACATAAATTTATTATAGCCGCTATGAGTGCGGGATACGATGTATTCCATTACTCGGGTAGAGGTATGATGGGAGAAGAATGTCCCGCCATTCAGGTAGAAAATGTGGCGGATTTCGCCAGCCCAGTGCCTTACGAGTCTGATCAACTAGGGATGGGTTACGTTATTTACTGCCCGGGCAAATAATGCCTTTCTTTCTCATCTGCATACCAGCAGCATTAGCTGCTGCTCTTTATATAAGTGTAAGAGATAGGTGCACTAAAAAATAGGTACTTTTATAGGTATAAATAAGTATCAGATAAAGGTTGCACAAGCAACATGCCTGTAAAGATTAGTGGTTACGTCAGCAATGCTTAATATTCCTGACAAGATTAAACATAATGCCTATGAATAGCGTTTGATAATCTAATGCTGTACTCAGCATTGTTGGACATACTACTAATCTTTTTCCCCTCGCCTCAAAGTAGTTTTTATTTTAATGATGAAAGATCTTGATAGCTTTTTCATTAAAATTGAGGGAGATTCTCTCTCCTACTTTACCTCCTTTAGTAAAAAAAATCAAGAGTCTTGCCAGAGGGACTTAAAACCTCTGGCTCTTTTACCCTTTTCTTTTAATAAAATGCAAACAGCACAATTAACAAAACGCGTTAATCATTTACTTGATAAATGCGAAAAAAATAGAACAGTAGGTGGCGAGAACATCTACTATTTAATTAAATCAGATTTCGAGGCCGAAGGGCTAGTAATGATGACGGTTTTAAATTTCATGACAAACGATACAGAAGCTTTAAATGTATTAGCGAATATAATAAACATGCATCCTAACTTCGCTTATAAGCAGCTAATGCGAGGAGCTTTCGAGGAGTTAGACGATGATGAAATGCAGAGGCTGATGGATGAGCTAGGTATTTCCTACGGCTCATATTGCGAGTGCCGCGATCAAGCCGTTAAGACATACTTTAATAGAAGACGGTTACTTATAGACCCTGATGTATACAAAGAGTTTAAACTGCAGAAGGATTTTAAACGTGATAAAGAACTAGCAGAAGCTTAGTTCACTAGGGAGAGGTTAATACTTCTCTCTATTTTTTTGCCTTTAAGTGGGTATAATACTTTAATGATTACGCTTGAAAATGTAAAAGATAAAACCCTTGTTTTCGATATTGAAAGCGATGGACTCATACCCTCAATGACTAAGGTACATTGTATTGCTGTGGTATTAGAAAATGGCGAATCTGAGCTCTTCGGTCCTGATAGAATCGAAGAAGGTTTAGATATCGTAGCTAATGCTCATACTATAGTAGGACATAATATTATTAATTTTGATATACCAGCTATTCAAAAGATTTATCCTGAGTGGAGGCCTAAGGGTCTTGTGAGAGATACTTTGATTATGGCTCGTGTAGAGCATAGTGATGTATTTAATGAGGACGAAGAGGAAAGGCGTATTCCTTCTAAGTTATGGGGACGACACGGTTTAGAAGCATGGGGCCATCGTTTAGATGAGGCTAAAGGTGACTTTGGTAAAAATAGTGATTGGACTAATTACTCAGAAGAAATGGGTTTGTATTGCGTACAGGATACGATAGTTAATCTAAAGCTTTGGGAACACCTAAGGGATATACCGGAACAAGCTTGTCAGTTAGAGCATGCCTTTTTTAGGGTCTTGGAAAAACAAATGGCCCATGGGTGGCATTTCGATTGGGAGGCAGCCCAAGAACTACATCAAGTTTTATTGCGAAAGAAAAAGGATATTCAATATAACTTGGAGGAGAGCTTTCCTCCTATAGTAACTTATCTTAAAACGCCCGAATATTGGTTAGACGATCAAGGCTTCTTCGATACTAGATATACTAACAAAGGCTCTGCTCCTAAGAGCATTAGAGGTAGTTTAAAACCAGGTCCTTTTAAAGCCAAGACAGCACCTTTTAATCCAGGTAGCCGAGATCAAGTAGCCGCTGTTTTAATGGCGAAATACAATTGGAAGCCTACTGAAAAAACAGCAACAGGTAAGCCTAAGATTGATGAGGAGACTCTTAAAGACTTAGATTATCCTGAAGTAGCTTTATTCAGAGAATACCTAATGATTACTAAACGTTTAGGGCAGTTAGCTGATGGCGCAAAAGCATGGCTTAAGTCTGTAAAAGATGGGCGTATTTATGGCCGTATTAATCACAACGGTACAGTTACTGGAAGATGTAGCCATTCAAATCCAAACATGGGTCAAGTGCCTGCTATACGTGCTCCATATGGTAAAGAGTGCAGATCGCTCTTTGTTGTGCCTGAGGGTTATAAATTAATAGGTTGTGATGCCTCTGGCTTGGAGTTAAGGTGCTTAGCTCATTATACGTATAAATGGGATCAAGGTACTTATGTAAAAGAGGTATTGGGTGGAGACATTCATACAGCTAATCAAAAAGCAGCTGGTCTTGACACTAGAGACCAAGCTAAGACTTTTATCTATGCTCTTAATTATGGCGCAGGTGACGCCAAGATCGGTAGTATTATGGGAGGTACTGCTGTTGATGGTAAAAAGATTAAAAAGAAATTCTTTGAAACTTTACCAGGCTTAAAGAAGCTTATGAAAGAAGTGGAAATTACTGTTAATCGTCGTGGATATATCCGTGGCTTAGATGGTAGGCCTTTGCCTATTAGAGCTATGCATGCTGCGCTTAATGTATTACTTCAATCAGCTGGTGCGGTAATCATGAAACAAGCTACTGTTTTAATGGACGCCGAATTCACCAAACGAGGCTGGACACCTAAAGAGGTACAACAAGTAGGGCATATACATGATGAAGTACAGATACAAGCTAGGGAAGATCTTGCCGATGAGGTAGGACGTATAGCTGTGAAATGCATAGAAGATACTACTGATATATTAGGCTTAGATTGCCCTATGACAGGTGAGTATAAGGTAGGCAGTAATTGGGCAGATACGCATTAAAAAAAATACATATACTAGGTATAAAATAGTATCAGGCTCTTCTGTCTGATACTTTTCCTTTTAGGAGACACAACATGAAATGTAAATTTAAGGGCTGCAGTAAAGCAGCCAAGACACGAGGGTTGTGTAGTTCCCACTACACAGCTATTCACCAAGCTTTAAAGAAGGGTACCTTCGAGGTGACCCTTGCCGAGGCTGCTGAAGGCAGGGAGCTGCTGAGTTTGTTAGCCGATGCGGAGCTTCATACAGAAGCCACCCTCTTATCAGAGGGGAACACTATTCCCATTACGTCTATCAAGATGGCGGAAGCGGTAGGGCTGGTGAACCCACCTATTCCTGCCAATAAAAGGTATAAACGCCGCAAGCGCACTAAGCTGGAAATACAGCTTATTAACACCTTTGCAAAGGTAGGTGGGGTAGTTAACATCAAGCGTTAACAGAGGCTCCTTGAGAGAGATTGCATTTTATGTGGCCTCTCTTTTTTGCTAAAAAATACAGTTTTACTAGGTATAAATTAATACTCAGAAATGAGTAGAAATTTCATTAACTTACAAATACTAGTTTGGTAAGGTAATGGCTGTTAATTTAAGGTATTCTCCTTCCTAGTTAAATAGGTAACCTTTTAACAAAGTTGATCGCTTTGATAAATTACACACATTATATTGAAATTTCTTTTTGCTAAAAAAGACAGCTTTACTAGGCATAAAAGAATGTAAGCAAAATGTTTACGTACATTTAACAAAGGAGTTAACATGAAAGAGTCCGCCCCCCAACATATCAGTGCTCTTATCGAAAAGTATTTACCAAAGATGTTAAACGAGGATATATCAAAAACTAAAAAGAAAGAAGGTCAACAACTTCTTTTATTCCCTAAAAAGTCATCTAAGGAGAAATAATGACTAAAACAAGAAACTACTTTTATAAATATATTAATCTTTTTACTTTTATAAATATATTAATCTTTTTACTTTTATAAATTGGGTCCTTAATTGGACTCGGCTTTTTTGCTAAATTTAGATCTCTTTTTTTGGTATAAATAAATATCCAGCAATTCGCTGGTGTAAACGTTTACCAAGGAGGTAAAAAATGGAAGTATTCTTCCCAAAATTCCGCTCACTGAAGCGGCAGAAGCTGAGGTTTGGCCTCATCTTATACGCACTGGGCATAGCCACAGGTTTTCTTGTGTCCATGCTAGTGGGGCCAACACAGGCAACACAGGTGGCGTGGCCCACCCAGGCACCACAGGTGACACAGGTAACACATGAGGCCTTCTTGGAGGCCTTATGGGAGGTGGAGGCGAGTGGATCGCTAACACCCCCCGATGGGGATGACGGTAAGGCCATAGGACCTTACCAGATCCATCTTGCTTATTGGCAAGATGCGGTGGCCAAAGTTGGCTCGGGAGTCTACCAAGACTGCCGGGACAAGATGTATGCGGAGAAGATAATCTCCGCGTACATGGGGCGATACTGTCCCCAGGCCTGGGAGGAGGGTGATTGGGCGACAATCGCCCGGACGCACAATGGCGGCCCAAGGGGGCCGTTGAAAACCAGTACTAAAAAGTACTGGAAGAAGGTGAAGGCTCAGTTATACTGAGTCTTCACCTGGGGGTTGAACTCCCCCTTTTTGTAAAAATGATACTAGAAAAAATAAAAAACTTATTTAACCCCACACGCAAGTTTGATTCAGAGCTACTAGTAATGAATAAACGGCTTGAAAAAATTGCATCTCAGGTCGAAAACCAACGCGTGACGCTACAAATACTCGAAGACCGTGTTAGAGATAACGGCACTGAGATCGTAGCATTGAAAGCTTACGAAGATATTAAATAAGGATGCGGGTTATTTGTACCCCTCCTCTTCTTCGTAGGGCAGTGACCCCATAGATCCGTTTGCTTCACATTCGAAAGAATAAGGAGATCCTCCTACAGCATAGCAATCCGCCTCGGTGATGGTATCGTCACAGTATACATAAGGAGTCCCCTTACCTATACAGCAATTGCAGTAGTTATCGTCGCCGTCTTGTGCCCATGCAGGTGGCTCTGGTGCAGCGGGCTCATTGTGAAAATAAAGATCTATAGTTACAGGGTCGGCCTCGTTTGAGAAAATAATAACTGTTGGATACCAACCCTGTCTAAAGTTTGTGGCATCATTTAATGGTGCGGTTATCTCCATAACCATATCTAAACTAGTACCTGCAGGAACTATATATGTACCGTCTACAGCTATCGGCGTAGCAGTGTTTATAGCTGTAACAGTAAACCTCTCGGTGGGTGTATTAGGCAGTTCTGTAATAATGCAGGGATAGAATGAAGTAGCAGCAGTGCTTCCATATACTTCTACATTATATCTATTGTCTACTATTCTTAGTGGGTAAGCTGCCCCAGTATTTTTCATTTTAATCGGTATATAATATGTTCCGCCATCACATACAGGGTCTTTAACCGTGCCAGCTGCATCTACTAAGCGCCCTGTAATGCGGTATTCGGAAGGACCCCCAATCTCGCGTCTTTTAATAACCACTGTACCAGTGTAATGGTGTAGATGAGTCGAAGGATTATTTATATCAAAATTATGGACCAGTGCATCAAAAATATCATGTAAGCGGAAAGCTTCTTTTGCCATATCCCCCGGACCCGTATTGTTGCCGGTGCGCAGTCTATAAATACCGGGCCTATGAAAATTAATATGCCTTAAATCCGTATTAAGTAAAGCAGCATTGGTGTCTTCTAGATAAAACCACTGGATACCAGTAGCTGTAGCATCTATCTTTGGCCTTATCATTGAATAAGATACAGGTAAGTCATAACTAGGCTCTCCGCTGTACCATGGTTCAGTATGTAAAGCTGTTTTAGTGTAATAAGTGTCTGATATCTCAGTACTGGATAAAAACCAAACAGCCTCATTATTTACGTTATTATGTATATCTATTGCTGTAAACTTGATAGTGTTTGCTATAGCCCATTCTATGGGATTATTTTTTAATAGAATAATTCTATAATTAGGGTCTATAGGATCTTGGCTATACGTCCAACCAGGCTCTACATTAAAAATATTAAAGGCATCAGGGTCTGGTGTGTTTTCCGCATAGTAAGAGCCTTCGTTCTTTAAAACTAGCTTAGGGAAATCTGTAATAATACGCCCCCCTGCTACATATGTGTGCTGTGCGGAATTTAGTAAGTTACTATTATCTTGAGTGTATAAAGACGCATGAACACGGCTTCGTGCGTCACCAATAGGTATATGTTTAGGGATATAATCAGTCGTAAATACAAGAGAAGCCCCAACTACCACTTCTACATGCCCATTTGGTAGGTAATCAGCCGCCGAAGGTGAGACAGCTACATTGTGAGATTCAGGGTCATATGAGTCTAAGTGTGCCCATATGGTTTTTTGTCCTGTATTGATTAAGGTTCCTGTCTGTATATTTGGAAAAGTATAGCCTAATCTAGCCGCCCCTGCGTTCCCTATTGAAGGTACGTTAGTTATAGTAAAAGAATAACCAGCTGGCTTGACAAGGGTAGTGAAAGTAGTAATATGTTTACCCTCAGCGTTAAAGCCATGATCTACCTCTGCCGTATAGTTCACCGAAGCTTCTGTGTCATTGGCGGGGGCGAGCCCTTCAAAGTCTATAACTTGTGTGGCGTCAGGTATTAGCGTACCTGAAATGGGGGAAGAAGCAGCTACACCAAAATCTAGGCTATTTTGGCCTATTGTTATGTTATATGCAATATCTACATTGCCTATGTTTCTTAATGTATTAGTGGTAGTGATAACTGACTCAGGTTCCTCTCTAGTACCTCCAAAAGAAGGGTACTTCTCCCAAATAAGACTCTCGACCAAGGGCTCAATAGTAGCTTGTATGGTAACAACACCTCGCTTATAACCCTCTTCTCCCGTAGTGCAGGTAATATTAACCCCCTCCAGCAGAGTCGTATTTTCTGCTGGAACAGTCAATCGAATTGTTACGTCATGCGCAGAAGCGCCGTTTTCTAAGTCAGTAAAAGCCCCTCCACTAAGAATTGTAAGGTTTTGTGCGCTACTATCCAGGGTAACAGTACCCGACAAAGCCCCTCCGCCTGTATTTATAATAGAAAACGTTTTATCAACAGTACCTGCATTAGAGGCAATAGTGCCTAGATTAAATGTATCCTGAATAACACGTTTTGCTGTATCTTTTTTATGAGCTGCGCTCTTTGTAGGAGGATCAGTTTCCGCAACAGTGAAAGTATTTAAATCCGGACTGTGGATACTTAATACCGGACCCCAAACAGGATTAATTAAAAAAGGTACGTTGTCCGGGGATATAAAAGGACCATCGGCTGTTAGGTGGCCTGTTCCTACATTTATTATCTCAAACAAGCTAGTGGGTAAGGTATCCACGCTGTAATTGTTAATAGGCACAAAAGTAAATGTACGTGTATCAGATATATTTTCATCTGCTAAAGATATAGCAGCACTACCATTTAATGTTAATTCGTTTTGTGTATCTACAATTGATATATCACCATACACATCTATGTTGCCCGCGTCACCTATACTATCATTATCAAATGTTATATCATCAGTAGCGTAGCTAAATGTGTTATCGCCTACTATGTTTTGCCTAAAATATTCATTCCCTAAACCTATAAAGGTATATCTGTCTATCGCTGAAGGACTTATATTAAGTATAGCTCTAGGATCAGTTGTAACTTCTCCGCCCCATGCTACAGTAAAATCAGCTAGATTTGTATCAGAGAGAATAGAGACATTGTAGATTTGCTGATCTCCAATAGTAGATAGATTGGGGTCATCTGCAGGTGTAAATTTACCTACACAGTAGATAGTTTCCCCCGGAAGCAATGTATAAGTATCTGTTAATATAACCTGATTAACATCATGCCAATCTGCTGCCCATGCAGGCCTGCCAGGAGGTTCAGCTTCTAAAGTAACCGTAGCGTCAAATAAACCTTCGTTTGTAATCTCGAATGATTCCCATATTTCTCTAGTCTCGTTTAAATCTGCATAATATGCACTGGAATTTGTTCTAAGACTTAGTTGAGGTGTAATATCTTGTACACTTGTTTGAATAAGCTGCGTGCCTAGATCTCCTAAGTCTCCATTTGTGGTTGTGGCGGCTAAGCGCAAGCTAAAAGTACTATTAGCTGTGATTTCCCCAAAGACTGCTTTTAGAGTTAGAGATAGTGTCTCACCTATTGCTAAAGCCTGGGACACTGTATGATCCCAAGGCGTCGCGCCTTGATAAAGCATTAGTTCTGATTCGCCATAGTGCCCAAAAGGGTTCTCGAAGTTTCTTATATCAAAAGTAAAAGAAACAACGCCATCCGAAGTATTTGAGTTTTGTATATTAAAAGGGAAATCCGTTGTCGTATTCTCTTCTACATCTACAATTAAATCATTCCCTCCATTGATAATAAGTACATAATTGGATGCAGAGACATTAGCGGATAAATATATATGAGACACAGGGGTGTCTCCTTCAGCATTTATAGTTAATACTTCAGAATAAGGACCTTCTTTAGTGAAAGGATCAAATTCTATCGTGTAGGTAGCCGAGGAATTCAATCCACCTGACTCATCCAAGGTTGTTTCTCCCCCATAAGCTACTAGAGTAAAAGCACTTAAGGCGCTATCATCTATTGTAAAAGATCCTTGAGCCGTCCCTGTGTTATCAACAGTGAAAACAGTACTCTCAATATCACCCCCTTCAATTAAAGAACCCAGGGAGATGTTATCTACTGAAGGTGTGATATCAGCTGAATTTAATGTTATATTCAAATTAATGGGGATTTCATTATATGTAAGCACCTCCGAATTTATCTTGACGCCATCACTATCAACTAGAGTAATTGTGTTCACGTAAGACGATAGACCTGTTTGTGGGGTAAAAGTTAAAGGAGTAGCTGAAAGATCTCCCACGTTATTAAATGTAAAAGAGACACCCGGTTGACCCGCCTCCGTATCAGGGAGGTTTAGATTAAACAGGCTGTCTAGGGCGATAAAGCCTGAAATACCTTGCTCGGGAAGGGCAACACCTTCATCGATTAACTCATATTGTATGGCAAGCGTATAGGTTTTTCCTACCGTAAAAGCTCCACTACTTATTTCAGTACCTTGCTCATCTGTCCAGTAGACACTTATTGTTTCGTTTGCGTCCACACCGCCCCCTTCGTTTATATGATCTGGCGTATTGCCTACCTTAGGCGGCTGTTCTTCTTCTTCTTCTTCTACCTCGCCACAGCAAGGACCTGGAGCTACAGGACTAACACAGTTATGCGCAGGGAAACAATCTTCGTTAGCAATGAAAACGCCTGTCCTGCACTCACAATACTCCTGGTACCACTCATTACAAGGATGTGGATCGGAGCAATGGCCATAGGGTTGATTACAATGTTTGCCAGAATGATTAAAGTTAACTCTATCATCCCCACAACATTTTGCCGTTGTAACGTCACATGATGTATTATTAGCTGCAATGCTTCCGTTCCCTAAAAAGGAGCCGTTTTGAGCTGCACACCAATTTTTAGGTCCGTTGAAGTATATGAAGGGAGGAGTGTCTACACAGGTATAACCATTTTCGTCGCACCCAGTGATTCCAATATGGTCTCCGCCTATGGGAGGACTACAAGGAGCGCAGACGGCACCTCCTATCGGTATACAGCAAGCGCCTGTATAAATGGTCGGCTCAGTTTCATACCCTATTTCACCTGATAATTCAAAAAGAATACCTTTGTGTCTAGGTCGCACACGTGTTAAAACTGTTAGCCCCTCTGATATAGAGACCGTGGTTCCTTCTGCATCACTGCCTAATTTTGTTCGTATTTGGAGAGGCATTACATCGTCATCTTTTTGTGGGTACTCAAAGTGTTGCTCAAACCCAGTGATAAAATCGGAGGTTTTTCTATGTAAAGAGGCGTACCATTCTCCATTTCCAGAGGTACCATAATGATTAAAAAGACTAAGCCCTGATCGATCTGATTCCCACGTTGTCATAGGCTCAATACCTATGTTCCGTTGTTCAGGTATATCATATATGAAATTCCCCCAGCCAGAAGCGTGTATATCTTGTGACGCTTTATTAAAAGAGGGGAAGAATTTAAAAACTCGCCCAGCCGCTGCCTTAATCCTATCAAAACCTAAAGTCCACCCAGATTTAGAACCATCTTCTAAACCTTTTCCACCTAAAGATGCATAGACTGTATCCTTGTCTTCTATCAGCTCATCTGTATTAATTTTCTTATATGTCTGTCCTTGTGTACGTGCTTCATTAGGATTGAATTTATTTCTTTCTGCGCCTTCTTTTGTTATCTCTAAATTAGGAGCTACATGCAGCGCACTCTCTTGTCTTTCTTTTAAAACCCAGTCGCTTCCTGAATGCATGTAATTATACATATTGTGATCAAAGGTAGGCTCCACATGTAACGTAACAGCCATATCTGGTTTTTTCTCTTTTATAAGAGCTTCTTCGATAGGTCGTTGCGCTATAAGAAATTGGAAAAGATGATACTGCCCTCTGACTTGTTCTATAATATGAAAAAGATCATCGTACATTTCATTCCTAGAGCCCCAACCGAGTTTTTCATATAGCTCACCTACTTTATCTATGCTATTAGCATCTAACTCGCCGATCGTAGTATTATAAAGACCTATGCGTTGTTTCCTTAAAACCTTGGCTAGTGATTCAATCTTTTCTGGTTTTGTTTTGCGATCATAAACGTCAAAGGCGTTAGAGGCAGGTGCTAATGAAAATAAGTTTAGATTCATTAATTCTTTAGCGTTAGTTACTGTAACTTGAGAGGTTAAACCTGTTCTAACAATAATAGGTCTCTCTGTGGAAGGAGCGAAAACTGCCGGTATTTCAATAGTACGTTCATTACCAAATTGATCTTCTATAATTAAAGACAATAATGTATTAGTATTATTAATAAATTTAACTCGTCCTCTGTAAGGAATTAAAGGGAACCCTGCAATAGCATCACATATTAACTTAAAGACATTTAAGGTATGTCCATTCCATAGACCATATAAGCCTGCCATGACAGCTTCTTTATACTGCATAGACTCTGGCTTCTTGAAATCTAAGAAAACACCGAAATTTTGATAGATAATGGACTCGTCATATGAAATCCATGGAGCGAATAGAACTGATGTGCTAGACGTAGAGATAACATTATCTTTAAAGTATAACTTACCATCTTTTATTTCATAGTCTTCGTTCTCTTTAAATATATCGCCCTCTTCGTTTACCTTTTTCTGCAATAAAGGGATAGACTTTACAGAATCTGCTATCATAAATTGAGCCGAAGTGTCTACGCCATTAAAGAAATCATAAGATGAGGTAGATAGATAAGAGGCATCTGTAATTGGAAGAGTCTCATTACTTGCGATGATCTCTGGCGGAGCCAACTGGATACTTTTTGCTAAATCATATTGATATAGGTTAGATAGCATATTTGAAGCAACATCCGCTAAGCCTCCCCACATCTCTGAAATAGCTGGCAAGTCTTCAAAGTGCGTTGTCCAAAAATCTGGAAGCATAGCCCACATGTGATCCCAATCTCCTTCAACACGTTGTTGTAAAGCTTCCTTGCTTTCTCTTTTTAGTATTCTTATCTCTCCCTCTTTCAACGTTACTTCAAAGGAAGAATCTTTTGTCAGTAAACCTAAAGAACCCTCAACGGCGTCGAAACTAAATACTGTTATTACTGTATCTGTATTATCAATAGCGTACTCAGCGTTTGTTTTTACATCCTTGGGCGACCACACTAAATCAAGAGTATTGCCTTGTATATTTGCAATAGAGCGTTTTACTAAACTTGTAGAAGGGTCATTATCAAAAGCAGTCGTATCTAAAGGGATGCCTCCAAAAATAAATGTTTTGTTAGCTTCGAATTGTAAAGGCAATGAGATATGAGAGGGGTATACACGAGCTCCTCCGGCCACTAGATTATATTCTATAAAATTTAGGTATTCATAACTCTTCTCTATCAAGACATCATCGATTTTTTCGGTATTATACGCAAAAAGTTTTCTATTAGTATCATATATTATATAGCCTTTTTTAAGAGGATCACCTATATGTATAGGAATGTATTCTTGGTTTGTAAAAGAAGAAACAGGATTTACGTAAAAACCTTCTGTAGCTGTACTTCCTTCATTTGTATAGTAGGCATTCCAATGCTCTCTAAAGAACCATACGTCCCTAGCGAAGTAATCCTCTTTTTCTATGCAACCTACTTCTAAAGCAGAAATAATGGTAGGTGTATTAGTCCATTTGTTTGCATAGCCTATGCTTGAAAGAGCTGAAATAGGATAAGGCAGTTCGCTTACATTATATGAAGAATCATAACCACAATACAATCCTATAGCACTAATGTCATCTAATAAACCTTCTTCCCAATTATGCTTTAGATGATGCTGGGTTTCGTACGGAATGCCAGACGGGCTTGCGACCGATATAACTTCTTTATCGGGTACATCCCAAAATTTTAAATTGTACGCTGTATTACTGTTTTCTAAACTTTTAAAATTGATAGATTGGTAATCCCCTAATTCAAAATCAGTGACAAGAGGAGAAGACTCATTACTATCAGGATAAAATACGTTATATTCTGCTAAACCACTACCAGTATCCATTCCATACTGACTGGCATGCGTTACAGGATGTTTTCTATGTTTTAGCCATGTGAAAGGTTTTAATGTAGGACCATTATCTTTTACTTGACAAAACCGTCCACTAAAAACTTCTGGTGATTTGCCAGAAAGCATTAAAGGTGTTCCTACATAAGACGCATGATTTTTTACCTCATCTGCTGTTTTTTGTATGAAATTAATTAGACAGGCAGATTCTCTATCTGAAAATAGCGGCCTGTTTATAGCAAAAGGATATTCAAATATATCAATAGCTTCTACAGTCAAGTTATGCTCTGTTATAGCATTCCCTAGGGTTTCTAAAATATCAGTTATATAATAAGAAGCCCCATTTATATCCAAATTATTTAATCCTGTTATCGCTACATCTTCATAGGTAGATGAGAAAAAGGCTTCGTAATTATTAATACGATAAGAACCTGGATTGGGTAAGGTAACTGCATTTCTATAGGATTCAAAAGGGGGAACGATTTCTTCATTGATTGTTAACTGACCCCTATACCCATTAGAGCTCTTGATCATGTCAATAGGCAAAGCGTAATCATCTTCACTAGTATTTCTAGGACAGAAATAATTACGTATGTCTGGCTCACTCCCACATAAATATAAACCTATTTTATTAAAAGCAATCTTACGATTTTCATCTGCTGGCTTTATCTTTAAAGTATAGTTGCCAGTAAGTGAATCTCCAGATGTTTCAAACCATACACCCCTCTGCTGTCTCATAGAGGTATTAACTGCAATTAAAACAGAAGGGATAATGCCATCATCTTCAAGGCTCCAATATTTTCCTGTCCAGTAATAACTTAATCCAGATTCGCCTATAGTCGAAATAATACATTCAAGCTCTGTGTCTTGGTCTGCACGTACGTTAAATAAAAATTGTGCCGGTACTTCTGAAGGTAATTTAAGAGAATTCAAAAATAAAGGAGATATAAAAGGTGCTTCCCCTGCAATATAATCATATGTAGCATCTGTATTATCTATAACAGCAACATTATTTGTGCTTGGGTTATTTTGACCCCAGTGTGTTTGTGTATCACTTGAGATTGTAATGGCAGAACCTGTCCAATATGTATAAGAGAGGCTATCAAAATCTCTATCCGTTACTATTACATCTAAACCATTTGTCCATTCAAACAGCTCTCTATCTACTGCGGCTTCGTATCTAATACCTTCAAATTCGCACTTAGATAATATGCTTAATGGATAAAAATAACCTGATAAATTAGTATGCCCGGACCACAGAACAGGTACTACTTTTAAGTTAGTTTCGGCTAAGATTCTGAGAATTTCCGCCAATCTTTTTCTATATAGCCTGTCTTCATTGACGGTTACGCCGTCAATGGCGTTCCCTTCGGTGTAATCATACTCCCACACATTCCATGACATAGGTAGGCGAACGGACGTCACACCATCTACCCATGCTAGATGTTCAGCATAAGGACGTATATATTTTTCTAAATACTCATCAAAAGTCTCTGTATCTTCTATGCCGTTAAAGTTATATTTCTCTCCATCAATGCCATAATATAGGCGCTCTGCGTGCTCAACTAGCGGAGGCAAAAAGGTCGTTGTAAGTTCAGAATTAGCCATTCTACATTTATTATAGCAATTACATAAATACTTAGAAAGTCATGGCATAATATCATATGGAAACAGTAACTAAAAAGAAGAATCTGTATCGGTGGAACATTAATAAAGATATAAACTTTTTATTGCGTACAGATAATCAACAGCTTTTCGATGACTCTTTAAAAACCCTTGCATCTTTAATACCAAAGGCGCAGAAGTGTATAAGAATAACTAACGCTTTAGTTCTACGAGCTACGACGCTTGAAGAAATTACGATAGGCGTAGGCGGTTCTCCCGCTGTGTCTTTGGAAGACTATATTACTCTATTAGATACCTGCAAGGGAACAGCTAACCCTTTTAATAGTTTAAGCGTAGCAGTGACATCTATCGAAAGTGTGCTGTCTAAGATTGACTATGATGAAGTACCAACACAATATATAGAACATGTGAAACTATGCGTGCGTTTTCTGAAACATAGAGCTCGTTTAGGCTCTATAGCTGTTTGCAACATGAATACTCCTGATATATTTACTTACACTCCTCTAGAAGAACCGACAAAATGTATACAATCTAAAGTGCTTAAAGAAACAGTTTATTATAAGGAGCGCCCTGATGAGTATACAAGGCAGGTTTATAGATCGCACACTTACTTTATAAATATACTGTCTAATATTTTGGTGCCTTTCCATACTGAAAATGAACAGCTTGCTGTAAACTGCTTCGGGCCTTATGTTTATGTAACAGCGCCTCAGAAGTTCGCGTGGTATATGCAGATTGTAGGTCCAACGGTAGTAGCTGCTTTACTCTACCCTCAAATAATACCTTTTATCAGTAGAGACAAAAGAGTGTCCATTATTGACTTTATTAATAATAAAATAGCACTACGCGCTTGTGGGGAGCATTTTGAGCTGATGGATCTTAAATGTTTATGTGAGGCTTTTCAGCAAGGAGGGGCTATAAGGCTAACTAGAAAGTCAGTTAAAGCTTACAGTAAATTTAAAAGGAGCAAGCTTACGCAAAACCAGTTCAAAAGAATAGCCAGTACGAGCAAAAACGAGATGGTAAGATTACTCGCAGCTTCTTACTTTTTACCTATAACAACTATAGAACGTTGATAACTAAATCAGCCATGACAAAGTACTGTGAATTACCCGCCTGTACTTCATCTTCGATGCCTTCGATAACTACACGCTTAAAATAAATGTCTCTTGAGGTGAAGACCAATTCATCAAGAGGCAAGCGTAATCCTTTTATATTAGCCTCGAATAAATGATTAATAAGGGCTACTATAGAGAAGGCACCTCCAGTGCCTATAGAATATATATATCTATTAACTTCTTCTTTTAACTCTTCAGATGAGATAAGTTGATCCGTGGCTATATCTATACTACCACTTACATAAATAGGCGCTGTGTGTTTAGCGAGGATATCAGCATTTGCTGGCCTTGTGTCATTTAAGTTAATAAAATCTTGTATATCACTTATGTCCTTTGCTGCGTCATAAATAATTTTTACACCCACACCTATAGGAATTTCTCCTTCAGTTGTTAAGGTATTTCCGTATTCTATATCGCCCAATAAATTAGTTGTAAGCTTTTGGTTATTTATATAAAGCGGAGCCGGAAGAAAGGCATATCTGTCATCATCTTTTATTTTTGTAACTGGGCAAGAGCCTGTCCCTGTTATTGTTATATCAAGCGCCCTTCCATCGTTAATAAAGGGGGTTACGCAGTCTGTGACAGCAAATACATTACCAGCTGCTCCTCCCGTAAGCATTAGAATTTGACCTCCTAATAAACCGTAACCTGGATACTGATCAAAAATAGCCTCGAGCGCTTCTGGAATATTACATAAAGCAGAATCCTCTAAACCATAAGTATTTAAAGAGCCTTGATTTTTTTTGATTGTTTGATTTTCGACGAAAGAAAGAGGCGTTCCATAGAACTGAAGCCCATCTATTAAACCATTATAAATAGTCGTTGCGCTTGTTTCACTATTTAAACCCGTACCTATACTGATAGAAGCCACCATTGTCGAATTATGTATAGGCGCTAATGAAAAAGTAGCATAATCAAGAGGCACTTCATAAATATCTGTATTCTGTATGTTAGAAAAATATATTATTTTTTTATCCCGAATTATATCATAAATAAAACTTATAAATACCCAATTAGCCTCTGACATATCTGCGTCTACATAATCTTTAAAGATAGGTGTTTTTGTCTTATTCTCTTGCGCATACCCGTTACTTATGGTGTTATAATTAATATAGCCATCAGAATCTACGTATATATCTAAAACATCCCTATAGTCAGGCAGTAAAGGGTCTTGACCTATATCCGTAAATGTATTAAAGAGTGTGTGTTTGCTGCCAACGGCAGGCAAAGAAGCCAAATTAAACCAACCAGTAATGCTAAAGCCTTTAGTAGAGTTTAATAAAAGATTGGGTAAATAATTGCCGCCTGCGATAACATGTACACCTCTCATTAAGGGACTGCTAGGGTCTTCGCTATCACTACTAACAAGCTTTTGCGAGGGAGTGATAAAGAGAGACGAACCTCCGTCTGTAGACCCAAAATCATGCTTAAATAATTTTAAGCTGTCGATTTCACTCTCATCTACACCAATTATTAGTAAGGCTTGTGAGCTATTGGAGCTTCTAACATAGAGTTGATCATTTTTGTCTAACGAAAAACTAATAGCGCCTAGATCATCTAAACTAAATTTATTAACTGAAGAAGCATGAATAGTACCTGTGCCTCTAATAAACCTCAGCTCTCGTGTGGTTTCCATACTATTATTTAGACCAGGAGAAGGTGTAATAAAGGTATAATCAAAGTCTTCGCGCAAAAAAACTGTGCTTAAGCCTGGAATAGCATCTTTCGACGATTGAGCTATTTCAACGGACTTTATCTCCATTAACGGTTTTTCTGTTACACCACATTCGCTAGAGCTTCCTTCATAAAGAATATTTGGATTATCTCCTTCCGTATATAAGCCTATGCGGTTTAAGCCGAAAGTCGAGATATCAGAAAGATTCGCTATTTCAACTTCGTGCTCTGTTAAGCCTATTGTACTATAAATATCTATCTTTCCGCCTAAATGAACTCCTTCGGATTCAGGATATGCTATCCCGTCTATACTTAAACTTGGAGCATAAATTATATCGCGCAGCATTTCATCGTTTCCGAAACCTACAACATTAACAGAAAGTATCTCAGGAAAAGTACTCTTTAATATGTCAACAGCTCCTCGCTTTGTCGAAAGGTCTCTGGACCCTAAGCTACTTTTAGCTCTATCTAACAAAGCTTCACTACTTTCCCGCACTTCTCCACCAACAAAACTTTCTTTACAGACAGCGCTGAGTACATTAGAGTCGCTCAGGACAACACCTGTAATTTCTCCCGCGTTTATATTATAAACACTTCCTGCATTAGAAGCTTCTACAGGTACATCTACTTCGTAGCGGCCCGTTACAAAATTAACAGTAAAAGCTGCTGGACCTTTATCCACCGACTGTGTGCTATAGTACTTTAACCCGCCCACACCTGTAAAAACAGTTCCTTGCGGCACATAAACGCGTTGAGGCTGCCGCAGAATAATAGTAGCTATACCTCGGGCTTTACTGCCTACATTTCTATCAATAAATATATTAGCTAAAATAGCATCAATATCTTCATCTGATAAATCAGTGGCGTTTAAAAGACTTTGTGATTTTTTAACACGATGCACTTCGTTAGCTAAAGGCTGTAGAATTGTAATCATGGGAGAAACCAAGAGATCGCGTATAGCGCTGCCTGGCTCAGTATTTACGTCCGGAGCTACCTCCTTTATACGTTGTATAATATAGTCTTCTATATTTAATAAATTAATAGCCACTAGTTTTTACCTATTTCTACTCTTCGTCTTCGTCTTCCATCTGATTTATAATAAAATTAGTTGCGTATTCGCGTGCAACATCTTTATCAGTATAACCATTCACAGCATCTACGGCATCTTGCCCGTGGGTCATATACATGTTATCTGCAAAGTCTAAAGACTTATCTAATTTCTTTGATAAATGCTCTGAGGCATCGTTAAGGGCTTCTGAGAAGCCTATGAATTTTATAGCGTTATTTGGCATTTTAAATACTTAAGGTAAGAGGTGTCGATACTTTATCGATTGTTACTATTCTAAGAAAAAGCGTCACTTTATTCAAATCTGTAAGCTCTACATCCATTACCTCTAAGGAGTGAAGAGCCTCATCGGAGGGAACAGGGTTTATGGCTTGGGAATTTTTTATATCTTCTTCGACTTTGGAAACAGCGAACATAATACTATTTTGGTGTGCTGAGAGTATTTCCTCCCCATCGTGGAGTATTGGAGGTATTTGATCGGCACCTCCTCCCCAATAAGGGAACCTCTTATCTGTACCTGGCGTGGTAAGAAGACTTTTAGCCACTTGCTGCGCTAATCTATCTATACCTGTAACTAAACCCGTACCAGAAGATAGTTTAAATCTATATTTAATATCTTCACCGAATTGTTCTAAATCGAAAATTTTTACATCTATACTCATCGTAAGCAGCACCCCCCGTGCTCATCTTTGGTGTCTTCTAAGGAAGCAGAATAACCGTCATCATTTGGTCCTATAATTGAATTGTACATATCTGAGTTTAATGACGTAGAGGCATCCGAAGAGAAATCTCCGCCATAATCCCCTATATCCGAAAAAGAGCTATGTCCTTCACAAAAACGTAGTAAGCCTATTAGGGCTGCTATAAATTCAGCTATCTCTGTATCAATCTGGCTTAACCAGCTAAATACGCTATTCATTGTTTCAGCTATGGACGCCGCTGTGCCTTCTAAGGCAGCGGTCATATTACTTAAACCATCCAAGACATTATTCTCTATGTCGGAGTCAAAGCCAGTAGATGGGCCTGTTCCTAATAATTCTGGTGATACCCCTAAACAACGCATGATTATCATATACATTCTACCTACTGGAGTAGCAGCTAAGAAATCTTCAAATGTATCTAGCACGAAAGCTTGTGCGCCTAATATAAGATCTAAAGCCGCGTCTACTGAGCCTCCTATATCAGAAATGTTACCAAGCACCCCTAAAGCTCCTTCTCCTATGTCAGACGTAATCTCATTCCAACCATCAAAAACACTTGACGCGTCATCATAAAAAGAATCACATGACGACTTACTTCCTTGAGTAGCTGCTTTTGCTGCATCCATACTTTCTTTTGTTTTAGTGTCACCGGTTACTGCATACGAAATAAGCGCATTAATATATACTTTCTGCTTAGAGACGCTGGCAGCATTATTAGACATGTTTCTTTTTAGCAAGTTTAAATCATCTAAATAGGCATCGTAAGCTACAAGGACACAAGGAGAGCTGATATCTATATTATCTGGATCAATATTAAAATCATTAATGCGTGATTTTAATAGCGCTATTAAAGATGAATCAGCATGTCCTAATATTTTAGTAAGTCCAGTAAAAACTTTATTTGGGTCGTAGCGACATCCACTCTTTAAATACCCTAGCATGTCATTACTTTCGCCTAAGTTCTGCTTAGCTTTAGCTAAGGCGCGTAGAAGCATTCGATTTAACTTTGCGCCTTCTTTTATATTAGCTAACAACTTTAAGCTGTCTTCTATATTTTTATCTAAGCTAGCCCAGAGCTTTTCCATTTCATTGGTTTTTTTCTTAGAGGCGTTTACTGCGTTGGCTAACTTTCTGAAATCAGCCACAATATTATCTCCTCTGTAAGAACCTTGCGTTATCTCTTCTAAAAGTGGGACAACGTTCTCCCATGAATCATGTACTGTACCCTTATCTTCATTGAAAGCATCGTCAATAATGCTGTAAGCTTCTTCGAAGCGCCACTCCCAATCATCTATCAAGGAATCTAAATTAAAACCTCCTCCAAACGCTGCAGAAATATCATCTACGGTGTTGTTGATGTTCTCTATCTCGCGGCAGGCAGATCTAATAGCACCTAATGTGGCAGTCATTCTATAGTTCTGTACACGCTGTATTTGATACATTACCATCTGGTCGAGAGCCAATAGCGCTCCAAGGAAATCTTGTAACCCGTTACCTAAGGCTTCTACAGTTTCAAAAGGAGTCTTTATAGCATTAAAGGCGCCTGAGCCCAGAGGAAGTAAAAAAGAGTTTAGAGTACTCATTAACCCTGCAGCAGTCGCGCGTATGATATTTAAAGGGTTGTCTGGGCTTACACCCCATGTAGCAATTTCCTTTGTCTGACTAGCTAAAAAAGACATATTTTTAGATTCTATTTTAGCCTGCTTTGCCTGCGCTTCCCGCATTTTGCGGATTTGCTCATCATAGACTACCGAGAAAGGGTCTGCCGCCATACTAGTCTCTCGCTATCTCTCCAACGGCGAAAGCACTTGAAAGCTTATCCCCTATTTTATTTTTTATATGACTTATTTGAGCAGGAGATACATTTAATTCTTTAGCTAATTCCCCAGCTTTCTTTTTTTGCGCTCCCTTGAAGCCAGTCGAACCATCAAACACAATGATCTCTTTTGGTGTCATATCAAATGTACGTGTATAGTCTACATAGTCTTCTATTAATGTGGAGGTATGTTTGCCAGCATCAAAACCCATGTCTATCTGCACATCTTTTATTTGAGGTAGAATTCTGTTTACTTGGTGCTCTGACATTTTTAACTCAGCTGACATTTCTGGTATGCTCGGCTCTCTGTTTAACTTATTCCTAAGCTTACTCTGCGCTTCTTTAAATTTACTAACCAGCCCAAAAACCTCTTCACTCTGTCTGATAGTATGTCCATATGTATTTACGTAACGACTCATCTTACGCAAATAGTTAAATAAGTGGGTGCTAAAGGCGGCTCCTGCCATAGGGTTGTAATTATCGATAGCTTTTATAACTTGAGCTATGCCTTCGCTTTCTATAGCTGTTTTCGGGATAATAGTACCAGAGCCAAATCTTAAATTAATCTGTGATTTGATCATAGGCATATACCTCTTAACAAGCTCATTTCTTGCTTGAATATCGCCTTGTTCTTTAAAGCGTGAAATTAGTTCTATATCTGTTGTCATCTATCTAAACCTTGCTCTTCACTTAGTGTTTTTGGTGTTATTTCTTCCGAGACCAAAGAAACTAAAGAATTTTCAATATTTACTCTTTTGGATAGATAAGGAGCAGTTCCTCTATTATTAATATCCTCGGCTAATTTTTCTGCAACTTTTCTCCGTATAAAAAGCGAAGCAAAAGCAGGGTTTGAACTAGTTACATCAAACCAATAACCTCTTCTAGTATAAGCATGTTTATCGCCTTTCCAAGCTACATTATCCCTTTTCTTGGCGGCCAATACAGGCTTTCTGCCTCCATTTAATCGTAAATATTCCACTAAGGCATCTTGGGATAAGCCTGCCTCTCGCACTCGTTTCATTATGATCTCTAAACCAGTTAACCTGTCAATACCTTCGTCTATCTTCGATGTTTTTGGGTTCGTCTTCTCACCGGAAGCTTCTTTTAATCTTTTAAGTATATCTGGTTTATTTTTCTCTAATATAATTTTTTCCTCTAACCTATTCTCAGCTCCCAGTTCTTTTAACAAAGAATCAATCAGAGAGGGGAGTTCGATAGATAAATCTTTATCTCCCTTTTCTTGAGCAGTCTGGCTAAGTATAGTTTGGCTGAAGCAGAAGTCAAAGAAAGATGGACCGAACCCTTGCGATAAATACTGCTTACCTATTTCTCTTTGGCTTATCTGTTTCTCAACACCGTTTGCACTTCTTAAGTCAGGGTTAAGATAATCTAGAGGTGTTAAAGCGTGTGTGCCTTGTATAGAAGTTGAGGCTGAAGAGGGAGAAAAACTATGTGAAACAGAGGCCACATAAGCAAAATAAGGTTGGTCTTGATCCAATACCGCCATAGTAAACCCAGGTACCACTGAAGGGTTAAATACAGTGGATACTGTACATCTATGCTCTTGATACTTTCTATTCAAATAAAATAAATTAGCATACTTTGAAATGTATGTCCTTGTTTTATCGAAAGATGCATCCGTCGCTAGCATACTATAGAAGGGAGGCAGCACCTGATAAAAACCTTTTGGAGTTAAAAACCACTCATTATTACCATATGCTTTATCTAATTGGGTTGAATCTACTGTAAACTCTAGAGCTTTTTCGGTATCAAATTCATTGAAAAGAGAATCTGGAGCAGGATATAAGTAAGCAGAATAGGCCGTATCTCCTTTAGTGTGTACACTAGGGGCTACCAAAGAAGCACGTGTTATCTCATGTTCATAGTTTATAGATATATTAGAGTCTAATATAGCATCCGGCAATAGGATATTACAAGCAGGAGGGGAGAGGAACGCGGAAGAAGGCGCTAAGGTGTAACGAACTGAATTTTCCATCGAAGTTTCTTCGATTGTTCTTAAGTGCGGTACTCCTATATCAGTCAAGTTGAAATTAAAATTGTTATACAATGAAACCATAAAAGTATAATAATCAGCCGAACTAGTTCCATCTCCGCCAAAAGCGAGCTTCTGAATAAAGGTAGTGAAATTAGTACTTTTCCTGAAATCTGCCCATTCTTGGTCTCTGTCGAGCATATCGATAATAGCAAAAGAATCTAAATAACCATATAATTGTTCATGCACCTGTACCGTAGTAGGTGTATTATTTATATTATTAGCTCTAATCCCTTCAGCGATTTCATCGTGTAAGCAGGCAGGGAAAGGTTTGTCGCCTCCTATTACCTCGAGAAGGCGTTTACTTTGAGAATCAGCGCCAGGTACCTCAGCAGCTTTCACGCTATAGATGGCTATATGTTTTTCTCCTCGATTATCGGGAGCCAAGTGTAGCTGCGCTGCAGAGGTAATCGGAGCGCTTTTATTTGTTTGTACATATTTTCTATAGCGCTTCAAAGCTGATAAAGGTGACGATAACATTAAAGTACAAGTTTTACTTGAAGAGTTTCCTCCAATACGCATAGAGACCATTTCGCCATCAAATAAAACATATTCTCTTATTTGATTATTAAGGTCTTTATCGTCTGCGTATCCATAGGTTATAGTAACAATAGTTCTTGGGCGCAATTGAGTAGCATATCTTGAAAAAGGTATTATCACTGAAGCTGCAGATAGAGCCCCCGCTTGTGCTGACATATTCCCTCCTATGAAAGCAATTTCTTTGCCTTCTATATACACCTTAAAGATAAGTTTGCGTGTTTTCATGCCTCAAAAAGAAATCTAACCTTCTGATCTGGAGTAGTCATAAAAGCTCCCTCATTAAGGGCCTCGTTCCCTAGCGCTCTTGTAGCAGAATCAACAATAGGTTTTGCTGTTAAAGAGTCTGCTTTATGATATAAGCCCGATTTCTTGACTAACATTGATAGAGTAAAAGGAACAGAACCTAATGTAGCTAATGTAGACGAGAAGTTTAATAAGTAACCCTGCGCCCATCTCCAGTCATAGTTGAGTCTTACCTGTAACCCATACTCAGCACACTTGCTTCCTTTTAATAGATTCTCATAAGCGTATTTAAAATTATCAAACCAATTAGCGTCTGATGTGAGGTCAGGGGTAACCCCACTTGAATTATCTGTGGCTAAATCAGTTTTGGTTGTCTTTAAGTGGAATAAATTCCCAGAAAATTGATATACGCGGGGCTGTTCTCCAAAAAAATTAACATGCACATCTTCTCCACCTGTTTTTGGGGAAAATGTTTTCATTATTTGGGTAGTTTCTGCTACGCTTTCTTGTATCTGCGTAAAAGTAATACGATGAGTAGAGAAAACTAAACCTGGTTTAGTGGTACCTCCTTTCATATTATAAACAGCTATAGAAGGCATGAAGTCTGCGAAAAGCGATTTATGCTCATTTTTATCTCGTCTTCTTTGACCTGCCTTGGATGAGACTAAACCAGCAGAGCCTTTATCTGATTGCTCGTCTAAAGGAGTGACTACTCTTTTAGCGTAAACATCGTCATAAAAATTAGAGTTTTCATTACTCATTTGGTTTTACTCCTTTGATTTGAGCTAAACGTAATGTCTCTAACTCATTCAGGTGTTTTATATAACTAGCATATATAATAGTATAGTAATCAGTAGCGATCAAAGGAGCTTTTCCGCCTCTCTCAGCGCTTTCTGCCTTAATCTGCTTGATAGAATCGAGTAGTTTATTTGTATTAGCTTTTTCAGTTAGAAAAGCATGTTTATTAGCATCAACAACGTTATGGATATCATCTGGATCATGCATCCGTCTTAGCAAGACAGGAAGGGATAAACCCATTTTATCTGCCTTCTGTCTAATAGTTATAATATTTGCCACCGTTGCAATCGGGAAAGCAACTGTTTTCTTTTCGGTTTCAATAGCAGAGACTTCTTGTGCTGCCTTTGCGCGTGTTGAAAAATAAATTAAATTATGTTCTAAAGCCATTATTGTACATTTCCTGCTAGTTCGTCCTCTCTATATAGCCGCGCCATTTCATTAGCAGCATCGCCTATAGTTGACATTAAGGAGGCGTATTTGTCACTTGCAGCTCCACCAATGTTAAAATTTGTTGCTATTTTAGTTTTAGCTTCTGAGCTTATTCCTGATTGAGCAGTAAAATCGTTGATTAGTTCTGCGAGGGCTTTAAGGGCTTTTTCCTGGTCTTCTCCGCCCCTTCCACTCGATATATGCTTCCCTATGTTTCCTGACATCTGTATAAGCTCCTTTTCGCTTAGCTTTGTTATATCATAATCAAACTGGGTGATTAGCTTTTGTAAAATAGGAGCCTTTAGATCTCCGTCTGCTAGATTCTCTGCTAGAGAATCTCGTGTAAAGAGATCAACGAAAGGGTCAAGGATTGCTTGAGATGTAAGATTAATCGCCCTAAATATATTACCTTTCTCATAGGCGTCGCCTATAGCTTCATTATATTGCCCAAAGGTATAATCATTATCACCTAAGCGATCAAACCAGCCTCTGTCAGTAGATACATAGTTATTGTCGGCATCTTTATAACCCTCTCTGCCGCTCAGCGCCGCCCTTAAGCGTTGTTGAGTGGGTCCTATAACCGCATCGCTTACTTTTGTTCCATCATGTAATTCCCAAGGTTTTGCCGAGCTCCTAATATGACGCCCGCCCCATCCTGCTGTTAATATAAATTCACCCCAATCTGTATATTCTTCGTTCGCATCATACAGGTTTTGTGCCTTAAGCTCACTTCTTAGATCTATTTCTCTAGTGAATAGACCTCCACTCTCTGCTGCTTTTCTATTATGATGTATATTTTTAGCTTGTCTTACAGCAGCTCGTCCAGCATCTGTATTTACTCCTAAATCAAAAGCTAACTCTTCCACAGATTTACTTGCAAATTCTGGTGTATTCAAAAGTGCCATTGCTGCTTCTACCGGATCACTCGCTAGTTTATTTCTTTCATATTCAAAAGCTATCCAATCTCTCTTGCCTCCTCTAGTTAAGGCCTCAGATTGACTTAAGGCTGAGCCTGCGCCTACTACGTTAGCTAGAGCAGCCCTGTCCATAGCATAGGAACCTTCTCCGGAGCGATCCATTCCACCAAAAGTTTGATTAAAATTAGCTACTGCCATGTCTGCATTATATGCGCCCGCTAAAGACCCCATAGTGAGCGCAGAGGTTGAAGAGGCTATTTGTGCCGTATTAAAAGCCCTTTGGGAAGAGAAGTTTGCTCCATAAGTTTGGAAGCCTTCTTGAGCTGCTTGTACAATTGAGCCCATCCAAGCATTAGCGTGTTTTGTATTTCGACCATCGAAAGTTTTCCCGCCAAGAGCAGACATAGCTTGGAGCGCTGTTAGTTGCGCACTATCATTAAAGGCACCAGTTGGAGCAAAAGAATTAACAAGCTGACTAGCAGAACCCATACCCATACCCGTTCTGGTCATCAGCTCATTCATAGCAAGCATACCTCCTTGTAAAGCGGCTACTGATTTATCTAATTGATCTTGATCCAGCAAAGCAGCGGCTGCGCGTATTCCAGTATAGTTTTCTCCGTTTACATTAATACCTTCTGACCATGCCTCGGCTAGATACGTCTTTTTATCGTGAAAAGGATTAAGATTTTTATTTAATCCCTGTCCTATACCAGCCCAAAAACCTCCCTCCATTGCTCCTTCAGCTTCATGCGCAGAATAACCCATTTTCTGTAATTGTGTAATATGCGTTAACCTATCAAGCCCTGGACCTATTAGAGCATCTGTCGCTTTGTTAATCCCAGACGCCATGGCCCAGCCAATCGGATTAAAACCTGTCCCTAGCCATGGTAAGACATCCAATACTCCTTTGGCTGTATCAGCAGCGAACATTTTTCCTGAGCCGCCAGAAAATAAACGCCCAAAATAAGCATTATCCTGTGACTCTATTTGCTGCGCAGACATAGAGCCACTTGCATAATTCGCGCCGAACAAGCGCCCTGCTTGTCTCTTTATGTTCCCCCATGCACCATCTTCTGGCATAGGGCCCATGGAAGAGCCTATCGCTTGTGTTAGCTGCGCGCCAGTGCGTAATGAGTCGGTGACCATTCCGCCTGTATAGGCAACAGCCCCTTGCACGTCGCCTGCTAGCTGCTTAGCGGCTATACCTAACCCCCAGAAAAGGCTATCTTTATTAGTTGGGTGTCCGCCCGGATCTTCTTGAGATGAACCTGCCGATGGCGTTATCGCTGTGGCTACATTGCTTCGAATACTCGCTAACTCAGAGCCTAGATTTGATTGATCTAGTTCTACCTTTAGACGGAGAGTATCTTCTATAGCCACTATATATGATTATACATGTTTTTTGCAATCATTCTTTTTCAGCTTCAAAATCAGTCCTCATTGAGTAATTACCTTTAGATGTTTCATCTACAATAAAAGGTTTTCCAATATGCTTATCTAGTCTATTATGGGCCCGCTCGACAAATGAAGACTGCGCTGTATCCTGTTCTGGGTAAAGAACTTGAATGTATTCATCTAAAAGATCTTTTATCTTCTTCGCATCGGCCCCTAATGCGGATAAAGCCAAAAGCATAAGCTCATAAAGCTTTGCTTCGCGTTCTAAATTATATATATTTAAAAGAAAAGATTCTTCTAGTGATCCAAATTTAGTATCGATGCCTTTTAATTTTAAGGCCCCTCTGGCATATAGTCGAGGAACCTTTAGGAGTTTTTTGGGTCTGTTTCTTTGATTAACAAACCTACTTTATCTTCGAACTGTATATAAAGAGCAAATAACTTATTGAAAATAAAAGTACTTGTTCTTTTTAAAGCTTCTTCTTTCCCTGCCGAATCTAACTCTGAAAAATCCCATTGGGTCGTTTTATCAGCGCCTTCTTTAATAAAAACATACTGTACACTTATAGCAAGATATTTTAAATAACGAGCATTCCTAGCTGCTCTATGATCTTCTGTACCATTCATAGCTACAACAAGTGTATCTACTTTCTGCACTTCTTCCGTAGTGAGTGATCTAAACTTAACTTCAAAGCGTGCTTCTTTTATTACATCTTCCACATAACCTTTTATAAGGAGATGTGAGATGTTCATTGTAGTATCTTCTTCCTGTACCTGCTGAGGCTCAGTGGGGTTTGAATTAATTCCTGGGATAGCGGCCATGACGTAAGTATACAGAAAGATAAACGTAAAAGCAATAAAAAAGAGGGATTAAGATAACTTAATCCCTCTAAACCCAAAACATACATGACTATAATTCACATATTCCATTTTTGCAGGAGTCCACAAATTCAACCTGCGCTTCTATTTTACCGTCCTTCCTTAACTTGTCTAAATTGATATCTTTTAAACTCAAGGCTTCCAGGGGTTCATTGCCCCTTGAGCCTGCTTTATAGAAGGTAAAACCTTTAATGTCAGAAGCAAAAGTTAATAACTCGTTATAAAGAGTATCTGGAGTAAAATCAGCGGGTAAGTTACACGTTTTAGATACAGCAGAGTCAATATATTTCTGCACAGTAGCTTGCATTTTAATATGCTCTTCTGGGGATACATCATAAGCGCCTACGATATGCTCTACGGACTTATTCTTACTTAATAGATCATCGAATAAAGGATCGAGCACAATTGTCTCATTCCAAACATTCTCGCTTCCTGTACGCCACCGTCTTTTGTAAACAGGAGCAAAGATAGGCTCTAAACCTGTTGAAACGCCGAGCACCATACTTATTGTACCAGTAGGTGCAACAGTAAGAAGGACAGCATTGCGTAGCCCATTCTTTTTAATGTCTGAACGTATATGGGAAGGAAGTGTCTTGAAAAACTTTTCATTTTTTAATTTTGTCCATTCGTATTCTGGAAAACTGCCTCGCTCTTTCGCAAGGCGCATCGAGGCTTTATAGGCTTCATTTCTAATCGTATCAAATAACCTAGCTACTTCTTCTAGACATTCTTCTGAGCCATATTTATAACCGGTTTTAATTAAGAAGTAATGTAATCCTGTAACACCTAAACCTATTCTGCGCGACCTGCTTCCAGCTTCGCTACACTCTGGAATAGGGAAGTGATTCGCCGTGAGTACATTATCTAGAAAACGTACACCTACTTTAATGGTGCGTTTTAAGCGCCCCCAATCTACTTTTCCATCTTCCATTACCATATTAGCTAAGTTAACGTGACCGAGACAGCAGTTTCCGTAAGCAGGCAGAACTTCCTCCCCACATGGGTTAGTGGAAGGCATGTACTCAAAATAAGAAACATTAGTGTACTCATTGGCGAAATCAATATTAAAGATCCCGGGCTCCCCGGATTCAACAGCGTTATCCACGATACGCTGCCAAAGTTCTCTAGCCATTATCTCTTTTTTTGTTACGCCTTCAAAGGTATCTCCAAAATGCTTAAGGTGGTGAGTGCTGGCTCTTCCAATTGCGTCTTCTTCGTTCTTAGCAACGATTTCTATGGTATCGTTACCTCCCTCCGACTGGCGCTGAATTTCATACATAAAATACTTATTCTGCCTACCACCAAAAGTAAAATACCATTCCTCATCTTTTTCAACGGCTTCAATAAATCGATTGGTGATACCTACTGAGATATTAAAATTATTCAGTTCATCACGGTCGAGCTTAACATGCAAAAACTCCAAGAAATCTGGGTGGTGTACATTAAGAATAGACATTAAGGCCGTACGTCTATTCTTTCCAGCTCTAACATGGTTACCTATCTCATTAATCATGCGCATTACTGAAATAGAGCCAGGAGCAGAGTTACGTATGTTCTGGATATCATCCCCTTTAGGGCGAATCTTAGAGAAGTTGAAGCCTATGCCACCTCCTCCACAGGATATCTTATACATGTCTGAAACTGTTTTACCTATACTCTCCACCGAGTCTTCTGGATCGAGTACGTAACAGTTTAGTAAATTCTGGTTACTACGTCCCGATCCAAAAAGAATCCTACCTCCAGGACAAAAGTCACCTGCGTTTATAGTTTCGTAGAATTTTTGCTGTATTTTTTCCCTATCTTCTGGGAACTCTGGATCGGCTGCCGTGCGAGCTACTCGCTTAGCGCATTCTCTCCAGCTTGTTTCTCCTGGATATGCATATTTATCCATAAAGATTGTATGTCCTAAAGACCCTTCTTGTAATTCAAACGCCATTTTAATGTGATTTCTCTGTTGTTTTGTAAGTTTTTACGCTTTTTTTCACCACAAATGTGGTTGATTATTGTAAACTCCTTTCCTGTCATGTCTAGAAGAAAAAAGGTTTCTTTTTTAATTTGACTTAATTAAGCTAAAACAGTACCCATGAATAACAAACCAGAAATAATTACGATAAACGATCGTTACAATAACATACTAGACGAAGGGGCCAAGGCGCTCGTTGCTGGTGAAGCACAGCTTAATTTCGCAGCTTGGGGAGTTATGAAGGTGATCCACGATACATGCGAGAAAGCTTTTGTGATACTTAACCGTTTCGGTGTGTCTGGGCCAGGTCAATGGAGAAGACAAAAAGAAATGGGGCTGAACTCTATGCACCAGACGTACAAGGATCTTGCGCTCAAAGCGCGTAAAAGCCCTGCGTCTATCAAGAATGCCCATATTTGGTTTAAACACACAAAAGAAATCATGGGCGATGAAGATAAAGTTTTATTATTAGAACTACCTCCATCTGTAGCTGGTATTATTACAGAATCTACTAAGATCTCTAATGAGGAAAAAGCGACCTTACTTAAAAAAGCTATCAAAAAAGCGTTAACAGGTAGTCAAGTTCGTAGAGAAATTAGAGTACTTTCAGGCGAAGAAGAGTTAGATCCTATCTTCCGCACAAACTTATGGAGCGCACGTATACCAGAAGCTAAATTCGGTATGATATATCCTGGTCGCATTCCTGGTCAAATTGTCTATAACATCCTTCACCACTATACGGAAGTTGGAGACCTCTGCTTATTTCCTTTTGTAGGGGGCGGCACTGAAGCAGATGTCGCTCATTATATGGGTAGAGAATATTATGCATGGGATATTCACCATGTAGATGCAGTGGCGCAGCGGCACGGTGAAAGATATTTCACGGCAAATAGTTTAGCGCCATGGCAGGTCACTAAAGTACTAGAGGAGAAGGCTGACCTTGTTTTTGCAGATGTACCCCGCTTTATGTGGGGCAATGGCAAGTGGGAGGATTCAGATAATGAAGATAATTACGACATAAGTAAACAAGATCTTGAGGAGTTCATGGAATCGATGGAACTCGTTGCTAGGAATGCTTTTATGTCTTTGAAGAATGGGGGAAAGTTTGCTATACTATTAAGGCAACCTGGCTTCGTTGACATACCTAGCGAAGACCTTACCTTCACTCTTATGTCAGAAAAATTTAATCGGTTCGAACTAGTTAGCCGTTTACATGTGACTTTTCCAACAACAGCACATCGTCCTACAGAAAAGGGACGCTTTGCTAATGAGTGTATGGATTTACTCATTATGGAAAAACACTAGTGTTTCGTTTAAGAAAATACCAAGGAGACTGTATTAAAGCAGTCGTAGATGCCCTTGAATTGGGCATGAATAAGCAACTATGCGTCCTCCCAACAGGAGCTGGTAAAACTGTAGTAGCTAGTCATTTACCTAAGTTCCTTAAACCACGCCGTGTTTTATTCTTAGCGCACAGAGAAGAATTACTTGATCAAGCGGCTGAAACATTTAAAAAAGTTTTTCCTAAACTTAGTATAGGTAAAGAGATAGGAGAGAGTAAGGGTACGTTAGAAGATCACATAGTAGTAGGTTCTGTACCTACTCTAGGTAAAAAGAATCACTTACGATTAAGAAAACTTTTTGGAGATAACCCTGAAAATATTCTATTAATTACAGATGAAGCTCACCACGCAACGGCTAATTCATATAGAAATATATATAAGTTTTTTAATCTAATAGGACAGACCGATACAACCAATACTCATATAGGTATAACAGCTACGCCTTTTAGAGGGGATAATGCTAATCTGACTGATATTTTTGACGATATTACCTACATGAAAAAATTAGGTGATATGATTCTAGAAGGCTGGTTGGTAGATGTTAAGTCGCATCATATACATACACAGACTGATTTAAGCCAAGTAAGAACACATGCTGGTGATTATGCAGTTAAACAGCTAGCGGCGGCGGTTAATACACCAGAAAGAAATCAATTGATCGTTAATACCTATATGCATCTAGCGGAGGGCAAGAAAGCAGTCGCTTTCTGTGTGGATGTAGCACATGCTATAAGCCTAAACGACGAATTTAATAATGCAGGAATCATTTCCGCAGTTGTAACCGGAGCAACCCCAAAGAAGGAACGCAGGGATATTATTAAGAGGTTTAAGAAGGGCCATCTTAGAGTAATCACTAATTGCGCTGTCTTAACGGAAGGTTTCGATGCACCTGATACAGAAGTAATTATTATAGCGCGTCCAACACGTTCCCCTGTTCTTTATACGCAGATGCTAGGAAGAGGTATGCGTTTAGCAGAAGGAAAAGACCACATGCTTCTATTAGATCTATATGATAGAACTAAAAACCCTCCTGTACACATGGATAGGGTGCTTAATGTCCCTATGAGCCAATGTACATATGGTGAATGGAAAGCTGTTAAGGAGGTGATCGAAGAAGAATATCCTTATGCTCCGCCAGATGATATAGCCCGCGCAGTTAATGCAATAGATGCTAATGATATTATCGCTAAGCTTCAAGGGATGGATATTCTGGAGGTTTTGGTGAAGATATATGAACAAGGAATAGATTCATTTATATCCTCGAAAACAAAATTAAGCTGGTCTAAATTAGCAGATGGTTCGTATCAAATTCAATCCGCTGGTATAGGCAAAATAGCTATTAGAGTTAATGCAATGGGTTCTTGGGAGTTATGGAGGAAAGAACCTAGAAAGCCATGGAATAAACCTTATACAGGAGACCCAGTGGAGTGTTTTAAAAGAGGCGATAAAATTATCGCTGATTATGATAAAACTAAACTCTACTTAAGGTCTGCCCCATGGAAACGCGCGCCTGCTACTAAGAAACAATTAGACTTAATTAAAAGACTAACGGGCAAACCACCCTCTGTAGCAATAGATAGTAAAGGTAAGGCAGCGCACTTAATTAACTCCTTGTTTGAAGCTAAACAAAAATGATAGATACGGATGACGTAAAAAAGTTCATAGAACTTGCAATTGAATGTAATGCTATTGAAAAAGACGTAAATCTATATGGGATAGTTAGAAGACTACAAAAACAATATGGAGTTGAGATTGTACTAGATTCACTTAACTTTTTTACAGAGATATTAATACAAGATAAACTACAAGGTTTATTAGTGCCATCTATAGTTAAGTTCTGTAGCAATGCATCTAAATATACAGCAATAGGCTCTAGCGAACATGCAGTAACTAGCGTTACGTGGGCTAATGATCTAGATATTACTGGCTTAGATAAAGCCATAGCTGCTTTTTCTTCTAGAAATGGACCAGCCGCTAAAATAACTAAGACTTGGACGGACAAAGAAGTCAAGCAGGAAATCACTTTCTTGAGAGTGATTCGTTTAGAATGGGATGCTTTAAAGAAAATTAAAAAAGCAAAGTATGAAAATAAAAAGAGACAGATTTGGTATGGTTATAAAAAATCTATCAAAAATGTACCTTTACTTCTGCTACAATCTCAACACGAGATGCGCATAGCCGAATACAAAGAAAATGAATAGCAAAGAACTAGCTGAAACTTTTAGATACACAGACTTCGCTAGTGGTAGCGTTGTCTATCGCAATAACGTCGTCGATTATATGGATATTTATAAGCAAGCTTTAACCAGTTCGTTAGGTAAAGATGTATATTGTGGGCTATTTCAATTTGATATTACCTTCAAAACGCATGTAGAGGAACGCGGATCTGTTTCAGGTTTTAAGGGAGAGCACTTTTCATATTTCTTTCCTCTTGATATAGATGCATCGCACGGTGATGTTGATGAAGCCAGAACTAAGACGATTCAATTCTTGCACTATCTAGAATCTAAAAACGTAAAGAATGAAGATGTATACATCTACTTTTCAGGCGCTAAAGGATTTCATATCTTAATACCCCATGCTCTTTTCGGTTATACGCCTTCAACTAAGCTTAACGTTATGTTTAAGCAGATAGCGCAAATAATGGCCAAAGATAGCGGAGTTGGGCTCGCCTCTGAGAAAGAAGCAGGTATAGATTTAATCTATGACAAAACACGCTTACTTAGGCTACCCAATACACAACATAGTAAGACTAACTTCTTTAAGACCCAACTAACTGGACAAGAGTTAAAGTCTTTATCTATGGAGCAAATATATGAAAAAGCTTCCGAAGCTAGGATGTATTTACATAAACCTGCTGTAACCACCACTAATAGTGGGCTAAGGGATCTCTTCATGAAATCTCAATTAACTGAAGCAAAAGCACGTGCTATTATTCCAGCGCAAGCTTTAAGAGATAGTAACCACCAAATTAAAAATGGTAAGGTGTGTATAGCTCGGTTACTTGATGGAGTGGGGCAAGGGCAGCGAGATGAGGTTGCTATTAGACTTGCTGACCATTTCCGTAAACAAGGTATGTCCCAAGAGCTTACAACAGCTACGCTTCTTGCATGGAACCAGAAAAATGATCCACCTATGGCTATGCAAGAAATTGAAACCAAGGTAACTAGCGCTTGGATGAATGATGTGGATTATGGGTGTCATGATCATATTCTAGCTTCCCATTGCAGCAATACATGTTTCTTGTATAGCAAGTTAATCAAAAACCAAAACGAAGAAGAGCTATCAGCTTTAGAATGCAACCTTAAAACTAGAGAAGATCTTGTGCGTGCTTACGTAGATAGATTCTTTGAAGGAAAAGGAATTTCTTTAGGTATCCCCACTTTAGACGCTAACTTAAAGTTACACGGCGGACATGTACTTCAATATATGGCTAAGAGCGGTAGCGGTAAAACATCCTTTGCTATGCATGTTATGAATAACATGAGTAAACAAAATATACCTACCCTGTTCCTGTCACTTGAGATGTCCGATGCGGATGTAGCTGAACGTGGCTTTCAAATGGCCTCCAATACAACTTCTGCGGTCTTAGAACGCATGATGGTGCAATTCCTAAATGAAGGTATTAGCCGTGAGGAGATGACAGACACCATTATATCTAAAATGGGTAATGCTTTCAGTTCTGTGATCACTGCTGACGAAGATAGCGCATCTATTGACTCTATCGAGCAATACATCTACAAAGCTAAGGAGGCTTTTGGTATCAAGGTTGTGTTTGTCGATTATTTAGGACGAGTCTCACAAACCAAGGCTACTAGTTATGAACATATTAGTGAGCTCGCTAAAGGTTTAAAATCTATGGCTAAAAGACACGATATAGTTATCTTCTACTTACATCAGGTTAACCGTTCAATTGAGGATGCAAGCGCCGCTGTAGATATGAGTGCAGGTAGGGATTCCGGGCAGACGGAAGAAGCCGCTGATGTGGTGCTAGGAAGCTGGCGTCCAGGCGCTGCAGAAGGAATGAAAGAATTCGTAGTAAGGATATTGAAAAACAGACGCGGCGCTAGTAACATAGACGCCTACTTAGAATTCGAACCCGAAACAATGCAATTCCGAGAATTAACTGATGGATATGAATCAAGACTTTAAACTAGAACGCCTTAAAATAGGCATTGATATAGCGCGCTACATTAAGGGGAGGGGACCTAACATCGCCTCCCTTGTTAGCTATGCTAAAACTAATAAAATGATATTGAGCCCACGTGCTTATGCATTCGAAAGTTATTATGTTATTACGGATGATAGTAATATCGTATCTGCCGCTAAAAAAATGGGACACTCTCATTTACAGATACTGGTAATAGGAGGTAAAAAAGAAGCCCTTAATGACGTGAAACGTATCTTTAGAGACTACGTTAATGAGTCTAACTTTGGGGCTAAGGAGATGACTAAGACCGTTAAATACCTTGAAAATATTTGGAAGCGGTTATTTGTAGGAACAAGCGTAGAAGATACTTTCTACGACACTTTCTCTGATGCTATCAACATACCTAAAGAAGTAATAATACGTGCTATTAAAACAAGAGAACCAACAGGTATAACAAAGGAAGACCTATCTAGAAAAATTAAGCACATAAGAGAAGGTAGGTCCTATGTAGAACGAATTGATAAACTAGCAGAAACCTTTTGCCCACATTGCGGCAGTGTTGAAAAACTAAACTTAACAGGTGTTGATAGTACGATCATTCCGCATTACATACAGGCTGCGGTTATAACTAAGATTAACCATCTATTAAAAAACGTACCCTTTTCCGCAAGGGAGAGCACACTTAGATTAATTAAAGACGGGGTACAACGTCTAATCTCAAAATCAATCAAAAAAACTTACTAGAAATGAAAATCCCAAGCTCAGAATTACAAAATAGTGGTGGTAATAATCACCCACAAGGAGATTTCTCCGCAAGCGTCAAAGCCTGTACAGGTGAGATGAACTCAGAAGGTATCTACGAAATTAAAGTTACATTTAGTACTACAATAGGTACTGTAACCCAGTTCTGGAATACTGATAAAACAGGCTGGAAAATCCGTATCTTCGGCGATGCGCTCGGCCTCGTTGGAGACTTTGATACAGATGATGCTATTGGCAAAAAGCTGGATCTGAAAGTAACGAAAAAAGTCAATACCAATAATGGTAAAACTTACACTAATGTGGAAACGCACGCTGCGGGAAGTTTGGTGCTAGAGACCAACGACGAGCCTCCTATGGCTACGGCAGCGAATGATGTACCTTTCTAATGAAATTTAACGATCAGTCCGCTAATAACGAGACGCCCTTTTCTTCGGAGAAGGGCGTTTCTTTTCCTATAGAGCATCTCTCTTATTCCTCTATTGGCTTATTAGAAAGGTGTCCCAAAGCTTTTTACTATCGCTATATTAAAGGCATTAAGTCTTCACCCAACTGGAAGATGATTACAGGTTCAGCTTTTGATGAAACGCTTAACTTCCATTATGACCAGAAAAAAGCAACTGGAAAAGATGAACCTTTAGATGTATTACAAGATCATGTAAAGGAAGAGTTCGAACATCGCAAGGATGAGGCCTCTTGGATTCCTGGGCAAGACATTAAAGCGCAACAAGGAAAGGTCTTAACTGCCTGCACTAAAGGCTTAAAAATATTCAGAGATAAAATATTAACTAAAGTCGAACCAGAAGGAACCCAGATTGAAATATATCATGAGTTTACACCTGGGCTTAAGTTTAAAGGTTACATTGACCTACTGGAAAATAAAGACGGCAGTCAAGTTATTGTAGATAATAAAACTACATGGAGGCGTTGGAGTGGTACAGAGAAACTTTGGCAACTTGTAGTTTATTCTTACATGATGAGTCTGCAAGGACAAGAAATCCGAGAAACACGATATGATGTATGTCTCTTGAAAAAAAGAGATGACCCAGAGATAGCTCAGTTTACTGATTTCATCACTGATGATCAGCATAAATTCATGGCTCGTAAATTAGACTGGGCTGTTAAATACTTAACAATGGCCATAAAAGACCCTTCACTGTTTAACCATAACTTTAACACATGGCAATGTGGTAATAGTTGTCAATACGTTACTCAGTGTGAACTAGAATTAGGAATGAAATTAAAATGATGAGAAAAAAACCTTCCAGTGAGCTCCTCGATAAAAGCAGGCTCTTTATAGATAAGCACAACGTAGACTTAAATGCTCTTACTACCTTACTCTCTAGAGCTGCAGGTATTGAGTTTATGTCTAGAGCAGGACAACTTACCACTAAGCGCATAAGCCTTGCTAGGAATATTGACACACCTGTGTCAGTTAGCTTAGAGAATAAAGACAGACCTTTTTATTTGAGCCACATAAATAAAACAGAGCTGATAGAAGGCGACTCCTTCCATTTTTCTCATTCAGCTTTTACAGCATGGTGTCAGCAAGCGTCAATAAACTCTCTACAGGGACATAATTACTTAATAATAAATCCTTACTCATACTATATACGAAGAAATTGTAGCTTACTTCGTATTATATATAAGATAAGTCCAAGCGGCGCCTCCTTTCGATTTCAGCCCTCCTTCCAGTTTGGAGCGCGTGAGGGACATGCATTTAATATTCTAGACTTCTTGCATCGAGTGGGGGATAAATTCTATTTCAAGATAGAAGAAGACGAAATTGCGAGTCTAGAAGATGTACCGTTAGAGAAACATCTTCAAGATGCGTGTAGGAAAGGAGGCGATTTCTCTGCTAAAATAGAAGACATAATGGAAAACGTCTCTACTATGCAGCCAGCGCCTACTCACTATACTCTCCCTCATATGCTTAAGCTTCTTTCTGATAACTCCTCTTCTCTGATGGAGAGGTTACTTGAGCGCTTAAGTACTCGCGCTAAGGTAGAGAGACTTAATACCCTACAATATCCTTTAGAGGATATTATAATCAGACGTAACCAAATAGGGGTTATTAATACTCCCACTACTTCTAAGCACTGTCTCTATTCACCGGTCACTATTACTGCTCCTACTCTAGCATGTGGGTTTAATGGGCCTAAGCAAGAATTACTTGATTTTATTAACACAGTAAAAACTGGAAATATGTCAATTACATTACTTTTCAGTATGCCGGATATACATATTTACTCTAACAATACGGTGACATATGATAATGGTATTCTTGTAGGAGATTTTCTCTTGCATGTCCGCTTGCAGGCGAGCGACGCAGAAGACTTACAAATCTCTTTACGCTTGTCCCCACAGCCTTCCCATAAGGATAGTGTAATTGCTGCTTATCTTGAAAAAGGCAGTGTAACCATAAATAGCTTTGACTCCGAGATGTATTTGCATCCGCATGTAGCAACCACCGGGATACTCTGTTTAGGTGAGTATGAAGCTTTAATTAAGAAAGAAATTTTAAGGGGCAACTTCCACTCTGTGCCTGCTTTGGTAGGTATGTTACTAGAGAATATAAACCCTTTTTCTGTCTTTATAAATATTGCAAATCTTTTACTCTTCAGTACAAACATTAGCGAGAAGAATTTTATAGCATATATAAGTGGAAATACAAAAATAGGCCTTTCCAATAAAGCGTTTTTGGAGTGTCTATTGGAAAGAGGAAGCAATCTTGATATGGAGAAAATACATAAGGACTTACTAGTAAGTGGCGAGGAAAAAATAGCTATAGACTTAGCTAAAACTTGCGCCGATCTAGGGTATAAGATAGTAGAACCAGAAGAGGTTGAAGATGAAAAAGAAATTCTCCCTGAAACTAGAACTCTGGTAGATCTACTAGTAACCACCCCGATTCTAGGGGAAAACCCATAAAAAAATGACTGACCCAATTTTCGTAGTTGAAATGGGAGAGGGCACTGATACTGTCCCCTTTCAAGAGCAATTAACTCTAGGTGCTTTAATTAGCACTCGGAATGTAAGTAAGAGCGTTACCGTAAAGGTAAACAATAGTCGTGTAGATAACGACTATGTGATGCAGCCTGGGGATCAGGTTCAGCTTATTCCTAACGTAGAAGCTGGCCTATAATCCATTTAATGTAAGAGAGAGATATTAATATATCTCTCTCTTTCTTTTTACAGGAACAAAATGACAAAAGAACTAACAAAAGAAGCGGAGAAAGAGACCTCAATGAGGTTCTCTGGAAAAGGAGCTGAACTCTCCATTGTATTAAGTGCATATGTATACCAACGCATGCGGTTCCTTGTTGATAACGTAGACGCTGAGGTGGCGTGGTTTGGCACAGTAGAGAAGACAGGTAATGTCTTCAATATCACGGAAATATACGTTCCGGAGCAAGAAGTGACCGCCTCATCAGTCGAGGCTGATGCAGAAATGGTTTCTAATTTATTGCCAGAGCTTATTGAAAAGCATGGGAAGGAAGAAGCCTTAATGGATATCATGCCTAAGATGAGGGCTTTCTGCCACTCACACCATACTATGAAAACCTTCTGGTCTTCCACGGATGAGGGTGGTATTAATGGATTAGCTAATAGTCATTACTTAGTGAGTTTAGTGCTTAATCGAGGAAATGATATTTTAGGTAGGGTAGATTTCTTTAAGCCCTATAGGATGACAATTGATAATGTTGTAGTTAAGATAGACTACAAAGCGTCTTTCGAGGACCTTCAAAAAGATGTTGATGAGAAAGTGCAAACAAAGAAGGTTTCATATCAAAAAACTGGGACTCCCTATTTTGGAGGGGTAGGTTCTTCTTATTATGGAGGCCAAGGTTCTTATTATGGAAGCACGTCTACTAAGGGAGCAATAGGCACTGTAAAGGCTTATGGACTGCCCAACCTTGTAATAAAAGCTCATCCAGAATTGAAAGATATGTGTCGGATACTTCTGACAGCGCATAGCAAACCTAAAGCTATTAAAGACATAGCATTTCTAATCTTCGCACTAAATTATGAAAATAATGAACTAAAAGATAGGCATAAAGAGCTTATGAACTTGTTTACTGCACTTCTTAAGGTATCAACTCTTGAAAAACTTAAGCCTACCATTATCTGGGAACTTGTTAGTGTAGTAAAGATGTTCGGCTCTACGGCTGCTGTAAACTCCCATGATCCAGCAAAGGTGTTGAAAAGTGACACAGCTGTAAACATATTAAACTTAATGAAGAATCGCTACAACCTTAACGCTGGCAGTACATACTGCGTAAAACCATGAGAGGAGACTTTAAAAGACAAGCTGCCTTATTCAACCCCTTTCTCTATAAGGACACACCAGTCGTTCTTATAGGGGTAGGAGGGATTGGCTCTGGCGTACTAATGGGCCTCGCAAAAATGGGCATTTCAGATATTACAGTGTTTGATCACGACTATGTAGAGCCTCATAATATACCTAACCAATTCTACATGAATACAGATATTGGTGAAAGTAAAGTCGAAGCGGCTTATCGCATAGCTAAGCAATTCAGTCCTGAAGGGATTGAGATTAGTATCAATAAAGAGAAAGCCACTCCACAAACTATCTTACCTAAGAATAGTCTTGTGATATTCGCTACAGACTCGTTAGCAGCTCGTAAGGAGCTCTTCACGTCCGGTTTCATGGTGAATGCTGGTTACCTCATTGATGCGCGTATGGGCGGTAATGTGATCTCTCTGTACAACGTAGATGTCACAAGTGATTTCCGCTTAGCTTCTTACGCAGAGAGTTTAGAGGTAAAACCTCATAAAACTTCTTGTGCCGCACAGGCTATTTCGTATACAATATTGCTCACAGCTGGTTTAGTCTGTAGCTCTGTTCGAAATGTCTTGGTAGGTAACGTGAACCCTTTCAATGTTGTACTAGATGCACAGAACTTTATGCTCCAGGTTGAAACTGGTCAAAGCGCTAATGCATCATATGAACGAGAACGAGATCCCATCGGGGTTTAACTTACTAGATCTGGGTATAGAGCCGGACTTAAATATTACACCTAATATATACACGTCATCAATTGAAACGGATGACTTTTTTTGTAATTATTGCGACTATGGTGAATTCATGTCTTTGTGTATAAGATTAAAAAGAGCTACCCCAGCTAGAGAACCTCTTTTTGATTTTATCATAGACACTGAAGCATACACTAAAAGCTTAATAGAAAAAGATGCAAAAAGCTATTATTTGGATAAATGGTTTCCTGGGCATGTTATATTCGTACTTTCTTTATCCAGTAATACACAACCTCACCGCTTTGCTAATTTTATTGTCACAGGGTTACAGGTAAGGATGGAGGCAACTATTAATCAAGCAGAGCTTATAGCTATAAATAAAATGAAAAAAGATAAAGTCGAACAACTTAAAATTGCTCGACTTTAAATTATAAGTAAAATTTAACCTTGTGGATTTGTCGTTTGCCCAGTGTCTCCAATCCCTATTGGAAGAGCTCTGTCAAACTGGATTGTTACTGCTTCTCCAATAACATCTGAAGAAGCGCCAATATTAAACTGGTGTGCATTAATGTAACACTCAGTGCAATAGAAAGCGCCATAAGGGGTTTTCTTTGAATCTTCCATATAGAACATTAAACCAAATGGAATATCGAATAGGCTAGAGTCAAGGTTAATAAAAAAATCTTTATAGCCTGGAGAGGAAAGAATCTCTATATCATTCTGCCCAAATTTATCTGCGCCACTCAAGAGTTCTGTAATCGTGCCTCCGCCAATGCCTTCAAAAGCTTTAGATCCCATATAAGCGTATAAGACTCTCAGCAAAGAGGGGCCGTGGAAAAGAACACGAGCAATACTCATTTGAGACATTGTATGCCCAGTAATAAAATGAAAACGCTTACTTCCTATCTCGGCAAAGCGTCTTAAAGATTTTGTTTGGGATATATTAGCATTCTCAATTACACCCATAGGAAAAACAGGTATGCCACTTATGCTTGCAGAACCAAACTTCTTTGGGTCATAATCTGTGGTTTCAAGCCCTGAATCAGAAGTGCCAGCTAAACCAGATGCCACATTGTATGCACCAAAATCGTCCAAGAAAGGGGGGCCTGCAGCTATGAGAGTACTTTCACTTTTTATAAAGCTAGCGCCTGTGAGTTCTTTTTGAACTTGATTGTTTTCGAAATCGAATGTTGTCATAAATTTTTCCTTAGATGAACAGCTTCACTGAGAAATAGTTAGCTGGATAGAGAGGAACCACATCTATCTCTAGCGTAATTCTTGTTGGATCGTCCTCATTTTGATAAATACTCATCACGGAGGATTTTGCAGATAATTGTCCGCCATCTGTAAGCGCATGTAAAGCAGCACTAGCGGTAGGCCAGACAACTTTCTTGATAAAGGAATCAGTAATGATCGATTTACCTACTAGAGGGTTTAGATAATTACGGAAAACTTTTGCTGCATAATCAATAGATTTCACAACAGAAAATTCCCTCAAAGTCACATCGCTAACTGCCGTAGTTAATTGATGCCGAGTGCTAACGCTGCCCGCCTTGTTCATCAAAATCCAATTGCCACCGCCACTTATAACATCGAGATTATCAGCTGATAATTCATCGTTACTTCCCACTGCGCTTGCTATACCTGGAACCGTGATATTTGTTTGTGGTTGTACAGGTTGAAGAGCTGAGGCGTGACAAGCTACACAGAAGGCAGCTACAGAAGCGTTTACATCTTCCAACCCTGATTCTTCCACTGCGGCATAGTGAGGAGCTTCTTGTACAGTACGCGTAACTGAAGCCTCTACTATATCGGGGTAGATATTAACAACTCGCTTATTGTCGAAAGAAGCTGCTTTTTCAGCTGCTATTCTAGCTTTCTCGCCTTTTTGATACGTTGGCGTAGTAACAGCCCAAGTCATAGCCTCACTACCATCAACAGCTGCGCCGTCGATTTTTGCAATTTGGCCAGCTACTTTAAGACTAGTAGCGCCTATTACGTCTAAGATAACTAGCTTATTTTTTAAATTATCAATATAAGTTCCGTCTAGAAGCTGTATTTGATTATCTTCCACTCTTAAAATATGTCCAGGACGAGCGTCCTCTAAATTCTCTCCGTAAGTGACGGTTGTAGTGGCATCTGCTGGGTTTGGTACTGTTATAGCCCCGTTCGTTACAGGAGATTCTATGATATCATACTCAGGGATAGTTTTGCTCACTAAGGCAACACGTTCTCCTTTTTGATAAGGGTCACTCATAAAATCTACGTGTGTTTGACATAAGGAGATTACGTTATCATCTTGCGAAGCAGGTACAATAAAGTAAGCATCTTCTTGCAGCTTTAAACTATCCAGAGCGACTTCAAAACCTTCTACATCATCTGAGGCAGCTCTTACAGCAAAGAAGGTTCTATCTGTGGCAATAGCCCCCATAAGGGCATGGTAGCCAAGAGGATTCTCAGGCTCTAAAGTACCAAAGTTATCTTTAATATCTTGAACACCATTAATTTCAACGACTTTATTTACATCGTTTATAACAGTGGCTTCGTTATATGAAGTGTACACTTGACCCGCCACACCTTGATACGTGCCATAAGTATAACTAGATAAACTAACTACATCATTTCCAACCCACTCAGAGGCAAAAGGTGCTTCTTTGTTTTCAAATAGGCCGTAAGCTATAGTATCTGTAACACGTTGTCCAATTACTATCGTATCATCCATACTGTATGTCACAAGATTTTCAATTGAATATGAGGTAGTATCAAAAACTAAAGTAGCTCCTAGCCAGTCCCTGCCCTCGGCAAAAAGGGTTGTAGCGCCAGTATCAATCTTCAGCGCACTTTGCGATATAACGTAACTCACTGTTACGTCTAGGGTCGCTCCAGTATCGATCGTTGTCGGTGTCCCTTCACCCCGCATCTCTGGGGTGTCTATATCATATGCTATGTTAATTTCATCTGTCCAGAGAGCGTTGTTGTCTGTAAAAGTACATTTTATTACTGAAGGGTTATCAACAACAGAGACTACTAAATCTACTGTGAAATCGGCTGAGTCATTTAGGGAAGAGGTCGAAAAATCAATAGTCACCTTATCACCAGGCATCACACCCAATGAAGGGAAAGCAGCCCCCGCATCTTCGATCGTAATATAGTTTACTCCATTTAAGGTATTTAAAGTAATGCTGGAAGCAATTCTGTCATCAATTAACTTTTTAGTTAAAAGGAGTTTTGCTTGCAAAGTTACCTTGTTCTCTACCCCAAGCGCGCCATCCAACTCTACTGCATAATCATCTGTTTCGGTGAGCTTCACCAAACCTCTATCAGTATCTATAAAGACGGATATGTCAGACGAATTTTCAAAAGTTTGCTGTACAATAGCTGAATTACCTGTAGGGATCGTCCCTACCTCAGCGTTTCCCGCGTAGTGGTATACTAAAGGTTGATTGTATTGTATATTCTTATGAGTCCCTACTATTACAGGAACTAATACGGGACGAAAAGCAGTTGGCTTCCGATTCTCAAGAATCTGAAAGACATCTACACCTGGTTTATCTAATCTGCCGGCCATGATATTATTATATTAAATTATTGTTTTTAAGCGAATTGATAAGTCTTCGAACAAGAAACCTTTCTCCTGTACAACCCAACTATCTTCAGCTGTTACCGCAATGCGAACAGGGACAGTAACAATATCGGTATCTGAACTAGCTTTTCTTACTTGCTCAGTTCCAATGGTAAGATCTTTAATGTCAAACAAATCTTTGCTAGATATTATAGATCTAAATCTAGTAAAGAACAGAAAAACATCCTCGGCTATTCTTTCGGCTTCCAAACCCACTGTTGATGTACAAAGGCAGGCAAAAGAACCATTTAACAAATCTAACCCAGTATGTTTATCCTGTAAATTATTATAAGCTGTTTGATTTAAATGTCTACTTCGCCAACCAAAATCAAATCTTTGCAACACAATTAAAGGATATTGCTCAGTATTATCTTTATCTATAGGAAATGCATCACTTATATCTATTTTTGATTCCGCAGCATTAGCTGACCATTTATACTCATCATGAGTGCTGAAAAAAGTTTTTAGGCACAGTAATAAAGTGTCCTTTGTCTCATTTATAGGACGCTTTGGGGCAAGCTCACTCAACGTTCCTTACTCCTACACCTTCTAATATAGCTAATTTACTTTTAGCTTTTTGATACGCATCCCCATATATAGATAAAAGCAGCTGGTAAACTTCTTGTTCTAGCTTCTCCATTTTTATACGACTTCCTTTTTGATCTATGTCAATATAAAAAGCGCCCGGCTTTGTTACTTCAATATGAATCCTATCCCCATATGTTTTGCTTAGCTCTTTATTGACTTCTTCTGATAGAGTATGTGTTAATATGTTATCAAAATCTATTGAGTTGAAGACTGGTTCAGCTTTATCTACGATTTTTATTTTTTTCATTGCTCTGTTCCTTCTTTATAAATTGAAAAATTCTTATTCTTATGTTCTATATCTTTATAGTCAAAATGTTCTCCTGTGCTTATGCCCCCATATTGTCTATGTATCAAATCTAAAGCAGAGAATTCATCGAAATCAGGCAAAGGTATATTATTATATTCTCTGTCCTTCTCCATTAAAGAAACACCTAATTGTTGACTAACTACCGTCTCTCTAAAATTGGTTAAGTTAACCGTCTCTACTCTATAAATTTCTTTGGCGTCAAGAACTAAAATATCCCCTGGCTTTATCAGTGGATAGTTAGTGGTCCACAATTGTCTTTGTATATTCTCATCCGTACCTAAAACGGATACCGTTTTTGATTCTAAAGAGGCGCTAGATGAAACAAAAAGAGGTAAAGGTGTAGAAAGCCCTTTATCCCATCCAGTATCTCCGCAAGAAGAGCAATGGCTTTTGGTGCGCCTTTCTTTTATAGTATCCCAGCACGAAGGACAGCGAGAGCCGGAAGTGCTTTTTGTCATTAGATAAGCCCTTAAACCAACAAACCTTTTTAAAAGTAAATCGTTTCTTCTAACAATTTCTAGTGCAATTTTAGGTCTATCGCGCCTAGGATGCATAATAGCTGAGGTGTTTAACACTTCATCATCTAGTATATTTCTTAGTTGTAGCCGATAGTAATAAACCTTCAGCTCGCTACTACCTGGCGGAGCTATATCTACAAAAGAAGCAACTCCAGTTAAATTAACTGGAGTTGATATATCTATAAAACCTTCTTTGGGGCTATCGGATCTTTGTACTATTAAATAAGAATTTTCTGTCAGAGAACCTTTTAGCTTCCATTCTAAGGCTACTGTTTTCGTTGTGAGCCACCGTACAGAGATTTCTATAAGCAAGCAATTTTTCTCCTCATTAACTAACAGCTGTCTTAACGGCTGCTCCTCCTGCCATAAAGCCAGCTCCTTTAGCTATACGCTTGCGAGCGAGAGTGCGAGAGGCTTTAGCATAACCTGTGACAGTACCCTTTTGCGTAGCTTCTTTCCAAGTCTTCACTGAACCTTGGCCTGCTGAAGTAACAGCTTTTTTAGCTTTACCGAGGCCTTTCATTGCTTTAGCGGCGAGACCACCAAAAGCCTCTTTTTCCATAGAAGCATTCTTTACTTTTTCCGGTGTAACGCCTTGCTTCTTCAACAGATTTGCTAAGGTTATGACGGCGGCTCTGTTTTCCTGAACTTGTCCCATTGTCCTCTGCTGCCGGCCTATAATAAAACGATCACGCTTATCAAAAACCTGATCTGTTGCAATATCTGCTGTAGTTTCTGCGGCTATCATTTGCGCGAGGTTTTCTTGCACTTTACGTGATTTTTTATTCAAGCGATGTTGGTTCCAGAAACCAGACCCTGCTAAAGCACCTAAGCCATAAACACCTGCATTTCTACCTACATGACTTAACGCTTTTTGTGAACCTGCGACTAGAGTATCTTTAAAACCCGCATCTTTCTGCATCTCTGCATAAATTTCTTCCGTTAAGGAATCTGCAAGGGGGTTTAATTGCTCCGCTATTTTCTCAGAGTGAGTCTCTTCCTCCTCCATATATTGATAAATTCTATCACCTATTACATTAGCGTCTTCTTCGGAAAGCATAGAGAACACGTCCGTAAAATTCTCTGCGCTCTTCTGGTTTTCATTCTCGAAGATATCAACTAGATCGCTGAATTCTGCTTCGGTGACAAAGGGTACCAAAGCTTCCGCTTTCTTCTCTTTTTCTTCTGCGTTTTCTTTCTTCTTATCTTTTCCATGCCCTAGAGCGGCTCCTCCGGCTCCGCCTGCCATACCAAGTAACATACGAATCGGTTTCTGTGCTCTTGGACTGGCAGCAGCGTAGGCAAGAGTGTTGCCAGCAAGGTGGCCTCCTACCCCACCAAGCATGGCGCCTATTGTTGTTGCCCAACCTTTTCCTTTTTCTGCTCCTAGGCCTGATAAAATAGGAACCAACGCCCCTAGTGCTGCGGCATTTTGTTGACCAGCTTCTTTAGCCATCAAAGGTTTTGCTTTCTTCTCTTTTTTCTGCTTCGACTGCATGTTAGCTGCATGTTGCTTTTTGTTGGCTAAGAGTCCTCTCACCGAGCCGAATGCTGCTCCTATAGGAGCTCCAACACCTAAGCCTCCTATGAGACCAGCACCTATTGCCCCTGCTGCCATAACTGCACCTACTTTACCTTTACTTTTACCTCGCAGGCTAGGGATTACTTTCTTTAGACGTCTAGAGGCCTCAGCTCCGACTCCTCCTTGTTTCTGCGTTAAAGCTAGCTGCGCCCCTGCAGCAATGCCAGCGGCTGCCCCCATCGCCGCGCCGTAGCCAGCCCCCCTCACCTGTGAGCCGCCGCCGTCTTGTCCACTTTGAATTAGACGCTCCCCAAGCCCGGCTATTCTTTCCTGAATTATGTCTATATCTTCTTCTGTTAACTGTGAAAAGACCTCTTCGTAAGAGCTTGCTTCTTTACCAGTTTCATTTTCAAACATAGTAAAAAGGTTCATGGTCTCTTCTTCGGAGATGACAGATATAAGCTCTGAGAGCGTAGCTTCTTTTTCAATTAGTTCAGCAAGAAGAATAGTCTCCTGCTCTGTGAGTTCTGAAAGTAGTTGTTCGTAATCCATTAGTTAAGCTCCTCTATATCTGAGTTAGCTATATCTTGAAGGCCGTCAAAGAAGCCTTCCATTGTTAAGTCTTGAAGTAGCTCGGCTGATTTCACTGTATCAACCGATGTGTCTGTTTCGATAGCTATTTGGGTATAAGCCATATCGCGCTCTACTTCTTCTAATGCAGTAGCAAATTTATCCATTTGCTCTGGAGTAAGTAAATCTAAAAAGTTCTGTAGCTTTTCGTGCATCGTATTATTTTGTTAACGTTAGGTTAAATATTTATAGATGTTTAACGGTCATCTGTATAACAATTTTACCTTGTTGTGGTAATAAGGCAAAAACTGCTTTAAGTTCATATTTTAACTACTTTAAAAATACGAATTGATAAAGCATCCAATGAGATATTTTTTGTGTATTCCTCTGTCCAGTCTTGTATCTCCCCTAACCCAACCTGCACTTTTTCTTTATCATATTCTGTAATAGTAAAAGCTGATGTTATATCATCCTCTTGCATGTGCTTCTTAAAATTAATGTTAATATTAACGTCCGGATTATCAATAAAAGAGTAATTTCCTACTATAATTAAACCTTCTTTATTGTCATTTAAACGGAAACTACCCAGAATATTAGATAAACCAAAAGCAGAAGCGCTTTTTAAATTAAACCCATAATGGTTATCTCTAACAGCAAACCACTGAATCAACTCATAGGGGGTGGTTATAAAACCTTTTAAAGGATTTCCTCCTATATCAAAACTCGTTTGCAATTCTTCTCTATAAGCTTTGTAGTATTCAGCTAGTAATCTTATAAAAGCTTGGAAAGATATAGCATCAGCATGTAGTCCTAATGAACCTGGATAAGCGTCGTATTCGGGATCTCCGTCTAGCCTTCCTTCATATATACGTCCTTTTATAGCATCATTAAGTGTATCAGCGCAATGATATACTGTGGGAGGTGCTGCATCAAAGGTAAGGAAGAACAGCTGCGCATAAGTCATGTAAGTAACTGTCATGCGTTTCATGGCCGCATCATCCGTTAATTCTGTTGGTAAATTCGCTACTCCTACTTCATTCGTGTATTTAACTAATGCGGTAAGAAACCTAGCATAAAAAGTCCCATAGGATCTAGGAGCGCCCTTCTGTACATGAGCCAATATGTTACAACGAGAAGAATAAGGAACTACTAGCGTATTTATCCAGTGTGCTCTGTCCGTCTCTAAAGACCTTATAAAGTGTACGGCATCTACTATAGGATACATATTATGATGCTCATTCTCTCCTTGACCAAAAATAGAGGTAAGCATATTATTGCGCTCAGTTCCTGAATAAAAACTGCCATTTAGGGCCGCTGCTTGTCCATATAGTTGTATCTCTGTCTGAGCTGCTTTTATAGCTTCACCTGAGAAAGAGCTAGATCCAATAGGATGAGTATGTGTACCAGGGTGCGGTCTTCTCTTCTCTGGAAGAGCCTCTAATTCACTGATATATGCACGATCTTCAAAACATTCTATATCTATGCGTGTTTTAGAACCATGTACTATTTCTGCATTATCAATAAAATTAGATTGTAATAAAACTTTTTCACCGCTAGCAGAAGCCTGTATAGCTGTACTTGATACTACATCTAATGTATTAAGCTCGTTAGCCAGCTGCATGGCGTTTAAAGCCTTTGTGTCCTGCCATATTAGTGTAGACCCATCTACAGTTTTATAACTAAACTTATAGGGTCTCCATTTATCTGGTTGATTATTAATATCGGATATAGATGTATTAGCGCTTTGGATACCATTTATAGTCATAGTACCTCTTGGACTAGGAATATCATCTGGATGATCAAAAGTAAGTGTTACGTTTTTTTCACAATATACAGCTTGTTTTAAATAGTCGCTGCTTAGACCATAACTGGTTTCACTTATCTGATTGCTTAATAATAAACCTCTGTAATTTTCGGATATTGTTAAAGGGGGAAGTGTCAATTTTACTATATCCCCATACTCTAACTCTATTATAACTTGTGGTACATCTATAGTTGCGGTATCAATAAATGCAAAATATCCAGCATTTAGCACAGCCTCTTTTAAACTTTCTGCTGTTTCACCTTCAGTCGTTCCAATAAACCATTCTGTTCCAGCGGTTAAGATTGTATCTTTTATTTGAAGACTAGTCAAAGCATCTTTAAGACAATAATTATGTAATACACCTAGAACAACTTTACTTACATTAGCAAAAACACCTTCTATAGCAGGAGCAAAGCAGTCTATTAATGCTGAACTAGCTCCTGTTAATTTTATATAGTTCATAGTGCCTTCAAAAACATCGATAATTACTTTAGCTTCTCTAATATATTCATCTATCCACAGAGAACCTGGACACACACTACTCTGAGAATTACCTTTTTTTGTTAAAGTGCCATTCTTATCATAAATCGACGCATATACATATAAATTATCTAAAGTTCTTAATGGATATTCGTTAGACCATCTTGCGGGTCTATACGGATCGGGGTGAGTGGAATCGCCAAGTATGTCCTTACTTACTACAGTGTTTTCTACAATACGTCCCGTATCTTGGTTGCTTACTATGTGTATATGACCTAACGTAGTATCAGCGTGCATGTCTTTTAAAAATTGCACTAAGCCTTTCCTTACTCTATCCAATAAAGGGTTTGGGATCCCATTAGCTAGGTTTTCTGCTTCTGTGGCATATCCTATTTGACCCGTCGCACCAACAAAAGCCACCGCTGGCAGAGACTCATTGGTGGGTACTGACCAGGGACTTACTGCACACGTTAAGGGAGCTACTTCTATAGGATCTGTTAGCTCTAACGAACCTCCTCTGTAATAGTTAATCACATTATTTAAAACTGTGTATAAAGTATCTGAAGAAGCATAGAGAACCTCATTTGCCTCAGTGTTATCAGTTGGGTCGTCTATGATCCAAACAGATAAAGGTATCTCCTTGCTCGCATCAGGTGTTGCTGGATTACTATAAGGAGTTACTAAAGAAAGAGCATTATATATTTTAGTTCTATATATTAGGCATGATTCTACTTCATCTCCTTCAAAGAGTTGTAATTTATGTTTAAACCCATAAGTAGCGCCAGTGCTATCTGTGTAAAAATTTACAGCGGTATCGAAGGATTTAGTATATAAATTGCGTCTTCTTCCAGTCCTAAAATCCTCCTCATCTAGATTACAAAAAGAACGCTCATACATAATCCATTTAGGTGAGTCTTTTACATTAGTACTTATTATCCTTTTTAAAGCGTGTTTAGGATCTAAATTATATAACATGATGCCAAATTTATTCGTGTCATCATACCATGACTGTAAAGATACAGCCTGATCCCCTGGGAACTGGGAACCAGCTTTATTTCTACCCGTACTCTCTGGGTCAGTAAGATACATAAAATTTCCTATAGGATCCAGGAGAATCTCACCACCAGCGAAGGCTGTATATGCTCTGGGGGAAGGGCCTAGCTCTGGCACCTGCAAGTAAGGAAACCTGATACTCTGTAAAGTAGAAAAACAATCCTTGTTGTTGCCATCTACATTAATCTCACTCTTTAGCGACATATCTAGAGCGTCATCGTTTATTTCAACTGTTACTTCAACCGTAAAGAGGCCTCCAGGTGGTTTAGTGTCGTATGCATTAACCGCATCAGCTATAGAAGCGTATGTAAAATCCGTCCATTTTAAAATAAGCTTATCGTTTTGACTATCATCTATAGAAACGTAATCTTGTCCGTCTGTAAATTTTAAAGGAGCTGCTGCTTCTGTAAGAATACCTGTATGATCCTCATAAGTTGAATAAGGGATAGCTATCTTAGTAGCCATAGCAGTTAAAGCTAGATTTAACTTTAAGTCCATTTGCCATATGGGCGATGCTGACATGTCTATCTCATGTCCGGTCTCTTTATTTAGTATATAATCAAATTGGAGATAAGGACCTATTCCATGAGCTGCGGCTTGTTTTGAAAAAACCCACTTGAATTTAGAGTTACTCAGTATGTAGATATGTGTACTTTTATCCACCCCTCCGCTATGTATAGTGCCTAATGATACGGCTGTATGGGTAGCACTTCTAGAAAAGCCTGCCTTATTATTAAAATCCAAATATGATCCATATTCACTACCAACGCGACCTGTTGTAGCCACAATGTTTATTTGTCTACTATGCTGTTCTTGCATCTTATAGTAACGATAGATTAAAGTATCAACCCATCCTGCACTTGCTCGCTCTTCTAACGAGGTGCTTGTAATGAATCTATCCTCTTCGTCTTTTTCAATAAAAGACTCAACCTGTAAAAGTTCTATAAGGGCTCTGTATATTATTAAACCTGTACCAGCGTTCTCCTCGCTATTACCAGCAACAAGAGGATTTAAAATTATATAAGCTTTCTTAGCTTTCTTTATACAGACATCAATAGCATCGTCGCTTGGGTTTTTATCCTGTAAAAGGTCCTTCAATATAGCATCATTATCTATATACGTGTTTATTAAAGCTAGCCATGCTGTCTTATCCATAATAAACTAATTGTATTCTTTTATTATGTTTTAACAACTAACTACACTTAAATTTTATGTACTTTAAAGATTCTTATCTCAAAGGAGTCTACTGATATAGTCTTTATATAAGGAACTAGCCCTTGGATAATTTCACTTTCACCTATTTGATTTTTATCCTTATCATACTCCGTTAAACTAAAGGAGGCGTTTTCATCCGTAATGTGTAAATATCGCTTTAAATCTAGCTTTAAATTTACCTCTGGGTTATCATCGAAAGAATAATTCCCTACGAAGATCAAGCCTGCATTGTCAGTGAGAGTATTGGTGCCATCCTCTATCTTCCTAAAAGCGCCTATAACATTAGTAAGGCCTAATTCACTCAAAGATCTTAAGCGCTGGCTATAAGTATTGTCTTGTCCTTGAAACCAGTAGTTAAAATCGTTAGGGGAAGTGCAGAAATCTTTAGTAGGATTGCCGCTCATTGTGAAGCTTGTATGAAGTTCTTTTCTGTAGGCCTTGAAAATGTCTACTAGTGTTCTAAAAAAGGCCTGCAGCTGTTCTCCTTTAGCCTCTAGCGAAGGGCTTCCCGGATAGGAGTCAAAACGTGGGTCTCCCATAAGGCGTCCTTCATATGTTATCGTATTATCCCTTAATATATCATTATACTCATCCCAGCATAGAAAGACACTCGGAGGAGCTGCTTCGTAGATTAAAAAATATAGCTGCGCGTACGCCATGAACTGGAGAGACATCTTATCAATAGAGTCTTCGTTTTGCAGCTCAGGAGGCAGCTGACCTAATTCTGTCTCTAACCTCACTAAGGCTCCCCGAAACCATGTATCCATAGTTCCGAAAGCTCGGGGAGCTGATTTCTGTGTATGCGGTAAGACATTAGTTCTTGTTGAGTAAGGAATTACATACTGAGATAGCCAGTTCTCTCGCTTAGTACTTTCCGCTGCGCCTATTCTAAAATTATGTAGGAATAGTGCATTAGGGTGCATATTGTGATGTTCATTTTCTCCCTGCCCATATTGCCCCACCTTCATATTATTACGCTCAGTTCCGCAGTAAAAAGAGCCATTGCTAGCTATACTTTTACCATAAGCTTGAAGTTCCCTCATAGCCGCTCCTGTTTTTTCTAGGAAATATGAACTAGATCCCGTAGGGTGTACATGATTTTCCGCTACAATATTTCCTTCGGGTAGTGCCTCTAACTCGCTTACATAAACATAGTCTGAAAAAGCGTTTAAAGATATGCGCGTTTTTGAGCCCCTCTCGATAGAGCCATCAGGAGCAAGAAAATTAGATTGTAGCTTTACTGAAGTAGTATCGATTGCGGAAGCAATAATTGCTGTACTGGATACAGCATCTACTGTATTTATGGCACTAACAAAAGAACTGGCATTTATTGTCTTGTCCGTATGCCATGTTATGGTCTCGTCTAAAGGTTCTAAATCGGCATAGCCGAAAGAAAACTCTCTCCATTTATCTGGTTGAGCATTTATCTGTGTAAGTAGAGGGCTTTCTACTCCATGAATGGTAAGCCTACCAAGTGGCGGCGCTTCATACATAGGGTGGTCGAAAGTTAAGACTACCCCATTCTCGCAATAAATATTCTGTGAAGGGTATTTACTATTATATAAAGCCTTTAAAGGCGTGTGACTAAGATTCAGGGCGCGTAAAGTTCTATCTGCTGTAAATGCAGGTAAGGTTAATTTTACTTTGTCATACAAATCTAATTCAATAATAATCTGGCCTATGGCGGGGACATCTTCAGTGTAGGCATAGAAACCTGCTTCTATTATAGCCTCTTTAATGTTTTCCGCTGTAGCTCGTTCAGTAGCCCCTGCAGCCCAGGCTACACCTGCTTTTAATTCTATATCATTTATCCATAAAGATGTTTGCTTCTTTACTATAGACGCGTTATTTAAAACACCTACACATACTTTCGGTGTACCTATCTCTGTATCTTTTAATAAAGGAGCAATACACCTTACTGGGTGAGAAGAAGAACCTGTGAATTTAATATAATTTACAGTCCCTTCAAAAGCATCAATAATCACTTTAGCTTCTCTAATATACATATCAGCTAACCAAGCAGATCCTGCACATCCTCTGCTTTGATTGTCTTTTTTATGAGTGACAAGTCCGCTATAATCATAAATAGAATGATTAACGTTAATCCTGCTTAAATTACGTCTAGGGTACTCGTTAGCGGCGTCAGAAAAATGAAAGGGGACAGGCGAGTTGCCTGCGCCGCCCCAGTTAGTTGAGCTATATATAGTATTCTCTACAATACGTCCCGTATCCTGGTTGCCTGCCACCGCAATCTCTCCTAACGAGGCGTCATCGTGAAGACCCTGTAGAAAAGGTACTATGCCTTTACGCATTCTGTCTACCATAGGTCTCTCGTAGCCCTCAGCTATATTCTCTGCCTCTGTAAGGTACCCAACTTGGTTACTGGCGCCAAAAAAAGCTCCGCATGGATAGGTCTCGGCGGTCGGCGTCATCCAGCCGTTTGTTGTTAAAGATAAAACATTTATCTCTATAGGATCATGCAGCTCTAAAGACTCAGCTCTAAAATAGTTAACTGAGCCGGAAACAACATCGTACATATCACAGCCTGTTCCGTACGTCAGGGTACTGTTTTCAGCTTTATTATCAATTGCATTATCTATTAACCATAAAGAAAGAGGAGACTCTTTATGGTCCTCTGGAATATCTTGATTATCATATACTGTAGGAATATTAAAGGTTTCAATATAGTCTTTTCTAAATATATAAGCCGCTTCCGTTTCATCGCCTTCAAATAATACACATTTATGCTTAAAGCCGTAAGGATTTCCATTTATATCAGTGAAAAAATTAGTAGCTGTGTTCCATGATCTAGTGTACGCGCCTCTTCTTCTGTGGACAGGTCTAAAATCATCCCCTTCCAATTGACACCATAATCTATTATAAGTAAACCAATTATCGTTTGCCTTAACAGATGTATTTATAATATTTCTAACAGAATCGTACGGATCTAGGTCATAACCAAGCACTCCGTACTTATTATCCTCGTCAAACCAAGCCTGCATTGTCGTTGCTGTATCTCCTGGATATAAACCAGAGCCTCCAGCAGTTCTATCACTCATATCCGTATCTCCTACGAAAATATTAGCTCTTACAGGCTCTATTACAAGCTCTCCTCCAGTAGTGGTAGTATAGGCATGCGACTTTCCACTAAAGTTAGGCATACTTAGGTAAGGGAATCTAATACTTTGTAATGCTGTAGGACACGACAAACCCGCTTCGTCCACTGTGATATCCGTGCGTACTGACATCTCCAATACGCCTTTTTCTAATTCTACCAAAACCTCAACCGTAAATAAACCACCTTTAGCGCCTTCGTATATCTTAGGTTGTTTTATAGAATCATATGTAAACTTGGTCCATTTTAAAACAAGCTTGCCTGGTTCACTACTATCTACAGAAACGTAATCTTGTCCGTCGGTGAATTTTAGAGGCTCTGGTGCATATACTAATTCACCATTACCGCTAGCGTGCAAAGAAAAAGGTATGGCGTACGTCGTAGGATTTTCATTATCAGTTAAATCCAACTTTAAGTCCATTTGCCATATGGGCGATGCTGACATGTCTACTTTATGACCAGTCTCTTTATTTAAAACATGATCAAACTGTAAATAAGGTCCTACACCGTCTACTCCTAGCTGTTTTGAGAAAGACCACTCATACGTATCATTAGCTAGTAGATAGGTTTCTACGCCCTCCTCTGGGGCTGGTTCAGTACCTCCGCTGCTTCCTGGTTTATCGCCTGGCCAAGGTGCTACACCCACGCCTGTGGTTAGATCACCATAATTAAAGGCGTTCCCATATTCGCTTCCTACCGAACCGTAAGCTCTGTTCATATTTAGAGCCTGCTTATGTTGGAGTTTTAATTGATTATACCTATTTAATAATAGACTAATCCAATTACTATATTCACCAGCTTTATCACTTACGTTTACCTGAACTCCGCCAGCATTATAATTTAACCTATTCCTAGAATTAAGGATACCCGCTGACATTAGCATTTCAATCATTGTGCCATAGATTAACAAACCTACTGCGGGATGATTTTCTATAGTAAAGCCAGTGATAACAGGAGGAGTCATATTATACTCCATCTCTGCCATTCTTATACAGCTTTCTATCGAAGCATCTGTTAATTCATGTCCCGACAATAAGGCGTTCGCTTCAGGAGTATCCTGCATATGACGACGCATGAATTGAACAAATTCGCTTCGTTTCATTATTCTTCGTAATTCTTAATTGCTTCGATTAAACCTTTCTTGCCTTTACCTGCTACGCCTAGTTCAGTGGCTATCTCTTTTAATTCTTTATAGCTTTTCTCTCCTAAGTCATTCCCTTCGTCCGAAACAGACTCTTCTAGTGCCGGTTCAATCTCAATAGCTTCTTCTACTGGAGGCGCCTCTATTACTTCTCTCTCTACTACAGGTTCTTCTATGATAGGTACTTCCACGACCTCCTCTTTAATAGCTTTACTATCAACTGCTATTAGTTTTGCACCTTCTGCACCTAAGATCTTAATAAGACCTCTATCTTGGTACATTTTACAGCGACGAAGCTGAGCTGAATTAATAGTTAATTCTGCTCCTGAACGAAGCCAAACTTTTCTAGATAAGTTTAATAAAATCTTGGTTTTAGTTATGTTTTTAATTCTCATGATGTAGCATCCTATATAAAATGAATGTAGGGGAAATTTTAACAATTTCCCCTACATTCGTCAAAGGGTACTGCCTAACCTAGGCAATATCTCCTTCTAGTACCTCATTTGCTGCAGCAATTACAGCAGCTGCATTATCGGCTAAGGAGAAACCTCCTTTTGCATATGCGCCATCCCAGAAGATGCCACCCATGCCTTTAATGTTACCAATACCAATACCGATATTTTCCCATGTTTTCCAAGAGACAACGTTTGCACGCTTGTCAATCCAGAACTTGGTATTACCAAGGACATAGAAATTACCAAGGAACTCAGGAGCAGCGAAAACCAAAATAGCACCGTAAGGAACTAAGTCTTCTTTAATAGTAACAATAAGCTTTTTGCCTAAAACGTTACCATAAATAAAGCCATCTTTGAAAGTTTCAGAGCGAAGATCTGTACCTACTTGTTCTGCTGGGAGACCCAAGAGATCTAGGTAAGTAGACTTCGACATCAACAAACAATCAGAAACAAGCTGGTTGCCTTCTTCCAATGTACGCATTGCGCGTGTCAAATAACGAGCAGATTGTAGCGGAAGTGTAGAGTCAGCATTTGCGGCATCGACCACACCCAACCACTGATCGCTCTCCAAAAGAGCAGCGTTTACATACTTGAGGAATGTTTCGTCCTCAACAGTTTGAATATCCTTGACCGAGTTACGCTCAACGATTTCGACGACGGGCATCTCGTATGCGAGAAGCTCCTCTTCTGTCTTACTATACTCAGGAGTAGAGATAAGAAAGAAAGGAATCTCGTAACGACCGCCTTCGACGAAGGTCATTGGAGTTTCACCACGGAAGTCGATAGAAACTGCAGTCGAGTTAGGCTCGATATCTACAATTTTTACCAAACTATCGTTTTTAACGTTTCTTTGAAGATCGTGCTTGGTGCAACGCTCTGCAGGTAGAATCTTACGCGTAAAAGACTCCTCACGGAGTTTCATACGAATGTAAGATGCGCCTGCGCTGCGGAGAGCCTCTGCGCCTTCATCAGAATCGAGCATTTCAGAGAATGCAGAATTAAGTACTTCTTGACTAATTTTTTCCATTTTTTATATTCTCCTAAATTAACGGGTCCACTTAATGCGGGTAAAGGTTTTGCCGCCTCGCGACATGCCTGTTTGTTCACAAACACCAACAGCGTATGCGCCGGTGGCATCGTCAGTGAACTGATTGACAGATGCGGACCAATAGAGAGCTTGACCCGCTACTGCGGCCTCAACTAAAGATGCGTCAACATCGAATAAAAAGTATCCACCATCAATCATTGTGATAGTGTCGATAGCACCAGAATCGTGCTGATCATAGCCAGTCCAGACTACGCCAAGGGAGAGGTTTGCATCCGTCTCGCCTGCTGCAACTGCTGCGGCTTTGCCATCAGTATCTACTTTAACAACATGACCTTCCATAGGAAGATTAGAATTGTCAAAGGTAATACTAACACCATCACTACCGAGAGCAGTCGTGCCGCCCCATTCGATAGCTCTACGCCACACCAGTCCCAACGGAGAAAGAAGCTCAACAACACCATTGCCAGTCTGCTGGGAACCAAAATTGCCAGAAATTTTTGCCATGTTATTTTTTCCTAATTGTTAGAAATTTAATGTGTTTTATTTTGGACATAGTTAAAGATAGCCCTTTCGAGAGGGTTGCCTTGACTAGAGTTATCTTCAGAGGCACTGTCCAAATGACCTAAAGTATTTAAAGTTGGCGCAAGACTCATTGCTTCTTTGTAAACATCTGGAGAATGTCCCGATGATACAAGTTCTTCCAATTTATCCTGCTTAGACGTTATATCAACAATGCCGCTTTCAATCATCTCATCGACGATCTCAGCAAACTTTAATATGTTGATACTTTCAGCTAATTTATTCATTAGTTGTCCTTTTTCATTACGAAGACCATTGCGCTCTTGAGTGAGCGTACGAATTACATCTTCCGCTTCCTTAAGAAGCGAAAAAGCTTGATCTAGTTCTACGTAATTACTCATTTGTTTGCTCACTCAGTGCAAGAGCTGTTTGATAAGCTGCCTGCGCCATTTCAGCTAAATTAAGTGCTAGGTCGGCATCTTCATAACGACCGGAGGCACTTTTTATTAGCGTATGTGGGATATCTGAGTGTTCTGAAACTTGTTCAGCTAATGTAAAAGATGTACGCGCCAATTGCTGACCTAACGAGTAGGCTCCATTCACTTCTTCAGCGAACTTTTCAGACTCCATGACCAAACCTACTAAAGTAGGCTCAACGCCTTCCTCAGCACACTTATCAATATAAGTATCTAGTGTTTGGACTTCATCATCAGTCAAGTCACTTAAAAGCGAAGCAGAATTTTGGCTATCCATCTCACTATACCTCGTCTTCGGTCATCTGGTCGCGCAGGCCATCAACAAAGCCTAGAGCCATAATGCGGCCATATTGAATGGCCTCACTAGCGACTTTCATAACTTCATCACGATCTTCTTCGGACGCTTCCTTAGATAGGGTTTCGTGTATTCCTGCAAGTAAAGAAACGAGGTGGTCCTCTTCTCCGTACTCTGCTCCCTTCGCCATATTAACAGCGTTGGTAGGAGCGGCGGCAGCAGTATCGATAGCGGTTTCGGCCTCAGCTTGCGCTTGAAGCTGTTGTCCCGCTAGTCTCTCGAGCTTACGCTCTAACTGTACCCTAGCATCCAATTGTGTATCACCCATTTGAGTATTTATGTCAGCGTTCTCATCAGCAATAGCGGCAGCGTGCTCTTGAACGGCAGCTTGTCCGGCAGATTGACCTGCCATGGTAGCTTCTAGTTCATTAGCAGCAACAGCTGGGCCCCCAGGGGCTTCGGCTGTTGCGGCAGCTTGCGTAATAAGGGCTGACTCTTCAGGGGTGGTTGCTTCTTTCATAGACTCCTTGACAGCGTTTAGCTGATCAAGAAAAGCATTCATGTCAAAATTACCCATTTTATTTTTTTCCTTTGTTAAAAGTTTTACCTAAAAAGTTTGTTGACAGAGCTTAATTGCTCGTCAGCTAAAGAGATTAATTCCTGATCGACTACAACGGTAGCGTTCGAGAATACATCACATAAGTTGTTATATTGTACACAACTATTAGTATTGTCAATTGTTAAAGCATTTTCAGAGGCTTTTTTCTGTATACCTTTTGTCTTTGACAACAATTTTCCTACTCTACTCGACACTAAACCTAAACCTATTGTACTGATTAAGGGATTTTCCGCCACAAAACGTAACGCGCCAGGGATTTTTTTCCCTTGATGCTGGCGACGATATGCCTCTGCGGATAAGCCATAAGAAGCTCCTAAGCCTACCAAGCCATGCTTTAACCACTTTGCATGCTTTTCTATATTATAATAAGAAGCAACTTTCTCACCTCTCATAGTATGCTTGGCTAATTCATAACCACCAATAGCCCCTAATACTTTAGCTGGTTGTATATTAAGAAGGTTTTTTATAACACCAGATGGGATCTTAGCGGCTGCTGCTCTGTATCCCCCATAAAGTAAACCTGCGCGTAATAAAAGAGCTAAAACAGCTGGAAACTTTTCTATATCTTTAGGAACCTTAACATCTAAACTTGTTAACCTAGTCTCACCTAACTCGGCTATATTAGCCATTTCCTTGCTAATTTGTCTAGCGACAGTTTTTAAGGCTCCTTCACTAGATCTAAGAGGGTTACGGTTTAGTAATACGTCACTAACAGCGTCTTGGGTATTCTCAGTTGTAGCTGTTTTTTCTAATACAGAAATGAGCTCATCCGCTATATCATAGAACTCTATAGTAGGTGTTTGGAGGAACCTATTAAGTCCCTCAAAAGAAGAACCTTCTTTATATAGAGTCTCAGCTAATTTTTCATTTTCTTGTGATAGGGCAATATATTGAAACTCTTTTGGTGTAAAACAGAAGCCATTTATAAAACTACTAGCCATGGCTTCGTTCAGGCCTCCCGCAGCAAACTTCTTTAGATCTGTTAGGCTTGCTTGCTTAAATAGCTTTTCTCTCGGAGTGAAATATAAATCAGAGCAAGCTAGGAAGCCTTCCACTAACTCTTCTTCTGAAAGCTCATGTATATGGTCGTCTACAATCTCTTCTGAGGCCACCTTTTTGATAGACCAAACTGTTTTATCTGCTGGATTAGGTGTTTCAGAAATGTCAAAGAAATCAGGATATCTATTAATGGCATAGCATAACTTACCCTCTACCTCTTGATTCATGTGATGCTTCATATGTTCGCATCTATCAGCGGTTTTGAAGACTTTCTGGCTACATACACTACATTCTTCGTACGGCACGCGACACCCCATAGAGAACCCCACTGGTTGCCCAGCATCAGCTTTTTCCGCTATATCGGGAGCTAAATCTCTATATACTTTAATAACCAACTCAACGCGCCGCATCTTAGGATTATATGAAGCAAGCACAACGTCACCTAAAGATTTGCGTGGGTCTTTATTCTTATGCCTTCGATATACTTTTGCATTATAAAAACTTTTATATGTCTTCTTTAAAGACTCTTCTGGAAAATAATCACCCCAATTATTTGGTCCATACAACTCCCCTGCTACAACTGCTGGTATATGTAAGTATACAGCGCGTTTGTCTGGAATTAGATTACGTAAAAAAAGGTCAACCTGCGGATTAGAAGATGCCTTGGTTGTTTCTTGGCTAGGTAAATCTTTTTTTACTGACATTATAAGAGTCCTTCAAGAAAGGTTTCAAATGAATTGTCTTCTATCGGATCAGAGGCGTACTTTTGATTATGAGCATCTTCTTTCATATGTTGCTCAGATAACAGTTTTGCCTTATCTACTAAAGCATCGCCTAGATTTATTAATGGGTTACCTGTGCTTCTAGCTGGCGCCATTGGTGTTCCTTTCTCCATAGAGATGGCCTGTTCTACCGATGTTAATGGTAGCTGAATACCTTTAGGGTGGCTACCATGCATTTGCTCTATGTGATCCATTTTTTGATCTATAATTGTTTTAGCTATTAAATAATTACTTGCCATATGAGGTGCTGTATGCAGCAAAGTTCCATAGACTTCCGCTAGCAATTTATGCTGATTTTCTGGATAAGACTGTTTAAGCTTCTTAAGGACAGAGTGCTGCGCTATCGCTCTGGTTATAGAGGTGCCTATACCTCCACCCACGCCTAAAGCCGCTCCTATTACAATAGCCGGTTTATATAGCTTATCAAAAAGAGAACTAAGCTGTGACGCTTTTGTAGCTTCTTTACTAATACCTTCTGAGGTACTTATTAAAATAGTGTGTTCTAAATTTTTCATTTTAAAAATTAGGTGTTTTCCATGCTTTGGACGAAACGGCGCCGCTGATGGCTCCACCCGCAATCCAGCCTGGTTTAGATAGCGCGACTTTACCTACTTTGACGCTTCCCTTTCCTACGCTTTTTATAGTCCCTGGAAGAGTTTTAGCCACTTTAACGCCTGTTTTGTAAGTAGTTCGTGCGGCCCAATTAACCGCAGGAGCTGCGCGGCCAAACATTTTACCGGACGCTGCAGTGCCCGCTTTACTTATAACTCGTCCTGCGTTATGTACAACTCTTCTGGCTGATACACCAGCGGATCGGCCAAAAACTTTCCCGATGCCTTTACCTACTGTTTTTGCGGCAGCGCCTAGAAAGAAAGCTTCTTTTTCTAAAGCCTCTTCTATATTTCGATGAGCTGTTTTTAATAGCTCAGTCTTTAAATTAATCAACCTCTATCTCCCCCCTGAGGTGAGAGTTAATACCTTCAACAACATATCGAATAGATTCTCTGATTTTCATATAACCTTCATTCTGCACTTCCATGCGATCATGCTGCCTCACCAGGGTATTTAATTCTTTAACCATGGAACGGCCTCCTTGAAACTTGTCTACTGGAATAGGCTCAGAATACATAAGCATACTGTCTGGCAAAGCTGCTTGATCAGCTATGTCTCTACCCGCTATTGAGTTACAGCAAGCACATGTAATGTATGCTGCTGTTTTTGCTAGAGCAGGTTCTTCTTGCTTAATGTACGCGACTATCTCAGGAGCAGACACATCTTCGGATAGTAAAGCCTCTTTTATGATGCTATAAACTTTATTATAACCGTCTTCTATATCTTGAGATGTCTTATTGATCGAATCCTCTAATTCGCTTAAGTCTAACTCTAGACGCTCTTTTGACTCTATTAAAAAATCGCCGCTAAATTGATTATTTCCGCTAAAGGTCTCCTCCTTATCGGCAAACTTTCTCTCGTACGTCCATGTGGAAGAGGCTCTCTTTACTGTAGAGGCATCCTCAAATTCAGAATTAGCTTCTATCGATATTTGAGATGGGTCTACCATGTCAAACTCAAAGGCCCCTTTTGGTCCATTTTCTGAGTACATTCTAATTTGTACTTCTTTATTAACCAACTGTGCAACACGTTCTATCTCATAGCTTTGTAAGGAACTATCTTCTGAAACTTTCTTAGTTAGATTATGTAAAGTATCTAACCCAGCCAAAAAATCAGCCGCTACATCGTCTGCTATTAATTGTAATCTATCAGTCATAACGTATTTATTGTACCAAAGGTTTGTGAAATAAAAAATGTACCTATTAAATGGTATAAAATTATATCTAAACATCCTAGTTTAACAAAAACGGAGAAAAACAAATGGGTAAACAAAACAAACTACCGGTTTGTGAAGTAATACTTCACAAGCCTTTCGAGGCCATAACAGCGATTGACCCCGTACTGGGGGAACATTTCTATAACCTCAAAAAGCGATGCTCTATAGAAGTAGAGCGGCTTCGCTTTTTTAATAAAGAGTTACTGAAGAGGTTATTCAGTGACACTCACCTCACGCTTCAAGGCCGCGTGCGCGAGCACGGAGGCTTTAAAGTTATAGAAGGCGCGGCGCAAGTACTTTGCACGTCGGAGGGGGCGCCGGTGGCTGGGTCTAGCGCCCGAAACCCCAAAGCCTTTGGGGCTGCGTTGTGGTACAGGGTCCGAAACGAGCCAGTGTACATCGTTAGAAGTCACGCCGATTTTATCGGTGGTGATGGTATGGCAGAAGAGTGCACAGGAGAAAAGTGGGATCCAAAAGCCAAGGCGGCCGGGTTGAGGGGAGTGTGGCGCCGAGAGGTCCCTAAGGAGTGGCGGTTCTTCAAAGCTGACGTCAACAACTTGGAGCAGCAGCTCCGAGAAGGTTGCTTAGCCACGGAGGAGAAGCGCCTAGTAAACTTCTCCTCGGAGACGTTGAAGGGCGCTATCGAGGCGTCCTTTGATAAGGCGCAGTGTGTTGGCTGTAACCATATACATTATGGTTTGCTGACATTGCCTCCCGGTGTAGCTCAGCCGGAAAGGAATCGCACGCGAAGGAGCGCTATTGAGCTTATAGCTTCTTATAATGCCGCTTCAGGAAAGTGGCGTAAACGCTTTAAGCCGTTGAAATAGTAAAAAAAAGAGAGCTGTGTATATACATAGCTCTCTTTTTTTGCTAAACTATCTACTATGGCTATACGTAAAAAGAAGAAAAGCAGCTTACATGATAAGCTAGATACATTAAAAAATAAACACGGTGCTCAGCATTTTACCGATAGCACTAATTGCGATGAAGTAGAGCGTATACCCTCGGGCTTATTTTCTATTGATTACGCTACCGGTGGGGGTCTTCCTCTAGGGAAGATCGTAGAAATGTTTGGGCCAGAGTCTTCAGGGAAAACATCTATGGCAATGCATTTTGCTGCTCAAGCACAAGCACAGGGCAAGCTTGTATGCTACATTGATGCTGAAATCGGTTTTAACTATGACTTCGCTAAACAGGTGGGTTTGAGTACAGACCCCGATAAGTTTGTATTAGTGCAACCTCAGTATGGAGAGGAGGCGCTAGATATATGTCTTGAGATGCTAGATGTAGAAAATATGGGTGTCATTGTTGTAGATAGTATCCCGGCATTAGTTCCTCGTGCTGTAGTAGAGGGGGATGTAGGGGATGCGCATATTGGTCTGTTAGCAAGAGCGCTGTCACAGTTCTGCCCTATGATTGTAAAAAAGTTAGATGAATCTAAGTGCTCAATCATTTTTATTAATCAGATCCGTGAAAAAATCGGTGTTATGTTTGGCTCACCTGAAACTACGCCTGGCGGAAGAGCTATGAAATTTTACTCAGCAATGCGTATGCGCGTTAAAAAGCGTAAGTTTATTGAGAAAGAGGGGGAGCCTATAGGAATGAGAGCCGAGATGCATGTTGTTAAAAATAAAACTGCACCTCCTTTTAGAAAAGCAGAGTACGAACTTTTCTTTGGTACAGGCTTCTCTAAAGAAAGTGACCTTGTGGAAAACGCCTTGGCGAGAGGCATCTTTACTAAGAAAGGTTCATGGCTTTTCTATAATAAAACAGATAAGGAGCAGATACAACTAGGACAAGGCGCCCTTGCTGTAGGCAAACTTTTAGAGGATAACCCTGAAATGTTTAAAGAAATATGGGATAAAGTTGAAGATAAGGCTTGATTTTAAAAAATATCTTTGGTAAAACTTACACATGGCACAATACGCAGAAGAAAGTGATTTCCTTTTATTAATATCTTACTCCACAATAGGTGATGAATGGGAGGAAGCAGCCCGTAGTTCAGATTATGGTGAGATTGAAACAGCGCTCCAAGAACTCTCCGATAGTGTACAGCACTATGCTATCGTAAGAGTTGAAGATTGTGGAGAGCCTTTAGCACCGGAAGAGGCTGAAGAATACGAATATTAATAGTGAAGGCCCTTAGCTTAATTGGTTAAAGCAGCAAACTCATAATTTGTTGAGTCTCGGTTCAAGTCCGAGGGGGCCTACCACTATCTTTGGGGGTGTAACTCAGGTGGTTAGAGTGTGGTTCTTATATAGCTAAAGTCGGGGGTTCAAGTCCTCCCACCCCTACCAAATAACTAGATGGACTTAATCGTAAGATAAGCTGACCCGAATAAGAACCGGCATCTAGGATAGCCTAAGCAGTAATGTTTGGGCTATTTTTTGTTTAAATAGATCCTAAGTATAATCAAGTAATGACTTATTCATCCTCTACTTATCCTAACCCACCTCAAGATGATACTCATGTATCAGTAGATAACTTTCCTGCTACACAAACTGTAGATGGTTCTGTAGACGCTAATGTTACATTTCCCGTCACACAGACTGTTGACGGCTCGATTTCAGTAGATAACTTTCCTGCTACACAAACTGTAGATGGTTCTGTAGACGCTAATGTTACATTTCCCGTCACACAGACTGTTGACGGCTCGATTTCAGTAGATAACTTTCCTGCTACACAAACTGTAGATGGTTCTGTAGACGCTAATGTTACATTTCCCGTCACACAGACTGTTGACGGCTCGATTTCAGTTGATAATCTCCCTAGTGATAAGAACTTAAGCACAGTAACTTTGGATTACGCAACCAATGGAGCAAACCCTGTAACAAACGACACTCTCATTGCAGCACCTGGGGCTGGAAGTAAAGTTGTTATCTACGGGTATCAGGTAGTTGCACAGGGCACTGGTGCGGGCTCTTCAGGGTCGTGGGTTATCTCTAATGGAAATGCAGCGAACTCTGACTACAAAGGTTATGGTGTTGTACTTGGGAATGTCCCAACTTCCACGTGTATATCTTTCACCCACGGGGTAGACCTCAGCGAAAATACTGCGTGCAACATGACTATAACAGAGACCTCTACACAAGTTTATTTAACAGGCGTATTATATTACCGTGTAGAAAGTATTTGACTTTTGAGTTAACGCTATTCTATAATCCTTTCTTACTAACCCTTCTCTTGTAACCCTTATAGGAAAATGAAGAAACATTTAGAAAGAGAGATTATAGAAGCTAACCCTATCCTGTATCGAGGTGTTCACCTACCTCCTACTCGATCCCTCATGTATAGAGGTTTCGAATGTGGAGATGGTTGGTTTGCACTTCTCAAAGAAGCATCTATTAAGACTGAGCGCCTGCTTAAGAAAATGCCAAAAAAAGAAAGACGCAATAACTATGCGATGCATGTCATAAGTAAACATGGCTGCTTACGTATCTATATGTCTCTAATTAATGAGCATATAGAAAAACTACTTAGTGAATTAGTAACTACTTCCTTGCATACCTGTGAGATATGTGGCAGTGAAGGTTCGCGAAATAATGATAAAACCCGTTGTAAAGAACACCATGATGAAGCCTACGCAAGAAAGTTCACCACCAGAACTAAAACTCCCTGAACCTGAAAAATTCCAAACGGTTCTTATTTACTTCTCTAACGGCACTATAGGTTCTTTTACGGGAAAACCTATAGCAAGTCCAGAAAATGCAGAAAAAGAAAAACTATCTATTACAGATATAAAGTTCCTTCCTCCGCAAGCTTTGCCTGAAGGATGTGTTTTTGAACTTATGGAGGAGTCAGAAAATGAGCTAGACTTGCCAGAAGTCATTGCTGGGGAAACTTCCGAAGAAAAAACGGAATAAAAGTGTAATCCCCTTAAGGACACAGGACTTAGTATTCTCTAGGTCCTGTGTTTCTTTTTATCATGAACAAAACTAAAATAAAAAACTTTCTCCTTTTAATAGCAATAACTGTAATAAGCTATATATTGTTGTACCTCATCATCAGTTGTTCCAGTGTACATACAACGGAGAAGCCTTTAAATACAGTTTCTTGCAACTGCGTTGTTCCTGTAATAGCTAAACGTAAGTACAAAGGCCCTGAAGACACACTACCAAATGATACCGATAGACGAAACTGAAAAATTCCTAGCCCTTTTAAATGAAATGCTTATGGTGTGGGAAAAAGAAAAAATGAATACAGCTTTTGATAATTTTAAAGACGAAGTAGATTGGAAAAAAAATAAGGAGCGGTTAAGAGCTTTTATGAAACTAATGAACGAAAATGCAGCAAACGACACTTGATCATGCTTATATGGATATGGCTATTAGATGGAGTAAATTATCTAGAGCCGAGAGAAAAAAAGTAGGTGCTTTAATTGTTAAGGACGGTGCTATTATCAGTGATGGTTTTAATGGCACTCCTGCCGGGTTTAACAACCAATGTGAGTTTGTCCTAGAGAAAGAACTTGTAACGAAGCCAGAAGTCTTACATGCTGAATCTAATGCTATCCTTAAACTAGCTAAAGCCACACTTTCATCTGAAGGCGCTACTTTATATGTAACCTTATCCCCGTGTTTTGAATGCGCTAAGCTAATAATACAGAGTGGTATAATTCGAGTAGTATATGCAGAAAAATATAGAGAAGATAGAGGCTTGTGTCTGCTGGAAAAAGCAAATATAATAACTGAACAATGCAACCAGAACCCTTAAATGTATTAACCCTAGTAAATAAAAAATCAGGTGAAAATAAAGTTTTGTGTGGTTTAGCCTTAAAAGAAGATGCTGTCAAATATAAACTAGACTATTTAAACAGATTACCCCAGAATGAGAGGATACTCTATGATATTAAAATTAGTGAGGTGAAATTATGGAAGAAACTATAACAATGGAACAGTTATTGCAGAATAATGATACTTCCTTTATTGAGACTCAAGATACTATCAAAATGGCAGACGCTGAATTTTTATATAAATTAACTGTTATAGGTTTAAGCAGCAATGTTGATCAGCTTGGTATGGAGATAGGTAATGCCGCTGCTAGTGAGCTCGCTAGACGAGCCCAGTTAGCAAGTGAACTTATAAAAAGAATAAAATAAAATGGACGATTCCCCTGAACGTGAACTCATGGAGATTCCTCTTCTGGAATACCTCTACTTACTGGACATAGTAGACGAAGCTAAACAGCTATTCACTGAGCTCACATGGGCTGAAACACCCAATGAGCATTTAATGTTCGTACGCTCGGATACGCCGGGCGGTCCTAAAGTCTTCAGGGATAGATTGCGTCGAAGTCTCATGTATTTAGATACATACAGGACTGAAGAATAGACAATTTCTAGGAATAAATAGTACTAAGAACTAATTGAAAAACCATTTGGTTTTATGTATGCTTTTAGTTCATGCACCCATAGCATAACTGGATAATGCCTCCGACTTCTAATCGGATGAGTTCAGGTTCGAATCCTGATGGGTGTGCCATAAACACGGGGTTGTAGTCCAACGGCAGAGACATCGGACTTAAAATCCGTCCAGTATGGGTTCGAATCCCATCAGCCCTACCAAGCCTTTTTAAACATGCGTAAAGAAAATTGCCCCTTTTGTGAGAAAATAAAAAATAAAGACTACGTACTTAAAGTGCGTGATTTCTATATCTTAGAAGATGCATATCCAGTTACACCCGGACATAAGCTGGTAGTGTCAGATAGACACATAGAATCTTTCTATGCACTCGATCAGGATGAGCTCCATCAACTTGGTTATGTGATAGAAATGGCTACCTTACAGCAAGCCGATGCTGACGGATTCAATATAGGCTTTAACGAAGGTGAAGCGGCAGGTAAAACTGTGCCTCATTTTCACATACACATAATCCCTCGTTCTTTTGGAGATACTGAAGAGCCTACGGGGGGAGTAAGAAACGTGATCCCTGGAAAAGGGTCATACGAAAAATGACTAGTTCTGATACCCGAAACCATACAGATAAGACCAATGAATCTTCTTATTGGTCTTATCGTGTTTTTAACCACGCTCCGGATATCTGGAGTATCGAAATGGTACTCTTTGATAAAGATGGACAGCCTTGTTCGCATACCACTAAGGGCACTGACGCAGGGACATTTAACGCTTTTGATAGAGACGATCTTGAAGGGGATCTAATCCGGATGATGCAGGCCTTTGACCACCCCACCCTTACCCCTGATGACTTTGACTACGCCTAATCTTGGAGGAGTTTTTAAATGATTAAATTACACATACTTTCTGATCTTCATGTAGAGTTTTCGCCCTTCGTGATCCCTATAGTAGATGCTGATTACTTAATACTAGCAGGAGACTGTGGGGTAGGTACTGGCGCCTTAGATATGCTATTTGAAGCTGCACCTAGGTATAAAAAAGTCTTTTATATTATGGGTAATCATGAGTATTATGGTGGGGATTTACTTTACACATTAAGTGATTTATTTGAAAGTGTGCGTAAGTATAATGTTTCTAAGAATAACATCCGTATTTTACATAACTCTAGTGATCTCATAACCGATTCGGAAAGTAAGGAGCTATGCCGCATAACTGGTTCTACCTTATGGACCGATTTCTATAATAAAGATCCTCTGCAAGTAACTACCGCTAAATTCTGTTTGAATGATTTTACTGGAAATATAAAATTTGATGAAGCGTCTTTTACAATAGATAAATGTATTGAGGTTCATGACGTATGTAAAACCTACCTTAAATGGACTGTAGAAAGAGCAGATGCAAGCTATAAAGATATTATTGTTACTCATCATATGCCTTCTAGACACTTGGTGGCAGATGCATATAAAGACTCCCCTTTAAATGGTTCCTTTGCTTCTGACTGTGATGAAATTATGTCTAAAGCTAAGTTATGGATATGTGGTCACTCCCATCATACTGTAGATACAGAATTACATGGGTGTAGGGTTGTAATGAATCCTCGAGGCTATCCACATGAAAATAATAAAGGGTTCAACCCAGAACTGGTAATAGAGATATAAGTATCGGAATGCGACGACAAAAGTTTTAAGACCTCCTACTCACTTCGTTTCTGCAGCCTAAGCCTCACTTAATCCCATGATTCAAACTTGCACAAAATGCGCTAAACTATTTCATAATCTAACCGAGGTTAAAAGCCCTGAAGGTAAAATTTATCTACGAGTCTCTGATAACAGAACGCGTTGTTTTAAATGTTCCCCTAAACAAAAAAGAGTCCACAGGAAACAGGTAATTAAAACATGTAAAAAATGTGGACACGTTTTTGAACTAGAGCGTGGCAAGAGACTAAGGAAAGATAAAGAAGGAACAGAATATTATTGGCCTATGAATCGTAAGAACTGTTATGCCTGTATGCCAGATCAGAAAAGAAAAAACCCTGTTATGAAAGGTGTTCAGCATAGGAAATGCTATATATGTAAACGTCTAAAGGTTGTCACCGAGTTCTATGTTCGCTCGGATAGAACTACCCCTGCAGCGGGATGTAAAAAATGCCACTCTGATAGAAGTAAAGACAGAGCAGTTCTTTTTATGCTACGGGCTAGGAATCAAAAAGGATGTAGGTGTGAGTGCTGTGCCTCAAAAGATTTACTTAGCTTCTATCAACCTTCCCATGTGCCTAAAGGTGAACGTATCAATAAAATTAAAACACGCTCTTGGGCTAACCCTAAAACACAAGCGTCATTAAACGAGGCTTATTTGCTATGTTTCGAGTGTCGAGCTAGACTAATAAAAGGTCTGGAACTGTGGCTTGAGTATCGTAAAGCAGGCAGGAAAAAACTAAAGCATCTCTAAAACAAGGTTGTCATTGTACCTTAGCTCTTGCGAAAAACAGTGACTTAGGACGGGCCTGGTGGGAGCCCTAATCTCACCAACTCTTAATGAAAACTAAATTCAAAAACTGGAAAACTGTAAAAAGTTTGCGTGATGCTGAAAAGCTCACAACATTACTACAAGAAAAATACCCGGAGCTTCTTTTCAGGGTTAAAACAAACTCCTGGAAAGGTAAAGATAAAAAAACATATTCTGTACAAAATATAGTAAGAAAGGGCTGTAAGAGAGATCTTACTTATTTGGGTCCTATTCAAGATAAGCTTACGGAGGCATTAGGGAGAGGTCCTAGTACTGATGAGCTAGTAGAAGCAGCCGGTATACCTTTAAGGGCTCTTAAAAAGTTCTTTGCACGTAAAGAGCTTTTCGCGTCTATAGCTTAGAGGTAAAGCTCCAGCCTTCCAAGCTGGTCACGGGGGTTCAATTCCCCCTAGACGCTCCAAAATGAGCTTACTGCTATACAGCGGTAAGCTCTTTCTTTTACATAAATAACCTGTTATACTGAAAACATGAAAGAACTTACATTGTATGAAGAGAACGAGCTGCTTAAAGAGATGCTAGAAACATACGCAGGAGGTTTGGAGGATCACGGTCTACAAGCCGCTGAACGTTTAAAATATATAGCTTTATTTGAGATTAGTAAACAATGTACACGTTGTGGAGACTTAGTACCTGAATCCGCTATGCGAAAGGATAATAGAAGGGAAGGAGGTCTCGGTTGTTGGTGTAAAACCTGTGATAGAGAAGATAATAAAATGAGACGTTCAATGAAACATAAGCCAACAAAAGCTTTAGAAATATCTTTAAAAAAATTAGAAAAACTCGCCATGAAAGATCTCAGAGAGATATCTTTTCAATGGGGTCTTGTGTGGAAAAACATAGAAAGGATTAAAAATGAATAAATCTAGAGTCGTATGCGCTGTACGCTGCTCCCACTGCCAAGAATTTGGTACATTTACCGCTTATACAAAAACAGAAGGACACTTTAATGGTGTATTTATATGCCTCGTTTGCCGCAACAAAGGGGTAACTTTTGAAGCTAGTATTGAAGAGGAGGTTGAAAAAACGCCTTGCAAGAAAGCTAAAAAGAAAAGACGTGTAAAGAAAAAACCTGATAATATCACTACGTTATTAGTCAATAAACCGGCTAAGAAACCTAAATAGCATCTATAATTAAGTTCCCTGTAGCAATCTCCCCCGCGATCAAGCCATACATTAATGAATGGAAAAAATCGTCGGGAGCTACATGGACATACTTTAACTGTGTTTTTTGCACGCCAGCTTCATCTGGATCTTCTGCTTTAATGGATAAGATATCTTTTGCAAAAGTACCGAAATCCTCGAAACGCGGAAACCTTATCCGCTCCTCTAAAATCATGTTAAATACTCTCGACATCATATTTGAGCGATTGATAACATAGCGCCCAGTAGCATCTAGAATAATAGGAGCAGCTCCTACAGACGAAAATACAGTACGCACTTCTCCGTGCGTATATTTAAGCTTTATTTGTGCATTCTGTAAGTGCCCAAAACCCCAATCACAAGAAACAGCCTTAGGTCTAAAACGATGCAGCTCTTCTAGAATTAACTCCATCTGTCTATTGGCATCAGCTTCTACTCCCGAGAATCTTTTTGAACGCAACATGGTCCATTTGCCACCTATGTGAGCAACAAAAGTTAATACTGTGTAGGATTTTAAGCCTGTACCCCAATCAATACCTGCATAGATAGGAGCTTGCACACCCTGTGGAATTACGCCTCCTTTAAGCATTTGAAACTTATCGTCGCAACATTTCCGTATGTGTTTCTCTGTGACAGGTGCACCCATGGATTCATAAGGAAGAGCTATTACCTCATTCAAAAAACGCTTGGGAGCATAACGCTCTTGCTTATCTAGAATATCTTCTGTGGTTAACCAAGGAACCATTAACTGGCTAGTTCTATATCCTTTATATTTACCGCCCTCATGAGCAGTTACCCATTCACCCTGGCTTCTGTCTAGAATAACTCCACATGTTTTACAGTGAATGCCATCTACTTCTACAAAATTTACGATGTCATGATCTTGCCGGACCCAATGCCCATTCTTACATTTAAATATAAACTCTGTTTGATCAGAAAACTTCCATACCTGATCTAAAGCATCCTGAGCTACATCTGGTGTGCCTGCATATAATCTTCCCTTGAAAGGCGAGTGAGAAATGCACTCTTCCATGACGGGTAGAAAATCAGGATTAATATGTTGTACTTCATCTACACAGAGATAATCTGCCGATATGCCTCGGATACGGTCAGCATTTTTATATGCCGATTTTAACACAATACGAGACCCATTTCTTAATTCTTTTGAATACACATTATCTACTACTGGAATTTTTCCCCAAAAGTGGTTTTGTATTAATGGTGAATATTTTAATTTCGGATCTAACTTATCTATTGAAAACTCTTTTGTTTGTGCATCGGCTGGTGTTACATAAAGAGTCCTAAATCTTCTTTTTGTAATACTGTTTAAAATAATCTTATTAGCTATAGTAGTAGATTTTTCAGACTGCCTTCCAAAATACAATACCATAATATTATCTTGATTATCGTAAACAGGCTTAAGATAATCTCTACCCTTAAACGAAAATGGAAACTCCATATCGATATAGAAGGAGCTCTCAACGAGTTCGCTTGGTTTTATAGAGACAACAGGTTTAGATGTCATTTACTAAAGAGTACTCTAAAGCCTTGTCTATAACAAATTTAGCTCTGTTCCTGGTCATGTGATATTTAAGAGCATGCTCCCGCCCTTTTTTACCTATAGTTTCTATATCTATTGAATCTAAGTTATTAAAAATATCTACAAGTTCTGAAGGGTGTGTAAAGAAGATAACGTTCTCCATATGAGTAAAAGGATGAGCCATCTCTAGATCTAATTGCTCAGATATAACACAAGCGCCTGTAGAGAGTGCTTCCCAGAAACGAGCAGTATCTTGCCCCCACCCTATAGACGAGATAATAACTTTGGCTCTATTTAAATGCTTATAATAATCATCGGAACCTTGCACCGTAACTGAATGCCTAAATTTACCAACCCTGCCTACTTTAATAGGTAGATTGAATTCCTTTATGTAACGAATGATTTCTCGTCTATTAGGATACTCCCCCGCAGAGGGGAAAATACATAAATCTTCTTTTTGTTCATTATAGTGTTTTAAGTAGTTAGAATATAAACCGAAAGGCAGAGGAAACTCATGTGACAGTCGCCTGTTCCAAGGAAGCACTTCTCTTCTAAAATAAAGCTTATACTTTTCTGGGTACCTGAAACAACCCCATTCTTGGTTATAGGGGTGGTTATCGAAAAAGTCCTCTCCGTTTATATAGATAGGGCAGAGATCATTTGTAAGGCTAATAGCTGCAGTTAAATTTGAGTCTACCCCTCTATTGGCATGTTCAATCAGTAAATTATAAACCTTAGAGGGCACTGGTTTTCTATCCACCTCATGACCTAGCTCCACAAAACCTTCAATGATATTAGCCGTGTGCATATCATTTAGAGGACTAGTAACACAGGCGATTTTCACCTTTATAGTATAACAAAAAAGACTAAAAACTAAAGACCAAATAAGGTATAAAACTATATCTAGAGAGAATCTAGATACAAAAAGAGGATGGGACTATAGCTTATGTGTGTCAAAGCGTTACGTTGCATCAAATGCATAGAGCTGCAGACTTATGAATTAAGATGTAGTAGACTACGTAAAGAAGGGGGCGCAAACCCCTCTAGTTCCTACTTCTCTTTTTTATAGTAGGTTTTGTATCCATTTTTTTGTATAAATGGGGCGCTTGTTGTACCGACGATGGTGCTCTTCCAATAGCTCATCATACTCACTCTTCTTCAGCTTAGGTAGCGTGATAGCCGTCAACACGCTTAGCAATAAGAGACCTTTTAAGAGATCGTCTTTGCCTTGTTTTGTTTTAGGAAATAATCTAGTAATATGACGCATTATTCTACTTCTATATTGAGGTCCACTAAGTCAGAGAAAACCTCAGTTTGTTTCTCTAATTGTACCTTAATTTTATTTTCACTCAACATAGCATAAATATATTCTATATTCTCTTTTTTAGTAGGATTTTTTAACTTATCTTTATCATACGAAAGATCCATAAGGCCCCTACTCTCTTTTACTTTTGAAAGTAGACGAGCTAACCTTTTATGGTACCTATCATATGTAGCCATTTAATCATCTAAAATAAGAGAATACCTAACATCGGTATCCGTTAAAGCTTCTAGCTCTTTGAGCTTACTCTCAATATCTGTAAGTTCTATAATCTTAGCCTGCGCAAGACAAGCGCTAGTAAGAGCTGTCATTAACTTGGGATTCACATTCCCCCAAATTAATTGAGGGATCATTATACCCATTACATCCCTAACCTGTTCTAAAGAATTTACCGTTGGTGGGATGGAATCTAAGGCATAGCTAGGCGCACCCTGCTCCTCTGGGACATCCTCGCCGAGAATGACTTCGTTGTAATGCTCCACGCAGTAGTCCTGTCGCCCGAAGACTGGCTTATCACACCTATCGCCATCATCGAACATAAACCTACACGTGTGTTTCGGTCCTGGCATTACTTCTTAACCTTTTTCCCTAGCGTTGCTTTTGCTATCTCTAGATCGTCTATGACTTTGCTAACATAGTCTAAAGCTCTTGTAACGTTTACTTCATCCGCCAAAGGTACACCTAGGCGAACTTGAAAAAGAAGCTTCGCTAATATAGATTCTAACTGTTTAATATCCTCTACATAAACTAGCGCATCTAATACATCTAGATCATTTATAAAGTTGAGACCAAGCATGGCCTCGACCGAAGAATCAGGTATGAGTTTATCTTCTGCTAAACTAACTAACTCATGAGGTACATTAAGATTAATCTTTGTGTCTTTAAAGGGAGAAACGTTTCCTATAGTAACCTCTCCATTGTGTTGCCAAACTGAAGCTATGATAGCTCTAGAGGTTCCTTCAGAAAAACCTAAATTGATTAAGTACCAAATTAAAGCATTCTCATCGGTTGCATACTTCCCAAAGTTAGCATCAAAATCTTTGTCATCCAGTGTTACTAGTTTCTCAGCTACTTTACCTTTAATATAATAATGCGGTACACCCTCTGCATTAAAACCTTTTATCTTAATTGAGTAGCCTAGATTATCCGCCAATACGGAAGCAAAGGATTTATCTGTTAAATAGGTAAGGCTAATCTTGTTGTTGCCAACCTTATTTAATTTATAACTTGTTGGTATGTAATAAATTACTTCTCCTTCCATATCTTCCGCAACATCCCCTAGATTTGAAAAAGGCGCGTCAACTTCTTTGGAATACTTAATAGTAATTTCCTTCCCGAAGTGTGTTTTAGCTTTAAAAACTAAACCCTTGTTGACAACAGATGGTTTTTCTAAAGCTGTAAAAGGTGCAGTGCAACGCTGCTCAGCTCCTTCTGTAAAGCTAAAACAATACTGCTTATGTTTCTCTATAGTGGTAACGCGAGGGGCATGCGAATCTCTTAAGTAGTAACCTGAGAAACCTTCCCCAATGGTATAGTCTTCTCCATTATACCACATAGAAAAGCCTAAAGGCCTTGCTAATAAATCCGTTACGGTTTCTACATGATAGCCTATCAGCGTGTTATTTTTACTCGTAATAACCGAAGACATGCCTGATGCAGTTAAAGGCTTTGGGGCCTCCATAAAATCTTCGGCTATGAAAGGTTTTCTGTCCTCTCTTGAGATAAAGATATTATCGCTCCTATCCATCTCTTGGGCCAGATTTACGTCGTATTTGGAAAGCTCTTCGAGGATCTTCTCGCGGCCTTCTATCTTAGTAATATTAAATCTATCATCGCTAGCCAGCGCTATCCAGCCTTTGTGGTTTGAGGAATAAAAAATCCATAAAGCTCTATATGGAATATCTTTTAGGAGCGATTTTATTCTCTTGGCAATTAGGTTGTCTTCTTTCTTGCCCATAGAATCGAGAATAATTTTAAGCATTCCTGGTCCGATACCTGCTTTTTTAGCCCCCGCTTTAAAAAGGCTTGCTGTTTTTCTTATATTATTATTAGATTTCTTTCCTGGAGGGCTCGTTTTTACCGGCATGTCTCCTCTACCTTTTCTCTTGGGTTTAAGTTTCCCCATAGATTTTCCTAAATATTCAGTTAAGCGTGTTATAGTTAATGGAATGTATTGCGTGTCATCGACAATGAAAACATCTAGATTGCTCAGAGAGAACTCAGATATTACTAGCGGTATAACAGCGCTCATGCCGGTTGATTTATTCTCTAACATAATACCACCCATGGCGGTGCCCGAACTCGGATCAACCGTTTTGAACTTAATGCCCTGCATATAATCAGCTATGAAAGGGTAGTCAGAGTAGATAAACTCTAAAATCTGCTGAGGCCAAAAATTATGGTCATTTCCTAATTGTCTTTTCATTTTTTCTAGTATTTGTTAGTATTCTGGTAAGCAAGCCGCTCCCACTATAGTACCAGAAGAATTTAAACCTGCCGTAGCGGTAGTCATGCCTTGAACGGTTAAATTACCAGCTATCGTCACATTACCCATAAAAGTAGTATTGGGACACTGTATTTTAACATCTGAGGCCGATATCGCCACAGTACCTCCGCTATTCAGCACTACTGTACTTGTCGCTGCAACAAGAATAGTGCTGGCATTAATCATTACTGTTCCTTCTGTGCCAGTTAGACCTCCTTTCATGGAAACAATAGGAGCTTGTAATGTAGCCATCTGCGTTAAGGGTTCTAGATCAAAACTTAAGGGAGCTGTTAATTTTAAAGCCTGTAATGCAGTCACTGGTTGACGTGCATTCGCCATCTCTGGTCCTGGTAGCCCTGACATGATAGAATAACCACCAGACTTAGTTGCTATTATTGCTGCTGTATTATTGAAATTTTGTAAATGAATAGGAGTAATCGGATTTGCTTCTATCTCCAAACTGGACATACCTAAATTTCCCTGCTCTGTATATACAAACTGTCCCCAATTATCACTAGCCTTGGCTCTTACAAGGCGTGTATATTGTCCTGGTCTTGGTACCCCTGGCGGCGCAGCATTACCAATTAAGGGATGAGGTCCCCATGTTTCATGACCACTTTCAGTGAATAGGCTGTATCTCCAAGTTTCTACTTCTATGGAATTCGTTTCCCCCTCAACTTTTATATGACTGCTATTCGCTTTGAGCTCTATCCCGCCTGATTTATCTAAGAAAATAAACGACGACCGCTCTGGCATTTTAACACGCGGCCCTCCTATAACAACCTCACCTGGTGACATAGGGCGATTGAACCCCCCAACAACAGGGAGGTTAGCTGTTGCATCAGTAAGTGCAGATAAAACAGAACCTAAAATATAGATAAGCCCATGCATTGTTTCCCCTACTAAAACCTCTTCGTCTCTGTTAAACAGCCGAATAAAGCCTGCATTTGTTTTCGGATCATACGAGCCGGGCATCATCGGGATGTTATTTAACTCCGTAGCATCCTCTAATACAACTGTAAACAATCCACTATATACACTCTGTGGGATACCATTTTTTATAATAGGCTCAGCACCTTTTATCTTCCCATGCCATAGTTTTGCCCATTTAGGACCAGAAAAAGGAGCAGGAGCAGTAAAATTAGTAAGACGGGGCATTTTAAAAATGTATATAACTAGGTATAAAACCGTATGACAGAACGTTACAAGTCGCATATCATACCGAAACAAAATTCCAAAGGTTTCAGAATCATACATGAGTTTGCAGATATTAGCAAACACAAAGAAGCTTTAGGCTATATACGATCTTTTTATAAGGCGGTTCCTTTATTAGACCGAAATAACCGTAAAGTCTCTCTATATAACACTGTGCATGGTTACCCGTATGGTAATCCTAACATGATCTCTCTATTACGGCGTTTCTTAAAAGAGGATGAATCTAAACCTAATAGTATCTTGTGCGGGTTCGATCTAACTAATTTTTATCATTTTATTACTAAAGCAAAACTTAAGAACTCAGCTTTTTCTAACTTAATGCCTCACTTAGACCAGGCTTTTGTCTCAATAGGGAATAGCATTGAAGTACTGTCGCAAGGGAGCCCGCTATCACAAGATATCTCTAATATGTGTTTACTGGAAACAGATCTTAAGATAATGGCCCTACTCAATACATTTAATACTTGGACTAAGAGAACAGAGACGGTACTACTTAACCCAGGGAATATGTCTCAGCATTTTAACCTTCCATTAGATTACGAGTTTGAGCATAGGTACGACATACCTATTATATATAAAAGCGGTAGTAGCTATCTATCGAATTTAATTGGACCTGTAAAGGCAGCGAAAATAACTGCTATTTATGAGAAAAAGGAAGTAAGCGAGGTTTTGCGTGCTTCTTATATGAGATACGTGGACAATATTTATATCTTAGTTCGCGGTGTGGAAGATATACCTTCTTCTCTACTTAAGGACATAGCTACTGCCTTAACTACACGCAGTAAGACTTTTTTCCTTAAGAAGCAGTTTGATATAAATTATCGTAAAGATAGCGTCTCTTCTACAATGAGTAATAGAAAAATGCCTATTTTAGGTTTAAATGCTTCTAAGCGCCTTAAGTGCAGTAGATATTATCTTAATAACCTAAGAGCTGGCTTGTTTCAGTTTGCACAGGGACGCTGGGAAGATATTCCTCAAAGTTTGGTTTCGTCCGTAATCTATGCTCTATACGTAGACCCTCGTTCTCATAACCGTCTACGGAAATGTATGAAACTGATACGAGAAAAAGATCTATCTAAGGCGCCTAATGCAAAAATACTCATCTCTTTTACCGATACTAAAAATAAATTAACACATGAACTACCAAGCGCTTATTGAGTTTCAAATAGAGTGTCTAGACAAATACATAGAAAGAAAGGTAAGCTCTGACGAAAAATTAAAGGGCTTGGCAAGAAAGAGGATACTAGATGAGGAGGGAAATGCTTTACTGATTAATATGCCTAAATATTATAAAATACTTTGTTTTACCTGTGGAATGATACGACCTCTTTATGCATCAAGGTTACCTGAAAAATCTAACCCCTCTATTGGGAGATTAAAAGAGATCCTTGAAACGGCCTCTGCTACAAGATCTTTCTTACCCCGAAGTATAAATCTATCCAGTACTATATTTGCTTACTTAAACCCTTTTGAATTTCGTTGTTACACTAATACCGCAAAGGTTATTTTATTTAAAACTAGGGGATCTTTAAAATTTCCTTATAAAACATCCATGCAGATAACAGAAGGAAAAGATGAAATCTTTTTATCTGATCCAGTAGAAAAAGATATGCACCTATTAATAGAAGAAATAGCTTACAGTTTTTATACGAGGATTAAACTAGATGAACTTAATAGAGAACAAGAGGTACAAGGTATACAAAACATAAGTACTATAAAAGAAAAAGATTATATTCCAGTAGAAAAAGGTTTAGATATAGAAGAACCTATAAAAAGTATAATCGAAAAGGCTTAAAATTCCCAGTCAAAACTACAGCTTGAACAAGCTATCTTCCTTTCCTCGCTGTCTACCCTCCACTCGGCTCCGCACCTCGTGCAATCGTTTGGGGGAACAGACATTAACCACTTTTGATAATCTTCCTCTGCTTTGTCATGTACAATTCGATGACATACATTACAAAGTAGAGCCAGATTAACAGCGTTATTTAAATAACGCCACCCACGCCCTCTACCTCGTGTAACAATATGATGCACCTCTAATCTTTTTTTTGAGAAACAATGCTCACATCTATTACAAGCTCGTTTATATACATAAGCAATAGTTTTTTTGCTTAAGCCGTGTTGGGAATGCGTCATTAAAGCTCTATATAGTAAGCAGTGCCTGATATGAAAAACTGCCCACTGCTTTCAGTAGCCTGTAACATAAGGGTGGCTCCTTTTGTTAGTACAATAGGATTACTTAACGATAAAGAATTTACAACTGGAGTAGTACCCATATGCATTCCTTTTAAAAGATCATTTGATCCTGTATCCTCGCCATCAGTAAACCTGAAATCTCCAGTCGTGCTTGAGGCGCCAGCAAAGCAAGTTATAGTCCACCCCAAAAGTAATATTCTTTTACTAGCTGATGAGGGGGCAACTATAATAGAATTTGCTATTGGGACACTTCCATTTGTCTCTAAAGAAAAAGAAGCACATAAGGTAGGTTTTGCATTACCTGTTAAATCATTAATATTTCTAATAGTCATTATTTACCACCACATCCTTTACACCCTTTACCATTAGTGGGTTTAATAAGGAAGTATTCTAATAACATTATAAACCAACTTGTGCCCGATGCTATACAGCCATCGAAAAAGAAATTCCCGGTTATGCCTTGTCCGCATAAGCTTACTATTAAACCTGCCCAGAAACCCACGCATAAGGGACAGTTAAAAAAGGTATGTAACGATCTCCAGGGTTTAAAGCCTCGTAACTTTTCATACCAAAAGCGCCTGAAGCCTTCAAAAATACTGCCTTTAGTTATTATAGCTGTAACGCCGAAACTGATTAAAGTAAAAGGGATGATGGACATTATTTTAATTTGGAAGAATCTCTTTAACACGAAGTAAATCTACTTTAGTATTCCATTTGGAAGCTAAAAATTTTATAGCATATAACGTAGATTCATCATAGTTTGCATCTTCTACCTTAAATTGTATAGCAGAAGAAGGCGCAGTCAAGCAATTTAAACCTAAAGAATGCAGATGCATTTGATGATCATATTGACCTAAACATACATTATTAAATGGAGGTTCGTATCTATAACTGTCCACGCGCCAAGACCAAAGACAATCATCTAATACATGAGCTAAATGTCGGGAGGGGACTTCGTTTCCATCTATACTCTCCCAATTACCATGTATAAAATACCCAATTGCCCCTATAGCGCCTATAGTTTTATCCCTTCGATGTTGCTGAAGGTAAGAAAAATAATCTTCAGTTATTATAGTCCCTGGAGCGATTCTGGTTACCCAGTCGGCTTTAGGGTATAACTCGTATATCTTATTACGGTTTAAATAACCGCCAGCAAAAACTTTTGGGTTACACACAATAACTCTAGATTCTTCTGTAGTCCATTTCTTAGCCTCTAGGTAAGAGTCATAGGTTTCAGGAAGAAGAACAAACCAAAAAGCTCTTCCCACACATTTTAAGAGACTCTCGTAGGTATTCTTTGCTGCAATACCCATCGAGCCTTTATCACACAGTATAACTTCCATCTAGAATTCACCTTTTGTACCTGGCTTATCCTTAAAATCACCTAAAAGCCAAGAGTTTATAGGGTTGATGCTGCGTATTTTGGCAACTGAGCCTTTTATAGCCGCCTCTGGAATAGCTGTTCTAGCTTCTCTTCTTGCAGATTGTGCCAAGAAATCATTACGTAACAAGGGTACTCTATTAGCCCCCTCTAAGCGTGCCGCATATTTTATGAGGGCGCCATTTTTGTTTAATTTATCTAATACTGCTATTTTCTCCATATCACCTGGCTCATACTTAAGAGAAGTTCCTGGATCTATTACACGCGCATGCTCAGTCAGGGAGCGACTTAAGACTTCGAAGTGTATGGGGTTTAAGGAAATTCCATTAGAAGAATACAGGTTCCGCATGCTATTTGTCAAGTACTTTCTTGCCCCTAATAAGCCTTCTACTTCAAGTACTTTTCTAGGATGCCTTAATCCTGTAGTGAGTGCCTGTCCTCGTTCCACGCGTTGATCCTTTTTAACCAAAGGATTAACTATATCTGTAGCATGATATTTTCTATCATCTACGTGTATGTCCCAGCCCCCACCTAACGCTTTCTCTACTTTGGTTACAAAACCTGTAGACTCGGCCACAGGAGCTTCATTAAAAAAACTATTAGGTATCTTACCAAATAGGTTGTTTGCATCTCGTGCTAAGGTCTTAGGCCCTCCTTCTTCTGAACCCTTTCCTGAGTGAAAAACACGCATTAAACCTTGTGTAATACTTTCACTAGTTACTTGAGCAGCTTCCGCGCCAACATGGTCTCCTATAGTTGGTAATCTAAACTGATCATTTAGACCGTGACATTTTACGCAAATACCTTGTACCGCTTCGCATGTTAATGGCGAGCGTACCAGGAACATCTTTTTCTTGTGTGTTTTTAAATATACCTCATCAATAGGAGAAGAACCATCCACTAGAAAACGCCCTATTATGAAAGGGTCTGTGCGAGACAAGCTGATGCCTTTTGTTGTCAAACAGTCTTTTTCAGTTATAACAAGCTCCATTCCAGCATGTACTTCATCCTTGCTTAGCTCCCCTCCTTTAGCAACGCCTCTTACTTTAGAAATCATTCCGCTTCTAGCTGCAAACTGAGTATTTATATAATCAGAAGCATTCATACCTTGAGCATAACCAGTAGATAGAGAGTTGTCTTGTAAACCCTGTCCAGCTACTCCTTCCATGAAGCCAGGCGTGTATAGCATCTGCGTCAGATTACTCCATTTCCCTTTTGCACCAGATCTCTTCATATCATAAAGGCGATTCTTATCGAAAAAACTTTTAAAGGTTTTTTGAGTTTTAGCCATACCCTTGTCTAAGTTATCTGCGTACTTATTATCTTTACCGTATACATCTACTAGAGATGCGACCTGCTTATCTAAAGCCTTTGGTGTAGTAATATCATTTAAAGATATACTAAAGCCAGCAAGGTATACATACTTATTTCCTAAGTCTTTTAAGGTGTTTAAAAGATCGGCAGCTTTTGATGCACTCTCTTTATATATAGCTTTAATTAAGTCTTGAATAACGCCTTTATCCAGACTTTTCCCTTTTATAATGGAATGATATTTAGCTGGAATATTCTTGTATAAAATAGCCCAACCTAAGCTTACTTTTTTACCTTGTATAGTTACTTCATCGTTTAAAGTTATCTCGTTTTTTAGGAAAGAAGCCTCTGCTGCACTTAGATTTGTGTACGTTTTCTGTGAGCTCTTTCCTTTTTTACTCAATATATAAAGACCGAGGACAGCCTCGTTAGAAGGCATTGGCAAGATATTGCGATCAGGACCGAACAAAGAGTTGCTTGGCATCAGCTTTCTAGCTGCTTCAAGTCGTGCACCTTCTGTAACTGGAACATGCATATTCATTGTGTCCCATACAAAATAACCATAATCAGTAGCAAAGTTTTTGTAATCCTTAACGGTGATATCATACATATCAATAGTGCGCCCTGTCTTTCTGGAAGAAGTAATTAAGCCCCATCTAACGGCTTTGTTCTGTACTAATTTCATATATTCCCTAGGTAAAACTTCCAGCTCCTCATCTGTCATATGTGATAAAAAGAAATTGAAAGCTGCACGAGTCCATGGCTCATAGCCGAGTTCTATCCAATCGCTATAAGATTTTAATGAATAAGCATAGCGTAATTTATTAGCTTTCATTTTTGAATCTATTCTAAATCGGGTAGTTTCAAGAATGAGCATACTTACAAAAGTAGGTACAGGGATAAAATCGTGTGCCTTTAAAGATATACTTAGTAGCTTGCTATCATCCAAGAAGGCCCGGCTTAGAGCAGAGAAATAGTGCGCATTCTTCAGGTAAAAATTCTTTACATCTAATTGTTTAAACTCTAAGCTATAGATAGAGCAGTTTTTAATTTTCTTCGAAGTGAATGTACCATCTACGCCAACGGACTGGACCAGCTTTGCTATGTCATCTAAGAAGGCTTTGTTCTTTGTTTCTCTTATAGCAAAAGAATCTTTATTAAGCATGATAGAGGCTTCAATTAGGCCAGACACAAAGGCTTCTCTTTCTTTTTTAGAAACACCTATTAAAAAAGAAGGGAGCCTTAACTCATCATTCAAGTAGACGTTAGAGTCTATCCAGTTTAAAATAAAAGGACTAATGAAGCGGCCTTGTGTATCAAAATGAGCCTCTTTATACTCATTAACTAGCCTAGCTCTACCTTCTAGGAAAGTAGAATTGCTAAAAGTGTATCCCCCGACACGTTTTTTATTATTGCGCGTAGAGCCAGTAAAGAAACCTAGACTAGATATTAAATGCAGTCTTTCTTGTTCTGAGCGGCTATTAGATACGCCCTCAAACTTATTTGGATTAGCATACTCAATATCAAAAAGACGAGGGACACATAGAAAAGAAGCGTCGGCTGGTTTTGTTTTCTCAACTATATTTAACTCGGGATTAAAACAAACCAAACTGTGGTTATCACTAACATTTAAAGTAATGTCGCCAGTAAGTTTTACCTCCCATTCTTCGCAGCCTTTATGTTTATGAAATTTAGTAACTTCTTTTAACTCTATCGTACCATCAGGTGCTATAGCAGGAACAGTCATTCCTTTAGGCACAGAGTATATCTCTTTATTAGCTTTTCTTTCTATGAGATCTCCGTGAGGTATATCTGCAATATTGGTAGTAATACACAGTTTTGTTTTTACAATACTGTCGCCATTATCAATATTATACTCGCCAGGGGCACTTAGCCAAATATCGCCTATCATGGAATCCCCATCAAAATCAGCATTAAAGCCATGGATTACTAGGGGGTTAAGCATGATAGCCTGCCCTGGGACAACTCGACCCCACTGCGACATAAAATTAAACTTATGTAAAGAGGGGTGTCGGTTAACCATTACGGGACGTTCTTTCATTACTTCGTCGAGCTGGTGACGCGCTACTGGTGTTCTATCTTTTATGGCCTCCAAAGCTTTAATGGGTGTGTACCCATTTTGCACCATTTTTCTAGTTATGAATGGTTTCATGATCTTGAAAGCCATGTCTTCTGGAACGCCTACATGATCTAACGGCAAGTTGGGGTCTACTGTAATAGTAGAACCACCACTTATGTCCTGTTTTTTCCGCATCATCTTCTGTTGTATTACACCTAACTTACCTCCTGATTTAGGGGCTAGCTGACGTAAGATACCTTTCTCAGATGCACGCTGTTTTAGCTGGAAAGATACAGGGTCTGTTGTACCAAACACTGCACCTGCGTGCTTGTATAGTTGCTCAATACGTGTACCTACTGTTTCGTCATCGTAAAAATCTAGAGCTTTTAAATTCTTCAATCCGTCGCTTTCTAATTTTAGAGACTGATAAAGCTCGTTTATAGGTGGATTTTGTACTGTACCAGTTGGCAAAATAGTCATCTGCCTGAATTTAGGAGGCAGAATAGGGAAAGCGTTTAGTACATACAACTCAGAAGGTTTTTTCCCTAATACTTTAATGTTAGATAAGAAGCGTATTTTTGTATTAGTATTATTTAAATCCCCCCATTCTTTATCTAAACCCTGTTGTTTTCCTTGTGCTCTTAATTCTTTTAACTGCTTATCTATATTTATAGCATCAAGCATAGTAGCAATAGCCTTCCCTCCAAAAAGAACACCATCTTTAGATATAGTGCCATCCTCCGATACTTTAGTTTTTCCTTTTAGAATCGCATTGAAAACTTTTGTTGTGATACCCAATGTTTTTGTGATTGCTCTTTCAAAAATCGGATTAGGTATAGGCTCAGCTAAAGAGATGTGTGTCCATTTTGTTCCCGCATCACCTCCAGTTAGCGCAGGGTCATAAAAACCGCCCACCTCTGGTTTCATATCGCGTGAACGCATAAATTTAGCTTCACGGATCTCTCCGTTGCTCTGCTTAAGAATATCTTCTGTGGTAGAAGGCGTGAGTGCTAATGAATCCTTTGTCTTAAAAGTGTTTAAACCTAAAGCTTGCAAAGAAGATAAAAAGTTATCTTGCATAGCAGGGACTTTTGGATTAGGTAGCGGCATTCCGGAATGCATAGCTCTCCAAAACTCATCGTTTTTTGTACCTTTTATATTCGCCATCTCGGCGAGATTCTTTCTTGCTCCGCCTGCCAATAAACTATAAAAGGAGAGGCCATCAATAGCCCTAGTTCCATTTGTTTCAGTCTTCTTTGGCTGCTCGTATTGAACATCGTAATAACCGGTCTCACCTGCTTTAATCTTCTTTCTTACACTATGCTTGAGTTTATTAAAATAAAGCTGACCAACATGAACATTCGTCATGGTTTTTCCTGTTTCTGGGTCAGTTACCGTTTCTTCGTCGTGAATCCCTGAACGGGCTTGTTCTTGCTTAGCTATATTTACATGCCCCCTCTCGTCGAACTGCTTTAAAGCGTATATCTTCCCCTCTTTTTTTGCTATTTTACCCAAGGAACTTTCTATCATCTGGGATGGATTCATTCGACTTGGTATGCCATGCGGATTGAAGAGAACTTCTAAGGGACTCCCATCCGCGCCCACTGGCATCTGGGCATCAGCTACAATCTTAGTGATAATCCCTTTACCGCCATAGCGTGTAGCCATTTTATCCCCCTCTACAGCGGGTTCTTCTGTTTTAACAAAAACTTTATTATGTTTATTGTCTTGATAAACCCGTGTAACAACCCCAGGTACATTTTTGTTATAAATAGGGCTTATATCGCGAGGAGCTAGTAATTGAGATATTTTTTTATTTAGAGTAGATATAGCGGCTTGTGCTGGTGTTAACTCGCGTTTTTCATAAGCTAATATAAGCGGAATACCATATTCAACTATAGTGCCTTCTTTAATTAAACCATTATCATCGTAGTTTGCGAGATTCGTTATTGAAGCCGACCCTGGGAAGAGTGAAACATATGAACCTTTTCCTATTACAACATCTTTTCCTTTTTCAACTTCGAATTCTAGTAAATGTAGGGATGTTAGCTTCTTTGCCGCTCCCTCACTGACCACGAACCCATCTTCGAAATTATAACCTTTATAGGCTAAGAACCCTGTTTTAAGATTAGTACCTAAAGCCAGTTTCCCGTCTTTAGAAAAAACTGAATCAGCTAAGCGTTGCCCTTTCTTTACACTATCTCCTGCTTTTACTATTACATTTGTATCCATAAACGATTCAGTATTAAGCGGAAAATCAGAAGGATATTCATGATCTAACAAAGTCCCGTTAAGACTTTTTAGGACTATCTTGTCTTGCCTCACTGCTTGAATAGTACCTGATTCGATAGCAATAATATTACCTTGCATATCTACGCTAGGGAAATCTCTACTCCCTTTATTGCTATGCGTCTGCTCATACTGTGTAGTTACTAAAGGCGCCTCTCTATATTTAAGAGGTAATGATTGCGTATATTGTTTATTCCCTACATTAGCTCTTACCCCATAGGTTGAACCGAGCATGGGGATCATATTAGATACTTTACTAAATAGGCTCTCTGGTTTCATAAAATATTTAGCAGTGGACGCTTTTATCTGCTGAGCAATCCCGTTCTTGAATCCGCTAATACTTCCTTTATTTGCAGGATCACCTATACCAATTACTGTATTGGCAAAAGCATAAGAGGAGATGGTCGTAGCTTTGTTCGCTCTATCAACTACTTTTATATGAGGAACACCACCTTTTATGGCCGAGCCTACTGTCCTATGAAGCACCACACCGATTTTATCGGCTGATTCAGGGGAGGCTAGTGGATCAGCGATGCCATGTAGCGTTGGTTGTAATGTGCGCATATCATCACTTACAGCTCGCGCTTGACTAATCCCGCCTGGTCCGAATACGGTTAATGCGTCTTCGCCTGAAATCCAGTCAAGCGGGTTAGTTTGGTCTGTGTACTCTTTTAGAGAGCTACTAGAAAAAAGATCATAAATAGGCTTTTCAAATTTACTAGCTGAAAGAATGCTTTTTAAATCTTTTTTACCCCCTCTTCTTCGTACTCTAGTAACAAACTTAGAAGTAGCTGCAGTGATAGATTCTACTATATTATCTTCTGGTGTTAGATATTCTCTAAAGTAAGAAGCATTAACATCGTCTGGTTTTTGAATACCCGCTGCAGTTTTTCTTAGCTTAGCAGTTAAAGCCAACCAGAAAGAAGGTGAAACTTTATCATATCCTTTGCCTAACGTAATTTCATTAGAGCCTCCCTCAAAAGAGATACCTGTGAATTTCTCACGTATATCTTCCGAGGCTTCAACGAAGGATGAATAGGTTTTTCCTGTTAATCGTTTAGCTATTTTTTTAAGCTCACTATTTAAATTATCTGTATAGTTAACTCTAAAAAGCTTATCTCCCATCGCCGTTTTAAGTTGGCTATCAGAGACATTAAAGGCTTTTATTAGCGCAAATAAACTAAACTTAGAATCTTTTATTTTAAATAGGAATTTACCTGTCTCTGGTACTAACTCAACAGCTACTCTCTGATCAAACTGTGAATTACCCGCTGCCATATTGAAGGAAGCGCCGTAAGCGCCTGCTTGATTTTGGGAGACGTAAACACCTGGCTTTCTACGATATTGATTTTTTATGACAATCTCATTTCCATTCCATATATAAGTCCCGCGATTTGTTTTTATGGGTAATTTAAAAAGCCGTTTAGTAACCTTCTCTTCTTTATTATTAATAGTATCTTTTAATATAAAACGACCTTTTATAGCGCTCCCATGGGTTTGTCCTGCTAGACGCGCTTTTAGTTCAGCTTTAAGGGACCTGTCTGGATCATCAATAATTATATTGGTTAGTGTTAGTGTTCTTCCTGTGCCTACTGGAATACCTTTTATTGAAGAGGTTAAGGCCTTTTCAATTGATGTTTTAAACGTATTAATTCTATCAGTCATAAATAAAACCTAGTAAAGGTATTCTAGCAAAAAGTAGTAAAAAGACTAAATCATCTAAATAACGCCGAAAGAGCAGGTATAAAAAACTCGTACTACTTTAGATATGGTTTCCATATCACTAAATTTACCATAGTGTAAAAATAAACATAGTTTGCAATAGTAAGGACTATTGAAACTATTAAAGGTTCGCTTCTCTAAAAAATAGAAGGTGTTACACTTTCCGGTAATGTAAAGGTACTTTGAGCAGACCCAAAAAGGCAAAAACTCAATAAGCCTAATAAGTAGAGAAGAATAATTCATAAAACAGAAAAGGTTTCCTTTTCATAAGATAAGCCAGCTTGGATGTAATCAAACACATCAGCAGCCTTGCTCGCCGGCAGCCTCATGTAAGCTAGCGGCGCCAACTTACAGTAGGCTGCCGGCGAGCAAGGCTGCTGAAGAGGTAAAGTGAATTAAAAAAATGTTAACTTAGTTAAGGGTTCCTTAACAATGTACTGTAATAGCAGTAGAAAAAAATAAACACTCTTACAGGCGTCACAGCGATCCGAAATTCCCAGGTAATTCTTACCCTGGAGATTTCGGATCGAGTTTCGCCGGCAGAGGTTTAATAAAGACATTTACTTCATAAAACAGAGGTGGTTTCCACCTCAACGTGACCAGTAAGGACACGTGCTCAAACGAAAGCCGGGAATAGGCGGAGCCCGTGTAACTATGCGCTACGCTTATGTCACAGGGCCACCGCCTCCCGTTCTTAGATAAAGTGAAGTTTACTTTCCATATATCCATTCAATAAATTTACTGTTCTCTTTTAAGAGGGCAAAAAAACATTGGGATAGGGCATACACTGCACGATGAGATAGGTTTAGATCTAAAAAATCATCGATGCAGTGGATTGCTTCATGTAATATAACTATTTTTTTGTGATCATCCGCAAGGGAGGATTCGACTCTTATCTCTAGTTTTTTAGAATCATACTCCCCCCATGTATTAGGTTCTAAATTATTCTTTTCTTTCGTAGAGCAGACAACGATAGGGATATCTACGCCTAAAATTCGTATGCTCTTTATTTTTTTCATATCGTGCCGTAAATCTTATTCCCCTCAATACGGAACGGATAGGGGGTATTAATATGACTCCCTGTATTCATTAATAATAAGGTGCCACCATGCTGCCAGTTACATGTACCTCCTTTATCATATTCTGGATCTAATTCGCAGAGGCAGGGATTCTCAACGCCTACCATTGTTTGCCCTGTACCATATCGTTTATAAATAACAGCGGATCTATGTATGTGTCCTATTATGCAGGACTTCATAAAGTGATTCATCCAAGCCGTGGCTGTATATCCAGCGTTTCTAGAACAGCGTCCATCCCCATGGTAAAAAATCATACCATTTAAACAAAACTTATCTTTCTCCCACTTTATCCCCATCTTCTTAAGCTCTAAAACTTTAGGAAGGCGCAAAATGCCTAACTCCCCAAACTCAGGGGCTCGATCCGTTACATACCTGTCCCAGCGATCTTCATGATTTCCTTTTGTATAGATGATATCTGTTTTTGGGAACCTATCTCTTACGTCAGCAAGGAAATCTTTTGTCTGCTCTAACTCATCATTTAAACTAGCTCGGCGGTGTAGCGATTTACCATAGCGACTTACTGCAAGAAAATCTGCTATATCTCCTAACAAGACTAGTTTATCCAGATTAGAATTTTCTAAATACTCTAAAGCCATCTTGGTTGCTTTTTTATCTTGGAAGGGGACATGGATATCGCTAAGGACACCGACTCTTAATTCTGGTTTTTTTGACATATAATTTAGTTATTAAAAATGTAACTCTTCAAGGTATAATATTTTATGACACATAAAATTGAAACACCGAAAGTGTATGAAGACCCCAATACCGACTTTCTAATGATTGGTTTTAAAATTATTAATAACCCAAATGAAGAGAAACGCATGGTCGGCTTAGGCTTACTACGTAACACAAAAGAAACTATGAATCCTCATTATATGAGCTTAGACTCGATTAAGCAAGCGCGTCGTTCTACGGTGCGCGCCGCACTAGAATTGAATAGAGCACAGATGCAAATCATTGTGTATCGAGCACAGCAGATTTTAAAACTCTATAATGAGTATGAAATATGCTTATTAGACGAGGAAATAGATCCAAATCTAATAGCCATATCCGAGAGCGGCGTAGCTGACTTTAACTAAAAAATGAAAGCATATTTTCGTTATGATATATCCTAACCTATAATATAAATAGGTTAGGACTTTTTATTTTGTTAAATTCAATTGTATCATTAATTCAGGAAACGGCACCAGATGTCCCCTTGTGGGTTTTTGGTTTAGAAGTGCTCGGTTCTGTGATAGTAACAGTCATGGGTTTATGGCAAGTGACGTCACGGACTGTAAACAAAGCTATTAGAGAATGTCAGCAGGCTAATAAAGCTACTATAGACAAGTTAACAGAAATAATAGAAGAACTAAGCATTACAGCTAAACGACAAGAGAGGCTTCTTGAGCAAATTAAAGAAAGAGAAGATCGTGTTGAAGTAGGGGTAAACAGAATTGTAGGAAGTCGTCCGTGTGCTTTTAATGATATATCCGCAGCGAAAGCTTTAACGGATACAATAGCTGAGGATGTTGTATCCAAAATAGACAAAAAATGAAAAACTTCCTACTTATAACTATATTAGCGTTCACTTCATGTTCCACGCTGCTGAGAACTGGTGGAGCGCTCGTTGGAGGAGGTGCAGGCGCTCTTGCGGGTCCTCCTGGAATAGCTGTTGGGGTTGGGGCGGGGATAGCGGCGGTTGACCTCTATCTTCAGGAGGATGAGATACAAGAGAAGGAAGAGCAAATAAAAGCCTTGACTATGGGTGATATCCATTCGGTAGTGAATACTGCTGAGAAAGGGATCATAGGACAGATTTATGATTTAGGTATCTTGGTAATAATAGGCATATCCCTATTCTTCTTGGGTTCTTTCCTATACACGCTTAAACGCCGAAATAAAGGCGAAGCCTTCTATTCAAGGATTAAAAAGTTAGAAGCTTACATAGATGGAAGCCTAAAAAAGCTTTAATTCTTTTTTTGACTCTATAGGGAGCATGTATAATGTACCCATGTCAACTTTCAAAAATACTGTAAAAGATCTAGGTGTTAAAAACGCCCCCTTCATTACTGGACTTGTTTTAGGATATGTCCTAGGTGTAGTTTTCGGACTCCCTTTCTTTGGCTCGTTATAAAATGTTTTGAGTAAAATACTCTTAAAATTATATGATAAAATAGACGGCTGGGTCACTAATAATGGTGACCTGGCTTGTGTCCTTTTAATAACGTTATATATGGTAGTCCTGAATGCTTAACTCTGTTATACTTAATGGATGCATTCAAGCGCCTTCTTAACTGAATTAAATTTATCTGCGGATCCATGGTCACCCTCTAATGATAGTGTGACTACTATGTATACTCTAATGGAGCTTAGCTCTCCTAAGTCTATTTTATTCTTAGGAGCGTCTAATGCTTCCATTATAGGATCAATGTATGCTTACCAGAACTATGCCAAAGTTCATATTGTAGAAGAACATGAAGCTATTCTACAACATGTTCAAAAAAAAGCTGGAGTATACAAGGAGGGAGTCACCACTGAGATCGTCTCCACGATAGAAGAAAAGGTGCAGTTAGAGGCTAAGTTCAAACAACCCTTACATGCTGATCTTGATGTTGCTGAGGAATACCGCAATAAACATGACATGCTCTTATCTAAACCCTGGGAGGGGGAGCGTGTTACCTCGCGCTATAAAAAGGTAACAGGTAAGTATGATTTTGTCGTAGTTGATGGACCGCGTAAAAGTGGACTTGGTAGAGCCCTCCCTTTAATGGAAGACATCTTGGAGGAAAAATGCTTAATACTATGGATGAACGGGATGCACGATCTAGTTATAGAAGCTATAAAGTACTTTGATCATGACGCTAGGTACTATGATAATTCTCTATCTAGCTTCCATCTAGATACAAGAGATGGACTAGTGATTACACGAATTCTTGATGAGGAGATTATTTAAATGAAATGGTACGAAGAAGAAGCAGACAAGTACGATAAAGTATGGGATAGAGGGTACGCTGGAACTCCTTCCAACTCTTTAGATGTATTTAATCTAGATAGAAATTTAAAGGTATTAGATATAGGCTGTGGCTGCGGTGAGTTTTCACATCGGTTTACTGACTACACCGGTATTGATATTTCTAAAAGCGCTATAGAACTAGCTAAGAGAAGAAGGAAAGACGCGACCTTCCATATAGGAGGCTTTCATTCTTTAAATTTATTTAAAGACGATAAGTTTGAATTAGTGATATCAGTAGATGTACTAGAGCATCTTCCTCCAGAAGTAGTAGAAGAATGTCTATTAAACACCTCTAAACTATCGTCTAAGCTATTCTCTTTTTAACATTAGTACGAGACCTTCTGGTATATTAGATCTAGAAGGAGGAAACCTACACCTTACAGTATGGCAACCAAAGGAATGGAAAACCATCTTGTCTAAATACTTTCATATAATCAAAGAAGTAATAGGTCATGACACGTACAAGGTACTACTTAGTAATATAGATAGATAGTACAGGATCCATACTTAAGTTAAAAGATTCTTCTGTATGTTCTACTGGACTGCCCCCATGAGGATCAATTGAACTCCACATGTAAATCTTATCATCCGTTAAATCTCTAGCGAGCTGTATCAACCCATTTGGAGTATACTCTCTAATATGAAATTTATTGGAACATCTAGATACGTTATAATTAGGTGTAGTAAGAACAACTCCATCTTTACTTAGATTATATAGAGACTCTAGAAATTTAGTATCCTCATAAACATGCTCGATCACATCAAAGCATGTTACGACATCAAACACTTCTTCTATCTTTTCAATTGAACAAGCAAAATCAACATCTAACCCTGGCCCTATATCCTGTAGCATTACTTGATTACCACCAGTCTCCAACCTCTTTTTAGAAAGCCCTAGCCCAGCCCCAACATCTAAAATAGATTTAGATTTGAAATAGGATCCAAAAAAGGATTGCCACCCTTGTTGATAGTCCTCTCTTCCCTGCTCTCCAGAGATCTCTCCTAGATCCATAAAATTAGGATTATCTCCACACATTTGTAATATTAAACTTTCTTCCTGAATAGAAGAGTGAGTTATATGAGAAGTGTCCTCTGCAGAGTAATAATGAAGATTACTATTCTTAAAGAAGTCAAACCCAAATAGGTTATCTTTATCAATCGTACCTATTACTTTGTATAGCCAAAAAAGAAAAGAACATCCACTGCTAGGCTTGTCTACGTAAGTCAATAATTCTTTGTAAATACCCATAGGCATATACAATACGTCAGAATCTTCATCGACTAGTTTAAAGTTCGAATCTGCGAAATGAGGTTGAATCTCTAAAAGTTCAGGATCATCTAATGGAAATGGACATATAACAGAAAACTTACCAAGAGGATGAATGATATATGACCACATTGAGGTAACCCAAACAGATGTTTTTTTTCCTGAATATTTCTCAAATTTCCCTATATAAAAATTATTGAAACGAAAAACTAAGTCAGCTGAGTCAATCAAATACCCTAGCTCATTAACTAAGACACTAGGACCATTCCCTACTATAGCTACTGTCTTACCTTCTACTAATTCTTTTAAACTGTTAGTTGTAATCATTAATATCCATCCATTCTTTAGGAAACTCTCTTCTTATATCTCCTGGCCCAAATCCAGGAGAATTTTCAGGTATACTTAATGCGTAATCTGAAATTATAACATTATGCCCCCAGCAATTCCACTTCTTGCATCCAGGGAAAAAGTGCTCCTGTTTCTCAGGCGTTAGAGCTTTTAAGTGTGTTATTAAACCTATATCTACAGCGTAATGCAGGATGGCGCCTCGTTGCCTACACCTATGAAGATAGTCATCGTCTTCATAACCCCATCCTACTAGCTCTTCGTTAAAACTTAAATGAGAGAAGAGCGCTTTAGGCACAACCATATTACCTGTATGCGCCCCTGTAGTATAGGAGCCTATTCTGGGAAACAGGATACGCTCATCTAAATAAGGCTTGATACCCTCACCTACTTCTGGTGATATAAGAATATCAGCATCTGCAAACCAAATGTAATTCATCTCCTTTAACACCTCGGCTCCTAGGTTGTTGGCAAGAGATCTAGAATACACATCACTAGTCTGGTGAAAGACGTAGTAATCCTCTTTAGCTTCTTTATAGCGCTGTATGTTATTTTGCTCTACTACGCAGACAATAAAACCTGCTTCCTTAAATGCGGAGACGCATTTATAGATAGAAGCTCTATTGCGTACGCCTATTACTATACCTACGTGCATTTAATAAGTATAAGAACCACTGCGTGAAATACAAGCAAAAAGAGGGTATTAAACTATACAACCTTTATGGGATGCTACTTTTTATTGCGTCCTAATTTAGAATAAATTTTAAAATGCAAATAAGTGATAAAACTTTTTACTCTATAGTAGACTTCGCTGAGAGAAGTGTACGAAATCAAACAGCTCCGTCTAGGGAAGGGGTCTGGGGGATACTAACACGTCTTATAGGAGCATGGGGATTATATATCCCTATCCTAGAAAGAATCTTAGTAGCGCCTGTGGGTACCTTGGAAGAAGAGGCTTGGGTGTACTATCATGAGGTGGGACACTGGGCGCTAGTTAGGAAGGGTATTTTCTGTGAAGATGAAAAGGAGGAAGAACAAATCTGTAATGATATTGCCTTCATTCTTATGAATAGAATAGCTGACGAAACTTACAAACTAGTTTAACGCCTACCTTTACTTTCTGCTTTACCAAAATACTGCTTATAAACAGTTATTGAAATAGTTACAGAAGAATCGAATGGTTCAGTAATACCATCATGTCTAAACCTGATATATTTAGCATTATAGTCGCTATATCCTAGCGTAGGGAACTCCGCGCTTGAAAAAGCTGGATGCTGAATAGCGCCCCCTTCTGGCGCTTCGGACCACAAAATACCATCCATTGAAAACTGTACAGCTAGCACAGCATCTTCAGTCCATGCAATGAAATCTCCAGCGGCATCAATAGCTGAAGGCAAGAAAACCAGACGATCACATTCCCCCACATGTAAAGCAGGTGTTACATTAGCAGAGAGAGAAGATGCTAAATCTGTTACTGCACTGTAGGTAAGAGTACTATAATCGCCAAGGTTATTATATTCAGTTGTCCATGTAGCTGTCATAAACTAATTGTAACTAAATTTCCAAAATAAACTAATGCGTACTCAAAATTTTATACGTCCACTCACAAGAGGTGTCATATACCTCGTTCAAAATAAAGAACAGATAAAAAAACTTAATAAAAAGACCCTAAGATGGCTCACTAAAGTTATAATATGTCAGCGCTCTTATGCAGACAATAAAAATAACTACAAAAAGACCAAAGGGTAAGAAGAATAATAATATATTGGCTCGTGGTAGAAATGGAAAACCTGTTTTCATTCCTAATGCTAAAGCTAAGAAAGACGAAAAAGATATAGCTCTTCTGCTTATAGAAGAAGCTAAAAAAGTCGGATGGGATATACCAATAACATCCTATGTTGAACTAGACGTCGAATATGACGCTCTTCTAGATACCGTAACTATTATAGTTACTAGGTTAGATGAGGAACCCCCTAAAACAAAATGGGGTGGAAGGTACGACATCCAGAATATAATAGATACAGTCGCTGATGCTTTAGAAGTACGTAAATCGCATGATGGAATCATCTGTAATGATAATAGAATCTCTAGAGTTCAAGCAGTAAGAGCACCCTTACTTAAAAAGCAACCTAAATTAAAATGACTAAAGTAAATTTAAAAACTAAATCCTTCCGTTACCGTGCGGAAGGTAAAGAACAAAACTATACTGTTCTAACTACTAACCGGAATCAAACACGCTTACGCGGTTTTGATATAAGTGATTTAACCCCTGAACAAGTAAATGAGGTGCAATCAGCCTGGAAAAAAGTGTCCTACAGAGATATGACGCTAAGTAAAAAAGAGGCTTCTACAATAGCACGTTGTGTCTACGCTTCTTTTAAAACTTTCCAGCTTGAAAAAGTGCGCTACTTCCATAAGAAATGTCTAGTACACTAATACAAAATAGAAAAGAAGCTATACGCTCATTTATTAAGATTGTGGGAATACCAGTCACAGTCAATGAATGTATCGTGTATTTAAACCAAGTAACACAGTATGGTTATGTATCAACTAACCAAAACTCAGCAGTAGCCTCTATGTCCACCCTCCTCAAAGAGATGACAGGTATAAAGCGCTATAAAAGAGAAGGAGCACGTGATATTGTTTGGTACTTTGAAGATTACCTTAGTGCAGAGAATACTCTAGAGGGAAACCCTATTAGATTATTCTTATATACACATAGGCGCTATCTTGAAGGACACACCCCTGTTGCCCTGTTAAGAGTATTGAGCGTAAAGGGTTCTGAAAGCAGTAAGTACCTCCTTAAACTTGCATCACGTAAGGATAGATTAGCTATGATTCGTGGTGATCTAGCGCGAGTTAAGCTAGGACTAGAGAAACAAGAGGAACAGGTTTTAGTGTCCGGGGTCGTTCCAGGCTAAAAACTAAACCCATTATAAGACCTCTAATTATTGCTAATTAGAGGTCTTTTTTTCTTAAAACACACTAAAAAATAAGTACTTTTATAGGTATAAATAAGTATCAGATAATTTCATCTGACAACACTTGTACTTATAGGAGGTACAAAAAATGGATACAAACACAACAATGGCCGTAACGGATAGTCTCACGGATAGTCTCGTGCCAGAAAATGGTAAGGGTATTGCACTCCTCATAACAGGGGGGGTGATGGCGGTGCTGGCTGGCGTACTCATCGGCCGTCGGTGCTATAGCAAAAAGGGCGAGAAGGGCGCTCCTACACCTCCAAAGCCTTCAGAGAGGGTAACCGCCGATGACTCCGCCGGGGTCCCGGCACAAGAGGCTGATAGTGAAGTTATCGCTGGTGAAGAGGTTAACTAAGATGATAGGAGATATGCTACATGCATATCTCCTATTTTTTTACCGAAATTTTCTGTTGCAATTTGTATTTAGTATGCTATTTTGGGTTGAGGTGGTGGCTTCATGGGTCACCTGGAATATGAATAAAATGAATATTTAACCCTACTACGGCGTTAGCAAAATTTAGCTTTAGCGGTATTTTGCAGAACGACGTCGCCCCTGCGAGGAGTTACACGCTTGTGCAAATAAAGCTTTTCATGGTATAAATATATAGATGGAAAAGGACCTAAAAGATGAAATTCGTGATGAACTCCGTAGAGAAAATAGCGGCGAATATGTAAAGAAGCGTTAAATAACTTTAGTAACTATTGAAAATAAATGTAATATTAAATCTTTATTATCTATATTTTTTATTTCTTCTATCACCTTTCTATCTTTTTGATTAACATGCTCTAAGTACTCTTCGCGTTCAGCAGGGAGCTTAAACGTCCTATAATCAATCTTGTTATATTCTTTTTTTGGAATAGGAGTTTTCTTGATGGTAGTCCTACTCTCCTCCATAGACTTATGAGCACTCTCACGTAGCATGTCTTCAACATCTATCGTTGTGCCTTTCTCATCTAAATCCTTGGCTATTTTCTCGTCTTCTTCTGTACGAGAAACTAAAAAGGCTTGCTCTAAATTTTTCATACTTGTGAATTAGGCCCACTCGAAGGTTTCTGATCTGGAATATTATTTGCTTGTTGGGAAGGAGAAGACTTACCCATATGCTTATTAACTGCTGCGTAAATATTAGGAGCCTGCTGTTGCATCATTTGTGAATAAAATTGCTGAGCATCAGGGGGGGATTGTTGCATCATATTTCCTATAAAACCAACCATATCTTCAGTTGTTGTCATGCTTAAATCCATCGAGCCATCAGTAGGGACTTCAACGTTATAAAGCATGGGCTGACCCAACTCCTCGCTATTCATCTTCTGCTGCTTATCCATAGCCTTTTTCATTTCTTCATATATCCGATCAGCCTCTTTCGCTGAATCAAACCCTAATTCGTCTAAAACAGTTTCAGAGGACATTTTACCCATTTGCATTAAACGCAGCATCAAATCTTTTTGTTGCACATCGTCAGCAGTGCGTAGATTAGTAAACTTAACCTCAAAAGATGGCGTATCACATACTTTCACTGCAGAAGGGAGTAGGAAGCCATTTATGAATTCAAGAAGCATATTTCGTAGATTAATGAAATCATTCTCAAGCATACGTAACGCTATAGAACTCGAGCTAAAAGTGGTGCCTCCTATCAAGAACTCTTTTGGTACACCCATTCCCATAGCAATTTCTTCGTTCATATGGCTAAGAGCCGCTGTAGGGTCCAAACTTCTATGCTGTCCACCTATATAGTCCACGCCGGTAGGAACAGGCATTAAGGGTATATGGTTAGGGTCTTTGCGCCATTGTCTTAATTGCCCTTCCATATTTTTACTCCAGTTAGACATATCTAAATGTTGATAAATATTTGATTGACCAGAATCGCGAGGATAGACAATCATCAGGGGGTTGATATGCTGAATGGCGAGTGCTTCAGCCGCTTTCTTGATAACCTGACTATGAAATAGTTCCCTAAGAACACCTTGAATTAGAGGATGACCCCATCCAGTCATTGAGTCGGCATTGATCCGACAAAAATGGTAAATAGACTCTTCATTTAAAACAATATCTTTATTATATATAGCCGCTTCAACGAAAATTTTAGGGCTTGTTTCAATTAAAAAACAATCACCAGCTAGTATTTTTTTACGCATACTCGCTGGCATAACAAATCTATATTCGCATTTACCAGATACCTGATTCTTCTCAATACGGAGGTTTAACGGGTGCAGTAAAACAATACGTGTTTCATCTAAATTCTTTACTGGCTTGTCTATACAAGATATATGTGCATTCTGCACTTTACATCTGGGACATTTAGCTATTGCCATATCCTGCTTACGTCCCTTGCGCTTCATCCTAAAGAGCTGCCCCTTCTCCTTAAACTTTATCCTAGCTTGTTCTGCTTCTTTATATGTAAACTTAGTTTTACATTCTTGACACTCATAGTAGCGTTGATAGGGTGAAACAATTGTTGCGAAAGCATTACCAAAAGCAAAATACTGCATCGCAATATTCTGACAGACATCCCTAACCTTTAATACTTTTAAAACATCTTCTGCTTTATCTTGCTTAGCCTCGTCTTCCAATAATGGTATTAGTTTAGTTATAGGATAAGAAGACATTCTTCTAATAGCTTGCTGGATAATAGGGCTATTGTCTAGGTAATATTGACACCATCTAAACAAGTCTCTTTGTGTACTCGGCAAGTACTTTTTCGACATATCGTTGTATGGCGAAGCATAGGCCGAGTTGTTTCCACCAAAAGTAAGATCGTTTGCTTTATATGACATAATTTATAATAAAGAGATATATCTAGCTACTTGTATATCTACCATTGAGTGTGTTAAAGCAGCTATGGATGCGCTAAGAGATATTGTGTTTTCATTGTGTGTATTTAAAATAGTGTTAACTTTTTCATGTACAGCATTAGTCAATTCTCGTGACGTACCTAACGTAAATAGATGCTGTTGAATATCATTAGGGAAAACATTACCACAATAAAGGTAATTATCGGCAAACATTCTAGCAGCTATATAACGATCTACTTCATCGCTCAATTCTCCTTCAGGGTCTATGCTCGTCATTAGTTTGTATAACTCAGCCATCTCCTCTACTGAGACATGTTGGATAAAACCTGGATGAACTGGTTGTCCACTGATAGCTAAAGCAGCCTTTTCAAATGCCAGATAGCTGTTCCACGTAACTCCCGCCCCCGCAACTCGCGTAGCTTGAATCGCTTCCCAAACAGTATCGGGCAAATTCTCTATTTGAAAGTCATCCTTTATAACAACCCTTAATGTCTCTGGCTCCCACTTTAGAAAACTATCACCATACTTTTTCAGTAAAGTAGTATATATGGATTGCGGAGCAAGCTTATCTACGTCAATAACCTCTTCGATCTCTTCTTTATCCGAAACTACTTCACTTACTTCTCCAAGAGATATACTATCCCCGTAATAGGTTGTCTCAAAAATAGTGGCACTTTCTACTGCACCAATATCTGGCAAGGACCCAATAATTTCTTTTCCATCTCCTACTAAAACTTCTTTTACTTCTTCAGAAGGTGTAGCAAGGTTTTTGTCGGGGTCGGAACCCCACTTCATAGGTTGTACGAAAGCTGGCATTATTCATTGGATGTTAACAAATCGGCTACTATTTTGGAAATCTCTTCAGGTAATGCTGACAAAACCTTTGTTGGAGACGTACTAATTTTCTCAATCAATTCTGTGTTAAAATGCCCTTCTAATTTTTTAATGTTATCTAAAACAAACTCGTCCAGTACGTCGGCAGACGCCTCTTTCTTTATTAAAGCCTTTGGCCATTTGTGAGGGTTATAAAGAGCAGTTTTGTTTATATCAACACTAGCTAAACTACAAACATGCCTAGCTATTTCATATAGCTCCTTTGCGGGCAAGGGTACCCCATCAGTAGCTATTTTCTGAATGCTTTGTACAAGTGCATCTTTTTTTGTACAGATTTCATTCTCTTTTAATATATAAGAAAGCTCATATGCAGCTTGTTTTACAAAGGAGTCTTCTACACCAAAATCTAAATTTTCCTCGCTTGCAATATTAGATATACTTTGAATAATAGAAGAAGCATCTTTTGCTATCTTAATAGGCTCATAATCTGCTAGAGCTTTTCTATAAGGAACCATTCGATTAGTTATACTAGAATCGCTGTACATAGCCACTTTCTCAGTAGGGGCTAATGCATATTTAGAGCAAGCAGCATCCAAAAAAGTTGCGGCGGTCCTCCTATGTAAAGGCATTAAACGACTAGCATACTTCTCGAAAGACTCTATGGAATTCTCCACATCTTCTTTAGAAGCAAGGGGGTACTTTCTTCCTATCTTACCTTCATAGTCTTCTAATACTAGAGCATAGTCAGCTATAGCAAAAGGGGAACTACTAATTTTAGTAATTCCAGGGTTCTCGTCAACCCAATCAAGTATTCTTCCAGATAATTTAAACATTATATTCCTTATATTGTTTGAAAAGCTTATTAACGCTGCGAGGCTTAATTAACTTAGACAAGGTTATTTTACTCTTATCTATAGTAATACGCCAATCTTCGTTACATTCTCTTGTTTTTAAACACTGGGGGTATCCATCACAAGTTAGTACAGCATTATGTTCCTTCCATGCACATTGTTTAATTCCTGGACAGTTTCCAGGTGTCCCCGTTATGGGCTCTAAACGAAGGGTTCCCTCTAACCCTTTCTTGCTCGTATGTATTTGTATATAGTCTACAAAGAGTTCTGCTATCTCCCATGCAAACACTTGTATATTACATTTGGGACAGTACTGTCCTTTAATGTATTCCTCGTGTTTTTTTGTATCGTAAGAATATACTTTGTCGTTTACTATCTTTATTTTAAAAAGATACTGATATAGAACATTTAAATGTGTTCCACAGTGTGGACAAGGTTGATCTGACATCCCCTTAAAAACTTCAGAACCTTCACTGATATCTTTACGCAGGGGAGCCTCATAAACCTCGATAAGTTCCGTAGTTTTATCTGCATACACAACAAGCAAAAAGCCTGGCTTAGTAGGCTTAATGCTTACAATTTTCTTTTTATTTTTAGACACTTTTTAGCGCGTGAAACTTAAAACGCGGAGGTTACTAGGTATAAAATAATAAGGCATTTCGCTAAAAATTCAAAACATAGTCATGGAAATAAAAACATACAACAAGGCAGATAGTCCACGAGCAGGCTTAGTTGCTCTCTACTATGGAGAACCAGGTACTGGTAAAACTTTTAACGCACTCTCATATCCTGGACCTATGTTAGTCATAGATACAGAAACCAGATGTGAGTTAGTATTGCGGCAACAAGAGGAGGACAAAGAGGTATATATAGCACCGGCACAGTCACTGGCAGATATAAGAGAGTCATTAAATTTCTTTTACCAAAAAACAAAAGACATCGAACGCGGCTCTAGTATTATCTCGCCCGCAACTGTAGTGATTGATTCCGCCACGCTATTATTACAAATGGCACAAGAAGAATACTTGAAGACATCCGGCGCACAAAAGATATATCCACAATTTATGTGGGGGGAAGTTTATGCTCTACTGGATGAACTAATCATGAAAATGCGTAATTTTGGTTGCAATATTGTTTTCACGGGACAATTAAAAGATGAATATACTGGAGAAGGTAAGACCGGTAGAAAGATTTTGGATGTATATAAGCGAATACCTTTTTGGTGTGATCTTATTATTGAGTGCACCTCAAACAGGGAGGATAAGTCACGCTCATTAACGGTAATAAAAAACGGGTATAGTGAGCACCAGTATTTTAAAATCCCTGCGGGCTTAGAAGGTATCGACGCTTTAATAAATTTAAACCAGTGCTAAAGATAGCTCTTTTCACAAGGGAGGATGTATTTATATTTGCTGAGTTAGATAGCATGTTGATGTATCTATTTCTAGGAGATATATACAAAGAGGATATAAAGTATGTTCTCGAAGTGAATAAAGATGTAGATGCAATATGTTTAGATACTCAGAGATTTAAAGAGGTATTAGGTAAAAGCTTCGAGATAAATACTTTTAATCTCATGCATTATAAAACATTAAAAACACATATGTTACAAACTATATTAAAAGAAGAAGAAGAAGAAGAGATACTGATAATGCCCTTTCTGAAAGACAAGACTGTCCATGATGTTAGAGCGGCTTACTTAAACTAGGAGATAAAAATGGCTGAAACAGCGCAAACAATTAAAGAAATTTTAATGAGACAGATCGATGTCCCTATCTATATCTGGGGTCCTCCTGGGATTGGAAAATCAGATATCGTTAAACAAGTGGGAGAAGAGTTAGGGGTAGACGTAATCGACATACGGCTCTCCCTTATGGACCCTACAGACTTACGAGGTGTTCCTATGATAATTGAGGGAGAAGCTAAGTGGGTTAAACCAAGCTTTCTTCCCAAGGAAGAGAACACTATCATATTCTTCGATGAGCTAAACCACGCTCCTCCTAGCGTTCAATCAGCTGCCTATCAAATCATACTTGATGGACGAATTGGCGAGCACCGTCTCCCTAATAATACAATTCGTATTGCGGCTGGTAACCAAAAAGGAGAGGGTATTCTAGGATATGATTTACCCTTGCCTTTAAAGAACCGTTTTGTGCACTTAGAGATGCGTCACGATAAAAATGCCTGGGTAGAGTGGGCTCGGGATTCTGCTATTGATACTAGGATTATCTCTTTTATTGAGTCCAAGCCAGAGCTTCTTATGGAGTTACCAAAAGGGCAAGCAACACAAAGTGCTTATGGTTTTCCTACCCCCAGGAGTTGGGTTTTTACCTCTAAAATCATAAAAGGTCTTAGTTTAAAGGAAGAGGAAAAGATACTCGCTCCTTTAGTGGAAGGGGCTATTGGGAAAAAAGCATCGGCTATATTTAATGCATATTTGTTATTACTAGAAGAGTATAAAACACCTGAGTTTATCTTGGATAATCCAGATTACATAACAAAAGACGTAGATAAAAGTGTTATGTGGAGTGTACTTACCTCCGTTGCGGAGATTGTAACAGAAGATAAAAAAGATAACTTCCTAAGATTAATTGACAACCCCTCGATCCCCAAAGAGCTTAGTCAGTATGCGCTATCACTTGCTTTGAGTACTTACTGCAAAACTTGGTTACTTTCTGGCGATATCCTTAAGAAAGCTCTTAACAGCGAAGAGGTAAAACTTGCTGCCAATTCTCTATGATTGATAAAGTAACTCTAGCTACTAATCTGCGAGCAACTAAAATTTTTCTAATGCATAAAGCCCCTTTCTTCGGCGCTTTATTCTATGGGACTACAATAAGTATTAATGAAGAGGAGGAGAGGCCTTCCTGCGCTTGGACAGATGGAGAGACTATTTATTTCAATCTGCAACAGCTAAATACCTTACTGGAAGACTCTTTTATGGCTATGAAAGAAAAAGAAGTAAACAAAGAACACTTTATTTTTGAATGCATTACGTTCCTAGCCATTCACGAATTGATGCACTGCATGTTTCTTCATTTAGAAAGAAAAGGCGCTAGAGAAGCACTTATTTGGAATTGTGCTGCAGATGTAACAATTAATACATTAATAGATCAGTGGTTCCCATCTTTGAGGTCCCCAAAAGGTTTGTTAACTGCATCTTCTTTCAATCTTAATAATGTAAGAAATAAAACAACCGAAACTGTTTATGATGAGTTATTAAATAAGGGAGTAGATCCTTCAAGAATGACCATGCTAGATCTACAAGAGGATCTGGAGAAAAATAGCCAAGATCTTAAAGATGAATGGCAAAAGAAAATGGAGCAGGCTAAGGCGCAATGCTCTGGAAATATCCAACCAAGAGACGCTCGCCCTATTTCTGGCCGAACTGATTCACTAATAGACTTATTAGATGAGGTGTACGAGCCTAAAGTTAATTGGAGAGAGCTAATCGATCACTTGGGTGGAGAGATAGCTAAAGGAGACTTTAGTTTTCGGAGACAGTCTAAAAATAGCATAGGTACAAATTATTACTTACCTAGTATGCATACATATGAACCTTTTGTGGTGGTAGCTATCGATACTAGTGGAAGTATTTCCAAAATGGAATATGTTCGATTTATGTCGGAAGTAAGGGGTATCTTGTCCTTGCATAATTGTAAAGTAGGCTTACTCCAGTGTGATACCTCTATCACAAGCTATGTAGAGCTCTCTACGGGAGATGCGCTACCACCTGTAAAGGGAGGAGGGGGAACTAGATTTAAGCCGGTTTTTGAATATCTAAATTCTATTAATAGAAGCATAGAGGCCCTTCTTTATTTCACTGATGGATATAACTTCGATTCAGGTTTTGAAAAAGCTCTGGCTGTAAATCACCAAGTCGTTTGGGTCATGACAACAGGAGTAACTGCACCTGAAATTGGACGAAGTTTGCGCTACGATCCTTATACTTAGCGTAAGCCTTGAACTATGTCTAGATTAAAGTGGGGGATGACTGTAAGGACTTCCCCCTCTTTCTCTATAGATATCTCTGCTATATAACGCCCAACAAGTGCCGTTTCTTCTTTTGTTAAAAGTATAGCCGCACGTCCGTTAATATCAGATGTAATAGTACATTCTCTATCTACCATTAATACAGAGTTATAAGCAGCTTTCATGGCAAAATAAACTGTATACCCGGTTAAATTCTTTGGCAACTGAGTGATCTTATCAATAACTCTTACAGCTAACGTAGGGGTATCGCCGGAAGCAAATGTAGTGTCGTCAATATCCAAATCGAGTACATTCGTACTAAACCGCCTTAATGGATTAAGCTCCTCTGAGACGCCCTGTAACGTAACTGTAGTGTCCTCTGTTATATTCATATAACGCACATATGTATCGTTGTTTTCGCGCGTGAGCTTTAGTTTATAGTCCCCTGGGATTAAAGATAGCTTAACACTACCAGCTTCTGCTGCTGTGTAATTATCAATAACAATTGGATGCGGATATACAGCTGTATTCCATACATCTATAGTAGGTTTACCAAAACCGCCTACTAATGTTATATCCTCTATATTAACGGTGCATCCTACTACCTCAACTAAACCACTTGTGGTTGTTGAGTTATTATGAGCAAAGAGTGCTGCTTGTGCGCTTCTCTCACCTACTCCATTCAGTATGTCCCCTGTAGCCCATTGGCCATCTATGCTAAAGTAAGTATTACGTAATCCTGTAAGAGGCTTACTGAAATCAGACTGTTCATATGTTGTATAAGGCTCTGCTTTACTAACCACAACATTTTCAATAAAGATGCTATTATCTTTAATTATATTATAATTAAGTATAGCTCCTTCTTCATTAAGAGTGAAGAAGGTGTTAAAGCTCAAGTAAGCATTCTCCCCTACATAATTAATTATATCGGTATACTGTGTCCATTCTTCGTTTAACGATATGTCACTTTCCCACAAAGGTTCATCTATATCCACTTTTTCTAGTGAGTTATCTAAGCGAACTTTCATTTGATATGGTTCAAAATCTTCTTTTTCTATCCTAGCGTAAAAAGACACTAAATAAGAACCAGTGTCTACCATACCTTCATTAGCTAGTGTAAAAGCAGCTGCTCCTGAAGTGCCTAACTTGATTTCTAATGCGTGATTTTTCTGACTGCCAGGGCCTATCTCATAAGTAGATCCTATCTCGTGTGTTTGCCAATACATAAGCGAATTATTAAAATCGCCATTAAGTATCTGATTATTTTTTGTCTCTGAAGCTATAGATATATCCATAGCATTGCCGTTAAAGTCAGCTGTTATCTCCTTAATCGTAAGGTTATCAAAAACAATATCAGGATTATCTAGGCCTGTATTGATAGCAAACGAAGGTCCTTTAGAATAAAAATGTTTCTGATGGTGGCTACTTTCCGTCGTCATGGATAGCAAAATAGACTGTGTACTTAATGCATTCCCCCAATCCCCCATATCTAACCACAAATGAAGGGGCTCTAAAACTAGTGCACCATTATCAACATGATCACTGTAGTGCTTGTACGCATCATACTCTATTAGATAAGGTTTGCCTGTTTCTAATATATTTTTCTGTCCGATTGAGAAGCGTCCATCATCATAAGAATATATTCTGCAGGCAGTGGATGTTTCGTCTTCACTGTATTCTTCAATAGCGTCTCGTATATTCTCTGTCCGGTTTATATACTCCCAATCACTAGCTTGTCCATCTTCTTGCCATAAGGCAAAATCGTTATTTAATACTAAATTGGGGCCTGTTTCGTACACAACATCAGTCCATGAAAGCATGTCCGGCGAAAAGAAATTCTTTAATACTTGCACATCAGTTCCATATTTTACAGGCGCATCGTTACCGAGATAAGAAGGTTTATCCTCAAAAGAGTACAAAAGTTTGATACTAGAAACAAGGCACTCGTTTAGCCCATCACTATGTACAAAAACTTTTAAAGCAAAAAGCTCGTCCTCCTGCTCGGTAGGGTTATACTCATATAAACAAGCATTTAGCTCCTCTAAAGTTGAGGATACACCAAAGGTCTCGTCTATAGCTGTATCCCAAGGAGGACTATTCCTAGGTATTTTCCAAGTAACTCCTCCATCATATGAAACTTGAAAACCTAGCGTGCATCCTTCTGCATCTACTTCAATACCGATAGCCCTAAAACCGATTACGTTAGTCTCCAAGACAGTAACAAAGTAGGTATCTTCTACAGGATAGAGAGGATAAACGAGCCACTGAGTGCTTTTTAAACTGTCAGTTAGTATATGAAACTGAGCTATATACAGGCCAGGAGAGGCTGTACCTGGATATCCGCCTACGTATAAAGGCTTTGCGTGGCCCCTTAAAATAGGTCTCTCCTCTGTTGCTACAAAAGACTCGTAACCATTTACGCAGAAAGTAAAGCCTGTTTCATCTACCTGAATAGATAAGGCCACCAGATCTCCTACAGGTACAATAGGACCTTGGATTAGCTGTTCCTCCCCAAATAAGGGAGTATACGCAAAGTTTATTTTATAGTCTTCAGTATATAGCTCATAAACGAGGGTATTATCGTCTACAATTTTTGCTATTGTTTGTTTAGAAGATGTATGAAGCTGAGCTAAACACCTAATTGTAAAGTTCTCTTTTTTTCGAATAGCTTCGTATGTTTCTATCTTTATATAAGAATTAAACCCTTCGCAACCAAAAAATAACGAAGCTGCCGGTTGAGTGTTGTCTGAGTGTCTTACGTGTCTTTGTATATTACTAGAACTTATTTGTGCCTTATGGAGGCTCTCATCAATAATAGCTAAGCTGTTACTATCCTCGTTAATATATACACCAACAGGGAAGCCTTTTAACCCTCTTTCAATATTAAACGCTTTTAAGCTTATTCCGTTGTCTTTTATATCAAAGAGCTGTGGCTTAAAAAAAGTTTTATTACTATCTGTTAAATCAAAAGGCGCTTTCATGAATCCAACCTTGTCCCTAGTTTATTCCAATCTATATCTTCTGCGCCTTCAGGTACTGTAACCAACCTAATCAGACCTAACGAAGGTATTTCTATACGATATCCCATACGATCATAGATAAATTGACTAGTGATAGTGTCAAAATCTGTTTCGGCGTATAGCGTTGTTTCAAAGTAACCTTCTTCGTCGGTTACAACTTCTATAGGTATTAAACTGACCATTTCGTTTTCAGTTGTATAAGCCATAACAGCTAGAGGTCTAAAGTATATGTATATATCTGATAACGGAGTTGTATCGGATTTTACTAATTTACCAGTTACTTTTCGTGTCATTATTTAACCAGAGTAGAGGTCCATTTTTTTCTATATCTTCTTCTTTAATCTCTTCAAGTTGAATACCATTAATTGTATCTACTGTAAGAGAATACCATTGATCCTGAAAAAGAAAGACTAAATAAGAGCGTACTATCTTACTACCTTCCATTGACTTTATAGCCGTATTGCCTTTACCTATTTTATCCCAACGAGCAATGCTGAGAGTTTGTTTAGCTAAAAAATCTCTTAAGGTGATTATATGTTGATTTTCATCGTAAATAATAGCTTTATTCGCAGTCGCACTCATTCATTTAATTATAAACACATTATATCAAAACTCCAAAATCACTATGTGTTAAAAAATAGGTATTAGAAGGCATAAAAGAGCATGTTAGATACAGAAAATGTAAAAGTACTTACAAGAGGATTGGAGAGTTTAGATTATCAGACTCTTTCTTTTATACCTATTAACCCCACTCTGCAAGCAGCTGTGCACCCAACATCGTCTCTATATCAGAATAACCAGCGTAAGCACACTACACGGCTTAACTTAAATATAAAGTATAAAACAGAAGCTTTAGAAGAAGCCTTAAAGCTTGAAACATACCTGTCTCTTTTCTTAGGCGATATACAACAATATGCAATTTTCTGTGTACAAATAGATAATAGTTATTACTACTGTTTTAATAAGGTTATAGACATTTTAAAGGGTTTAGAGTGTTTTACAGATAGAAGAGATATTTATTTTACAGAACAACCCATTAACCCTTTTAATGCTCTCAGAGTTGGTTATCCTTGGACTGAGAAGCCTTCTATATATGAGGAAAAACAACGAGTCGCAAAACTACTTTCCTCTAAAGATGGACGCACTATGTTGTTTAATATGCTAGGCTTATATATAAAACCTAGTATATTTGGTAGCTATAGTCTTAGTGACGAGGTAAGGTCTTTACGTAATTTAGATGTTAGATTTCAGCATAAAGAGGATCTAACATTGGTAGCTAATGCCTTGTTACATAATAGTATCTTGGTACCTATAAAGAGTACATATACTGAAGCAAACATAGAGTTAAAGGAAGCCTATTTAAATATAGATGGCGAAAAAGCTTTTCTTATAAACCGTAAAAAATACTATATTGAAAAGTTAAAAACACAGCCCCCTTCTTCTTTATTACATTTTGCTCCCGCAGAGATACAAGAGCTTACGGAAAATCAGAAATACGTTTCATTACGAAACCATACCTGTCTCGATAAAAACTGTTCTGTAGGTTACTACATTAAACATAAAATGCAGTTGAAACGAAGTTCTATTCTATGTATAGGCGAGAAGACCTTTTTTCCCTCACCCTCCTATTACAGCTTAACTAATCAAAATTCTGTCGTAGGCTTAATTAGCGGCTTAATAAGTGTAGATTCGTTTTCCAGTTCTGTGCGAAATTACAGAAGAACTTTCATCAGTGTATCAGATATATTGACAGTCTTTTTAAGTCTATCATCGCTACTAGCTCAAGAGCGCGTGCTCCTACATAGAAGACGACATATTATTGGACATTAAGCGAAAAAGGTTCTCATCACAATAACAATATCTTTCTTAGTCTGCCCCCTAGTGATATCATCTGGTATCACTGGGCAGATTGAGAAATAAAACTCACTACTTATTTTTTCGCTATTTGCGTCGTAAGTGATTCCATCAATACTAGTATAGCCTTCTTTTGGGACAATAACTGTAGCGGGCTCTAGATAACTACTATCTCCTTTTAAGTATTTAATACGGCTGCCATCCGAACCACCTTCGGTTAGTAACGGAGACACCCACCAACCAGAAGGAGGCCAGGACGACGATGAAACAAAACCCATAGCTTCTGCCGTTAGATCGATAGCTCTAAGTAATGGCTTATTGCCAGTATTAGTCGTGCCAAGTAGTAAAGGGCTTTCTGGTTCTTCCCCAGTGAAAGCTGCCTCAAAGGTATCATAAGCCTCTAAGCGTGGTTTATTTATTAAAGTTGTGCCTTCAGCTGCTGCTGTTAAGGAAACACATAAATTAAACTGCCCGCTTGGGGCTGGTTTATTCCAATTAGGAATCTTAAGATACTGTAAACCCTCGGATGTTTCTGAGCGTAATACAAGGATGTCGGGAGAAGTAGGTGCTCCTCCCTCTTCTGGGCGCTTCATGGGCATCAATACCTCTTCGGTAGAGCTCCCCGCAGCATATAGTAAACGAGCTCGCTCGCTCTCAGTCGAAGAGAGCTCTTGCCAGTTTCCTGGGGTTTCCGATAGTGATTCGGTCTTTCCTTCCGTTTCCACAAACCATTTTATGATAGGTGCAGCCATTTTCTAATTTCTCATTTATCCAGTTAAAAGTTTCTTTTTTATTTTTGCATTTCTTAATGCCACTATTAAGTAGTTTACAGTACCACTCTATTAATTGAAAATCTGTAGGGAGTGAATAGAAGATCCATTCTTTATCCTCGCAAAAATCTTTTTCGTCTATCCCCATAAGGCCCATACAGCATAACATGTAAACGGAAAGCTCCATACTCGTTTTAGGGCGAAACATCATCTCCCATAAGCGGTATGGCACCATCTTTACCTTCAATCCGTCTTCTGTTTCAAAAGAAGCTGTAGAGGCTCCGGTATACGCATGACTATAGATAGACTCCCATAAAGGGGTATGCTTATTTAAGAACATATATAAATCATTAAAATCTGTCTTTAATGTTTGTATAAATGTCCAATGCTTCTTTGATAGTTTTTTAAGCGTCATTAACTTTATACATCGCTCCAGTCACCAATGTCAGTCCAAGGCCGCTTTCTATCACACCTTCCTGCATTGTATCTACAGGTAGAGTAAGGGATACCCCTTCAATACTACTGCGTAATAAGTTAAGATAATTACCAACAGGTTTCACTGGCTTGCTTTGTCCATTTAATGAATCTTCGTTATGAAACGTTTGCTTCCTCTCGCCTGAACTAACTATGGCAGCTTCGTTAGAAGCCCACTGTTGAGCCCAGCCTCCCACCTGCGCAAGATCTTTAGCCATGCCTGCATATATCCCTTGTAACTGATCTATTGTATAAAAAGATGGATCCTTTAGTAGAGCCTCATCGATATTTATGTGATAGAATAAATCACGGGCTTGAATAGTTTCTGTTCCATCGTGTATTTGATAACTATTAATAAACAACCCAGTACCATCGAAGTCCTCTTGTCTGAGCGTTGTTTGCTGTATATGCGTAGTATCAAAGACCCTCCATGTATTAGCATCTTGTTTTTCAAAACAGTTCCAGGCTAAAAAAGCAGTAAAGCCATACGTGGAATCAATACACCCAGCGCCTGCAATATCTACAACCACCATGTATGCTAGAGTACCTGGAGGGTCTAGGGAAACATCACGTCCAAATACGTTAACCATTGTACCTGGGTTGGGCAGCGCTGCGAAAGTTATAGTTAAATTAGTATTATCAATGACTGTACTATCAATCTTATAAGCAGCTTGGACTCCTGTTACTCTATCTATTATAAGCACGTCAGAACCTGTAGGTAAGACAACATCTTCGTAATGTTCTTTTATTATATCTGGGTGATCAGTCCAACCTTTTCCAACACCTGAACCCCACCCGTAACCGGAGTAATCCCCTACCTCATTAGGATTACTACTGTAACGTAAACAAGGATCATTTGTTAGTGCGCTTGTGGAGCGTAGCCCAGTAATGCTCGTACCTGCTCCATCCACCATAACTGCAGATATAAGTCCCTGCCAAGGGGTATGTAAAGCCCAACAACCTAGCGAGGACTCAAAAACGCTTTTTTTAAGCATAGCTAGATCTATAGTTGCTTGTGTTGTGACGGCTTTCGCTACCATAAGAGATAGGATCAGAGATTCGCCATTAGGTACAATATTTTCGGATATTGGCAGCGTGGAAGGAAACTGCGCCCCGACATTATTCTCTACTATAAAATCGCCGTAACTAGTAATGATACCTGTATCAGGAACAGGACCAGATTTTTTCACATCCTCTAGGTCTACCGGACTATAGCCTTTCTGAAAACTACAATAAGGACCCAGCCAAGTAGGAAGCATACTCTCAGTCTTGTTAGCAACGTGACTTATATACAGAGCAGCAGTACCTTCAATAGTCTCTATGGTCTCTAAAAACACATTTACTGATTCAGATATAGCAAGATCAAAGCCCCTTAATTTCTTAGAGAGCTCTGTCTTTTTTTCTTGTAAAGCGTTTTCTTGGGAGGCAGCGCCAATTACTAGTGTGCCTTCCTTGCCTTGAATGCCTAAAAGACCTTCAATGTTTTGCGCTTCATCCGTCATTCTTCAGTTTCTGTTTAATGTAAATATCACGCCAGGATTTAAACCACATCTCAGGTTTAAACTCGTGCATGCCAAAGTGTCCCGTCCACATGTTTGCGTCTAGCCCAACGTTTAAGCCTTTTTGCGTAAGGTAATCGCAAAATACCAAGTCTTCGCCGATCATACGCTTGTTGTCTTCTGAAACTGCCAAAAAGAAAAGCTTCTGCTTATCCAAACCCTTTTCTCTTATTTTGTTTAAATCAATAACTGTACAAGCAAGACCAGAGTGTGCTACTTTGTGTACGCCTTTTTCTGGGACATCTTCGGGAGTAAGGATTGGATGACCTTTATCATCTGTCCTTATACCTACTGTAGGACTAAAAGGAGGTACACGCTTAATCGAAAGTGATGAGCACATAACAAAGTCGTTCTCTATGCAATCTTTTACAAGTCTTATGCATGTGTCTGGCTGAAAACTCATATCATCATCGATAAACCATAGCCAGCGTACGTCTTCTTTTAAGGCTAGATTAAGTGATTCTTGTCTAGCAATCTGTATAAGACTCCCAGCATGGCTATAGAACATAACACCTTTAAAAAGATTTAGGTAGGGCTGTGAGCTAAATAACGACTTAACTGTGCCACTATTTATATTATGCCTACCCGTAGGTATAGCTACCATAATAGGTCCTCTATGCTCCTCGTCTATATCCATATAAGAGGGAGGAGGCAGTACTATGCCTGGTTGCATTTCAGGTGCTTCGAGACCTTGTAGTGGTTTTAATTTACGTTTCTTCTGTGTCATTTTTTAAATGGGCTGTATCTTTAACAATACCTAAAAGAATTACTTGTGGGTAGTCCTCTGTAGATATCTGGATGGAAAAATTAGTATTGGGCTTTAGACCCTTAGTGCTAAATCGTACTGTCGCTTTGCCATCGTACTCTGCAATAAAAGTACGGCTCAGTGTTCCATTTTGCACCTTTAATCTTACAGGAAACCCTTCTGTATGTCTATATATTCTTCCATTCTCTACAGTACTTTTAATAGTTAAAATATACTCTCTATCTGGAAAGACTACGGGATGCGGAAAATCTTGTGGGTCCATTAAGGCAAAAGGCGTATTAAGCGCCGCCGTAATATTAGGGTCTTTGACCTTAATTAAGTCATTGTCCACAAACTTAAGAATCTTCCCTCCCTCAGGTACTTTACCTTTGTATAAAGTAAACGCTAAACCTTTAAAGGTTCTTTTTAACGCCTCTATTTTTTCGACACCTTTAGGTATCTGATGAAGTATATTTATAACATCCAGAGTATCTGGATCAAAAATAATGACCTTATAATCCGAAAAAACTCTTGGATCAGGCGTTACATGTGTTTGGGGTTCTCTTCTACTCTTGTTCATCTTTTAAAATGGCTAAAACTTTATTATTAGCATCATATAAACGGGTTAGGAACAAACCATAGTTTTCTATTTTTTTAGAATAATAAAAGATATCCCTAATGTTAGTAGTTAAACACCTAGACATTACCATGTCATGTAGTTTAGTCCACTTCTCCATTAAGAATTCGTGTGATTTTTTATCTAAAAATTTAAACCAGTCTACATGTGGTGCAGTATCCCATGTCCAATCCTTAAATATATAAGTTTTCTCTGTAGAAACACCATTGTTTAGCGTTGTCTCGTATATAGTAGGACGGCTTTGAGTAGCATACTGAAACATAAGTGCCTTAGCTAAAATAGGTTGTCCAGTAAGATAGCCACCCTTTTTATGTACTATATCGCAAAACTCTACCTCAGTTAAACCTTTTTCTATTTTAGAAAAAAGCGTATTTATACCCAAACTCTGCGCCAAGAGATTAACCCATAAAGTATCTTGCTTTATATCGGTAATAAGTGTCTGCTCTTTCATATTTTTAATTGTAGCCTAACTCCCCAGGTCATGCCAGTCTTTTCTGTAAAAAACCTCATCTGGCGTCTGTATCCCATCTAACTCTCTTGTGTGATTATGTACAGAAATAGTGGGATCAAGAGGACCAAACGCACTCCAAGAAACTAAACCGTGCCTAGCCTCACCGTAGTTTAAATTACCTCCAGCCTCTGTTCGACAGATAACATGAAAGCCTATATGATGATCTACTTCGTCAATACTATGGTCGTTACGTCGCTGCGGCTGGTAGACCGGTAAAGCCAGTTCAGACAAAAGGGGGACTGTGTAATCAAAAGTATACTGAGCCATGCCTAGGCTATAGTCGTTTTTAAAATTTTGTCCTTCAGGAGCCCATGTAATTGGTGATATAATTACAACTATATTATTAATGGTAAAACTTTTAAAGCCTATATGAGCAAAATTCGCTGCATCTGCTGCCCCTGCGATGCTAAAAATACCATCATGACACTCAGAGGGGTGTTCAGCAAAGTACTGTTTTAAAGCCTCTGATTGATACTCCTCGTTACGTGTAAAGGGGTCCGCAAAACCAGTATTACCAAAATAGACACCTTGTTCAAATTCTGGTACACTAGGAAAGTGACTTAAAGGATGGCCGGGACTTCTCTGTACAGCCCCTAAAGTTAGATTAACGAAAGAGCCTCCAAAGGCATACCCATGCGCTGTTCCAATAGGCTGATGAGCGGAAGCTACGCCATCGCTAATTCTATTGACAACCTGAATTAAAGACTCACCTGGCGTTACATTGCCAGTTAACATATCGGAAAAACTCTTTACGATTGTTCCCTCGTCATCATAAGTAACGTTGGCATCTCTTTTATGTACTCTGGGTGCCTCCGGAGCCTCATAGAACCCAAAACAATCCATCCAAGGCTGAAGGTAAGCATCTAAAGCCGCATAGGTGACGATAGGATTATTTTCGCTAAAGTATTCATCCTTATCAATATTAGCTGTATACACACCATAAGAGTTTGTTAAATATCCCCCATTCGCATCTTTCGCGAGCTTTCCTTCATGATACCAGCCACCTTCCTCTGTAGGACTACCTGTATAGTAATTTAGTTTATTAGCATTCTCGAGAGATGCGCCCACTCCAAGAGGTACATCATAGAACATTGACACGCTCATAGTTAAGGTTGAAAAAAGAGAAGCGTCTGCATTAGTAGAAATACCCCCTATACCAGCCAAAGACTCATATGTTACAAAATAATTACCGTTAAAAGCTGTACCAGCTACGTCTGCAAATTCAAACGTCGAGGCCGCATCATCAAAATATCTTTCTTCATCTACATTAAAAAGTGCCTCGGCTATTCCAGGCTTACTCACAGCGTCATCCAGTCCAGCAAAAGTTCTAGATCCATAAAGGAATTCTTTAGTTCTAGGTAACATGTAAGAAGGTCTAAAATTGAGAGCGTTTATGGATCTAAAGGGGATGGTTTCGTGCGCGTGGGCAAACTCACGCGCTTGCACAATAGGATTAGTCCCTATCTCTATAGCACTACTATTTTTATCATAAACATAACGTTGACCCCCTTCTTCATTTAGAATAGGTGTAGTAGTTGAAAGCATATCTAATCTGTTGGCGATAAAATGATCGCTAGGAGCTAATTTACCATCTACAAAAACTTGTAATTCCCCCGATTCTACTTTATAAGGCGTAGTTGTTGCCATATAGGAGTAAGGGAGTTCAGCATGCTTAGAGTGTCCATCCACGATAGGTAAAAGCGCGTCATAATCTGTCTCCGTAAGAGTTGTTGTAGGATCATCCATAACACGAACGAGTAGTTCGTTATTACTTAGCCCGCGTACAAAAACGATAAAAAGGTCTGTTATAGCTTGTCCATTATAGTTATCTGTTACAAAACCACTCTGCACATGACCCCAGTTTTCGCGTGCTTTAATCTGTATAGCATCCTTAACGCTTTCGATAGTACCCATTGAAGCTACCTCTACTCTATCCGCACTCAGTAAGGTATAGCCTCCTGCAGATGACCTAGCAAAAACTATAGGCTGTAATTTACCTTCCTGTACTTGCGAAGCAACTCTCCTATCAAACATGAATTTAGGTTCTGAGACTCCCTCATTATAGTTAAAAGAAATCTTTTGAGTAGCATAAAAATCCTCGGAATATAATATGTCAATGAATGATTGAGTATATGATTCCTCAAATGTGCGTGCACCATCACTTACAGTGCAGAGTGATATCCCCCCTCTAATAATTAGAGAACCAGGACTTTCAATAAAGAAATGTGTATTTTCTTCTAATAACTCCCCTTGATAGAAAACCAATAAATTGGGCGAGCCTGATATTAAAGAGATGCTAGATACCTCCAGTCTATAACCACTAGCGCCTCCGCTTAGAAGAGTAGGATTCTCATAAGCTTTAAAAGCCATATTGGATTCTGTGCGTAAGCCACTAGTTACATCAGAAGCTATTTCATCGATAGCTGTGTGTGAAGCTGGCTTATAAAAGGGTTTTCTTGTGTCCTTATAAACTCCCGTAGAGACACCTTCTGTAAATTTAAAAGGTGGCGTATAGTAGCCAATAATAGCCATTTCTTCTGTTACACTCATGGGGTCTATTAGATCAATAGAAACAGGTGTATCTTCTTTATTGTTAGACGTATGACCAACTATTAACTTGGGTGATGTAGGCGTAACCCTATAGTTTAATTCAGTATCAGCTGTAATACGTACAAAAATACCATTAGAACAGAAAATTCCCGGACCTATCCGCAAGAGTAGAGCACCGAAACTATCCTCTTCTAGAGCAAGAAGAGAAAAGCCAGAAACTACAAAATTCTTCCCAAAGAGCGCCTTATGATTCTCATTAAAAGTAGTTGAAGTATAGCGAGAACCATACGCTATACTTTTTGAAATCAGTGTTTTGTCAATTTTCATGTTTTAGTAAAGAAATTTTCTTTTGTTGAGCCCCCTCCAGTGTAAGTAGGGGTTATAGTTTTTAAAGGTCCCGATACGAAAAATTGAAGAGGTATATTAGCGTAACCAAAGTAATTTCCGACATTACCATCGTCAAACTTTATACAGCCCCGCTCGTATCCTTTTATATCAATACTTCCGCTAAAACCAAAAGGACGTAGACCAAATTTACCATTTTTTTCTTCCAGATAATAGGTTAGGCGACGGGCCGAGCTTGTTCTACAGACATAAGCGCCTAAAGGTTTTATATCGTCCGTGTCTTGATTAAAGTCAAACTGTGTGCCGGCTCCTGCGAAGCCGGCGCCGACGGCGTTTCCATAAAAGGCGAATTCCGACATTGTTAACCAGCCGGGTATATAAGGCACAGCAAATATGAAACCCATGCCCGCCAAAATAAAGGCGGCGAGCATTCCCCAATCACAAGAATCCCAACAACTGGGGTCGTCCGGGCGCTCAAGATCATGCACTAGTACGTCAGGTGCCCATATTTGACCTATGGGATTGATGTGAACTTGATAATTATTACGTCCGCCTTTTTTACTTATATAAGTTCTATCTGCTAATGAGTAGTGAACTCGCCGCCAACCATCCCTCCCCTGTGTAGCATAAGTGTTGGTTCTGTAATTGTCTGTATAAGTAAAGCCTGTTAAATAGCCTGCCTCTAGAACACCTGTAGCTCCCTCGTGGGTATCAATATAGCCATCGCGCAAGGTAAAGCCCCCCTTGTGCGGGTAACACTTATTAGTATGATCTCCCGCTGGGTCTAAAATTATGCCAGAAGCATCAGCTTGCGAAAAGGCGGTGCCGCTCCATATGTTAGATTTATTCTCTTGTTGATCTCTGTCAGAGTATTCATCTGGGCGCAAGAAGCCTTTATGCCCAGTATAAAAACCAGCATCATATCCCCCTTCTACGTTGCCATAAGGAAAGTCCTTATAACGTGTTTCATGATAGTTAGTACTCCTATAAGCAGCTGAATTATATGTTGGAATCCGTTCCCTATTCCAAATACCCAAAGAGCCTCTATCTGGTGTACCATATCCACCATAGTCACCATAGAAAAACCTCTTTCCACCAACCTCATCTCTTGGAGAGGTGCCTTGTCCTAATGGATCATTTAGAATTCTACTTTTTGACCACTCATAAGGCTCAACGATACCATCTTCCATGTTGAAAAAAGAATTAGACCACATATAGCCCAGACCCCACCCATAGCCCGCTCTAGCAATATCCACATCGTACATCTTAGTCATTACCTGAGTTATACTGTCTGTATCTGTTAGGTTAAAGAGTTTTTTTGCGTTTGCGTTTACTTGCCCACCAAAAGATTTAATTATTTCATTAAAACCGTCTTCAGAATATTGGACACCTGCGTCTCTGAAAATTTCTCTTGTCCCATCACCTCTGTCTAAGTAGAACCCAAAAGTCTCTGCAAATTTATTTAAGAAAGAATCGATCGAAGCCATATCAGAGATAGGATTAAGGTCAGAGAAAAACGTCTCCACATCTACTTTATCTGTATAACGGCCAGTCGTAGAGCTTTTAATTGTCTTATTAGTAGGCCCTTTCGGAGGGGAGGCTGTGGGATCAGTACCTATTAATCCATCTGGATGCATTTCTTTCGCCTGCATAAAGGCCTTGCCTACATTCATAGGCACATCAGACATTAAATGTACTTCCATGGTAGCGAAAAGACTTTTATTTTTTTGAGGCCACCTTCCACTTTCTTCATCATACCCCGGCATTATATAACCAAAATCCGTGTAAGTAGGATCAGAGGTAAATCCCATCAACGAATCAATTGTAACAAAGTAATTTTGGTTGAAGGCCATATTGGAAGCTACAAATTCTTGCGGTGGTAGGCCATTAGGATTAAAATGTCTAGGATCACTACTGTTCCCTGTTTGATCCTTATTACCTGCATAGGTATCCTCCTCTAAAAGAGGGCTTCCATGATAAGGATAATTAAAAATAGCGCGTCCAACCGCAGCAGGGGGGTCTGTTAATTCTTCGAACGAATAAGCTTTTCTGGTTATATTAATAGTCTCTTTCTGCTTACCAGAAGAAGCGAAGCGTACAGACACAAGAGAATTAAACTCTTCTATATCATGTTCTAGAGTCTGCTCATAATAATCACCTAATGGCGTATCTATAATATTAGCAGGTGTGGGACTGACTTTTATCTTATCGACAGCTGGTTCACTAACAAAAGCCTGGCGACTTTCACTAGTAGCAAAATCAACGTCGTACATTGTAAAAGAAGCTGTTGAAACATTAGCCCATGAATGCTCTGGGTAGCTAAGACGACCATTTACCCATACCTGCATATCGTTGGAATCCTGATAGCCTAGATATTTTGTATTGCTGTATGAGCCTCTTATGTCCTCAACAGTGTTGTTCATCGTTCCGTGACTTTGGTGTTTTGGAGCCTCAACGCCAGCATTGATAACATCTATACCTGTTAAATCAGTAACGCCTACTATTGAGACATGACTAATCACTTGTTCCTGATCTAAAGTATTGATAGAGGTAGCTTTACCAAATCCGCCATTATAATAAGCTTCTTCCGTAATCCACCAGGACCTAACATTTCCATCGACATCTGCTTCAAACTCAACCCTAGGCTTTAATGTAAAGGTCCCAGTATTCGTATCTACATCATAACGTGTTGGTGGCAACAAAAACCCATTTGTAAACACGAGGTAGTCTGTTAAACCAGCTTTCATGCCCTCATGATAGTTTGCAGGTAGCTCAATTGTGGGGTTAGCCTCGCCATTAAAAGCAACCTCATACCTCCATTGAATATTCTCACTGTATAGAGAAGAAAAAGAACCCGAAGTTAGTTCAGTAGACTCTATACCATTTGAAGAAGAGAAATAAGGATTTTCTGTATAAGTTATCGAATTATCGAGACCTCCAGCTTTCTTTTTGCTCCAAACGATTAAAGAACCAGGTGATTCTCTAATATAGTCAGCTCCGTCCCTTAATAAACGTCCATTAATAAAAAATAGATGATGCTGGTCATCATTTGATGGGACACCCATATCTACACGATATGCCCAGTCTAAAGCGGTTATCTCATCGCGTATCGAGAAAATTAGATTCTCCGTCGTCGTGGGTTCATCTAAATTAAATGTCCATTGTGGACCTACCTCTAGAAAATGAGCATGTAGATCTTTACCAGTACCAGCAAAACTACTAATCTTTCCGCTAGGAGCTGGAAGCCATCTCCATGTATGCTTTTTGTCAATATCTCGTTCATCTTCTTCTACAGCATCTGCTATACCTTCTACAAAATAAGTACCTGTTATAGGTGAAGGATAGAAAACACCTATCAACACTTCCGTAGGACCTAACTTGACGCCTTCAGTAGTCGATTGTTTATAATCAACAGTGACCGGGCTCGTTTCTATAGAATTAAGTGTACTGGCATATATAAGCAAACCAGCCTGAGCCTGATCTACCTCTAACGTTGGGGAAATATCTAAATTAAAAGAATCCTTAATCTCTACCGCAACGCCGTTGGATACAAATGAACCAGCTGAAAACTGTAAAGTGCATCCTTCCGTCACGGTTGCCTGGTTGCCTTCCTGAACGGCTAGAAGCCTAAACCCATCCAGTTTAAAACCCTGACCCATGCTCATGCGTACATCTGCAGATAAGGCATCTGACACGAGGGGTTCATTGTAATAAAAGCTTTTTGCGTATAATCCTTTTGGAATCTCTGCCATAATTCATATTGTATTATTTTTAGTCTGTTAATGCATATCTGTATATTTAGTCAGTATCTTTGGTATAATAAATTATGACAAATAAACACCACCCGATGATTCTAAAAGTGGGCTATAAAACATTTAAAATAATACATGAAGACTTAACAGATTATGGCGCTTATGGGTACACGGATATGGCTACGCATACTATAGGTATCCATAAAAATCAATTAGAAGCAGATTATAAAGGTACCCTATTGCATGAGATACTGCATGTAGGTTACGAAGTCTTTGCGCTTGGTGCAGACAGCCTGCCTAGGATAAAAAATGAACAACTAGTATCTACTACTAGCAATATGCTTCAAGTTCTTCATGGTTTAAATCCAAAGTTATTTAAATACATATTTAGTTAACTTTTATTTTATGTAGTAAAGTAATAGGAGCGACCAATTCTCTATTCTTGGCTTTTTCATTTAACTGTTTTACAAGGTTCGCTTTAGTTATACGTTTATTCTCAAGCAACGAATTAACTCTTTGTTTCTGGAGTCTGCTAGAGGCGCCTATTAAAGAAGCGGTAGTGCCACCAACAGCAGCACCTTCCACTACTTTCCGCCGAAACCCTTTGGTACCGAAAGCGCGGCCTACGCCTCCTTTTATAGCTCCCAAAGTTGCACCTGCCACAGCCCCTATTCCAAACTGCTGGCTTAGTGCTTTTGGGCTAAGAGGGTGTTTCACGTCTTCATACAAAATCTCTGTTGCTACCTTTATCAGGCGCGTGTTTTTTGCGCCGGCACCCATTTTTTTAATCGCTTTGCCTATACGATAGTCTATATTCTTCGGGGAGCGACCTGGACAAAACTTAGAGAAATAAGACATAAAAGCTGCAGTTTTAGTAGGCTCATTTCCAATAACCTTTGGAGCGCTTTTTGCTGTGCTTCTCGCAGCTCTTACATAACTCTTAACGTTAGTGAAGCCCCTGCGAGTAATAAACTCTTCAAAATGCTCTTTATAAGACGCACCGCTTGTATCTACCATACGCTTTAATCCCGTATCCCTACTCTTACGTTCCTGAAAAACCATGCTACCCTCTTTGCTGTTCCTTTCTGTCTGCTTCCTTTAGTCCTTTATTTAAAATCTTTAAAGCTCTCTCTTTGGCTGGATCTATAGGCGCGCCTTCTTCTTTAGCCTTTTTTAGGGTTTTTAACAAGTTAGGCAACGCGGATGTTTTTACAAAAGCTTGTTCTGGTTTTATAAACAAGGAAGCAGTCTTCTCTTCTGATAGTTCATGTTCTTTTATATGTTTACGTCTTCTTTCATTTTTACTAACAGCAGCCCTAACAGAAGCGTCTAATAAAATCTGTCTTTTTAACGCATCTAATTCTTCTTTTCTTTCTTTAGCCACATCATGCCCTCCATGCCACCAATAAGCTCCCGTAGCGGCTCCAGCTACTTGAAAAGGCGCATAACGAGTTAAGTATAATTTACCCAAGCCCTTTAAAGTTAGCAGATCTTTCGGTTTTAACGTTCTATTTTTGACGCCTGCCACAAGAGAGCGCACTAAATTAACTGTTCCTAAAGCCCCTCCGCCCATATGTCCCAGTCTAGCTCCATGACTAGTTTGGAGCTTTCTAGCTCCATAAGCATCTATACCAGCCGCTTCGCCTGTCAACATGCCAGAAGGCTGTAGGGCAGTAACAGCCGCCAGCCCAGTAGACATTAAACGAGCGCGTTGTAGTTCAGAAAGCATTAAAATTTATTCAAATATTCAGCTACTTTCTTTAATTGCTTTTCTTTATTTTTATGATAAAGATGCGTACCACCTATACCAGCTGCGCCTACAGCGCCTGTACCAATAGCTATTTCCTTACTTGTCTTAGCTGCTTGGACTGCTCCTCTTTTTCCCTTATTAGCTTTGGCTGCTACGTCTCGAGCACGCTTCTCTCTCTTCGCTAACTCAGCATTTTTACTTTTTAAACGCGTATTAGCGCTCCTCACCTGAGAAGGTTCCGGTGCTGGTTTAGGTGCAGCGCTCGGTGCTGGTTTAGGTACACCAGCTTTCTTGCCAGTTCTAATAGTAGCCATAGTAGCTTCATGTTTACTTCTATAGTTCTTGCCTCCAGCAGACCTGTAACGGCCAAAGCCTCTCGACTGTACGGCACCCTTACTCTTGCTTACTGTACTTGTAGGCGCTTTACCGCTTCGCTTAATAGCTCGACCTGCTTTCTGAACACCCCTACCTACGCCACGCGTAACGGCTTGGACACTTTCTGTAAGCATATTAGCCTCTTTTTCCAAAGCAACTTCTGTTAAGTATTCTTTTAATTTGTTATTCATATTATTAATTTCCGATTACTTCGAAAACGATTTCCCAATCTACAACTAACCCCATAGATACAGGAGCGTTAGCGTTGAAGAATATCTCTGGAAAAGTTATATAAGAGAATAGGTCCAGCGTATTAGCTGTTGGAGTAGCCTGTACGGGATTAACGCATAAACCTATTTCAGAGATAACTTCAGTTTCTACATGGTCATCAGCCAAGGCGGCTGCCGTGAAGGTTACAGAGTAATGTGGAGCGCCATCATTATATTCATACTGAACAGGCTCTCTGAATTCTTCTGTTATCAATTTAAAGTCGTCTGAGTCTGGGATATGATTAGTGGCTGCCGCTCCAGAACCAAAAGCAATATAGCGAATAGGGGCAGCTAAAGGATCATTGCCCAGCAAGTGCGCCATAAGCATTTTCCCTGTTTTGACAATAAGATTCTTTTTTTCGACTAAAACAATACCTTCAGGTTGTTTCTTCTTACCTTCATGAAGACTCAGTAATGTTTTGTGGTCCCTTATCCCATCGTATTGGGTAAGGGTAACATGCCCACGCATGGTGGTACCATCGAACTGCTCTATTTTATGGTTGCTCATAAATAACCTATGTGTACTTATTATATATAGAGTGTAGCCCTTTTGGAAATATGAACATAAAAATAGGTATAAAGTACTGTACGCTAATTAGCGTAAATGCTACACTTCTTTTTTCGCTTCGTTATACACAGAGCTTACATAGATACAACCTACCCTAACGATCTGGAGGATCATGTCTACTAAATTACAACCCACTTTATGCCGCATTCGCGCTGGCTTTACTTTATATTTTGATAATGGTTACGCCTTGTCTATCCGTTATGGCACAGGCTGTGATTGTGAGAATAAAGATATCAACGGCGAAATTGATCCCACCACTAATAACCTAAGACTTTTAGAACAGACAGCCACTATGGAAATCGCTATCTTAGATGCTGATAAAGAATTTGTCTGGTTACAAGATGGTGTATTGGGACATGTTCCAGTCGATATACTTCCGCAATTAATAGTTGCTGTACGCGAAGGCGACGAAAGCATGTTTAAAATGTTTATAGAAAGCATTGAGGAGGCTCGTTAATGCACCCTCGCTCTAAAGACCTTTGGGGGTTCTAAAATGAAATACAGAGTAAAAGATTTACGGGACGCAATCAAATATGATGAGTTCCCAGAACTAGCGGACGAGATTGATTCTCGACTGTGTAATTTACGCGCACTTAATATTGCCGTATCAGATTTACTTGCTACCATATATGACTCAGAGTTGATTACAGTAAAACCCGCTGTACTATTTGCACTTGCTAAATTGATTACTCTTGAGGAGGACATTGACATTGACTGCTAAAATACACTTAATGTCAGACCTTCATCTGGAACATAAGGACTTTACATTCCACAAAGTTGACGCAGACTATTTGTGTATTGCAGGA